TACTGGAGAGGAGATAAAACTTTTCAGACACTTGACAAAACAGCGGTTGGTCTTTCAAATGTTGATAATACTTCTGATGCTAATAAACCAATCAGCACTGCTACTCAAACTGCTCTGAATGCTAAAGAAAACAGCATCACAGCAGGAACTACTTCTCAATACTGGAGAGGAGATAAAACTTTTCAGACACTTGACAAAACAGCGGTTGGTCTTTCAAATGTTGATAATACCGCAGACACGGCAAAAAGTATTGCCGGAGATGTAACAGGAACTCTTGGAGCTTCAACTGTAACAAAAATACAAAATAGAGATGTTGCAACAACTGCTCCCGCAAATGGGCAATCATTATCTTGGAATTCGAGTACTAATAAATGGGAACCGCAAACAGTAGGCGGTTCTGGCGTAACTACAATAACTACAGCAGCTTCAGTTTTAAATTTGTCCGTTTCTAGTAGTAAATATCAATTATTTGTTGGTACTGTACATGGACAATCTGTAGTTCTACCTGATGCCACAACCTTAACCGCTGGCGCTGATTTCTTTTTAGCAAATAAATCAGACACTATAATTCCAGTTTTTTATAATGGTGGAGCTTTAGCTTGCTTTCTTTATCCAGATCAATATATAGAGGCGCTTGTATTAGACACATCTACTGCTGCTGGAAAATGGATAATAGAGACTGCCACACCAAATCCGCTATCTCAAATAGCTATAAATGATGATTTCATAAATAGTGGTACTACATCTGGAGCAATTGGACAATTAGGTTGGACAGTAGTTACAGGAACAACTGCAATGCAAGCGTCTACAGGGTCTAGCAGAGGTGTTGTTCGTCTTAGTAGTTCGATAGCCAATAACGGTACAGGAGCTTTGCATTTAGGTTTAAATAACTTTCTCACAACTGGTGGAGCGATTGTATTTGAGACTAGGGTTCAGTTTCCCACATTAGGAGGGGCGACTGCTGCTGGATATACTGCCAGATTTGGTTTGGGAGATACTACGGGAAATGCAGACCAAGCAAATGGTATTTATTTTGAGTATGCTGGTATCGTTGCAGGAACAGTAAATTGGTCTTTAAAAACTGCATCAGCTAATACACGAACTACCACGGCTACCTCTGTGGCCGTAGCCGCTACTACATATTATAAGTTAGCGTGGGTACTAAATGCCGCTGGTACGTCAGTAGGATTTTACATAAACGGAACTTATATAAACTCGATAGCAACAAACATTCCTGCTGCTGCAATTGGACTTTTAAGTCACATCACTACCAATGCTACAAATGCGGCAGCAAAGAGTGCTGATATTGATTATGTTTATATGACTCAAAATTTTAATACGGTACGGTAATGAAATATATAGTGTTAACAGATAATTCCGAAATAGAATTTGTAGATCAAACTTCTGCAAATTCCTATGTTTTGACTTTAAATCAACCTTACAATATAATCTCTGAACAAGAACGTACCGAACGAATTTTAGCTAAACGTAAACGAGAATATGGTCTTTACATTTCCAACGAGTGTATCGAACTATTAGGAGCCAGAAACAAGATCTTAAATCTTTCAGGTCAACAAGTTACAGCCATGCTGTCGGCTTTGATGCCTGTTAGAGCTTTACTAGAAACTGGTGCCTTGGGCACAGCTAGAGGCTATTTAATTCAATTTAAAGCCGCCTATCCAAACCATGCAGACATATTTGATGACGGCATATCCGATATAAATGCGTTTGAGGCGGAGCATGGACTATAAAATAATCATAGGGTTTTCTAAACCCAAGTCTAAGACTGCAATTTTTGGAAATGGTATTAGAGCCGTACTAGGTACAGATTTTTCGCATGTGTACGTTAAGTTTAAATCTGACAAATTCAATAGGGTATTAATATACCAAGCTTCTGGTTTTGCTGTGAATTTTATGGAAGAGTCTCGCATGTTGAAGGATCATGCAGTAGTCGCAGAATTTGAATTAACGGTTTCAGAAGCGACGTATGTGAAGACAATGCAATTTGCCATTGATAATGCAGGAGTTCCCTATGGAATTGCTCAGATTTTTGGTATACTCTATGTAAAGGCTCTAGCATTAGCAAGTATTCGGGCAAAGAATCCTTTCGCAAATGGCGATAGTAATTTTGTCTGTTCAGAGTTAGTGGGAGAAATCTTAAAGGAAATCGTAGGTTTAGAGGTCGATTACGACATGGACCTGATTACTCCTAAAGAGATTTTTGAGCTATTAAAAAAATATCAAATACCGGAGATGGCTCGTGAGTAGAATTGACGAACAACTATTAGCTAGAATGCTTGATAAACTCGACAAAACCCATGAAGTAGTTACACTGCTTGATAAAAAAGTGGATTTGCATGTACAACGTACCGAACAAGAGTTTGAAGCTTTACGAGCTTTAGATGCACGTCAAAACGATCTGCTAGATGAGCATGCCAAACGAAGTGATCGTTTAGAAGCAGATAATAAATTAAGAGAGGCCGCTCTTAAATTAGAACTTGAAAAAACGGCAAAAGACTTGGATAAACGAGTCACAGTATTAGAAACTCCGTGGAAATGGGTTTTAACTACTAAAAAAGGAATAGCATGGCTAGCTGCTGTTGCAGGCTCAGTAGCCGCAATTGTAGAACTTATACGCATGCTTTCAGGGAAATAATATGTTGACATTAGACATCGTCTCAAAAAACCCACAATTGAATTCTTTTACTTTAAGTAAGAATTTTGCATTTGCTGCTGGCGAAGATGTCAAAGTGACGATGCGTTTATTTCAGTCAGATTTGGGAATACGTTATATTCCTAGTTCCTCTGCCACAATGTCTATTTCTCTAAAGAAATCAGACGGCACAACACTTTCTAAAAATTGTTCCTTTACTTTTGCTGATGATAGGTCGATAATTGAATTCGAGATGACTGCCGTAGAAGCGGCAAGTGTTATAAGTCAGAATTTAGTCGTATCTATTGTTGAAGGCTCTCTTACTAAAATTGCGCTTCTTCAGTATGGTTTGACTAGAATCATCACGGATGGGAGTTGTTAATGGGTAATGTTAAGATTTTTGCCAAAGGTTCTAATGTTCAACTGAGTAAGAACTTTAACTCAGATGAATTTGATTGTAAATGTAATAGAGCAACTTGTAAGCAAACTTTGATAGATATGGACCATGTGGCCAATATGCAAACTCTGCGAGATAAAGTTGGCAAACCTATCACACAAGATTGTGCATACAGATGCCCAGAGCACAATGCCGAAGTCGGAGGAGTGTCAAATTCTCAGCATCCGCAAGGATACGCTTCCGATATAAAAATAGCAGGTATGACACCTGATGAAGTGGCGGATGTTTCTGAACCTATTTTCAATGGTTTAGGACGCTATGATACTTTTACGCACGTTGACAGTAGAACTTTGCAACAAAAAGGTGCTAAAGCTCGCTGGGATTTTAGAACCAAGAAGTAATTATGAATGCGTATGAAAGTTTGCAACAGTTGGAAGATGATTTAGAGTACGCAAGAAACAACCCGCATGATGAAGCGTTTTTTGATAAAATGGTAGAACGCTACAAAAATGCAACAAGTCCAGTTCAAACAATTTTGAAATCGGCTTTGTATGATCGAATGTTGGAACATAATCCAACTTATATGATCGAAAAAATTGCAGCAGAAAATCCTCATAAGATGATTTACTGCAATACAGAACAAGATCCATTTTTTCACGTTTGAGGTTTAAATGAGTTTTCAATTCCCTCCAAATTCTGTTAGTGCAGCAGGCTTCACTAGAAGTGAATCTATAGTCACGCCTGACGAATTAAAAAATCGTTATTTTTGGGGTGTAGATCTTACTGACAAATCTGGAAAACCAGTTCCTCCTGAAGTATTACAACATCAAATTAATGCAGCCGTATCTTACATCGAACATAAATTAGACATCATTATAGCTCCTACCACAATCGTAGATAATCATGATATGAGAACCGTAGACTATCAAGAGTTTAATTTCTTATCTCTCAAAAAACGCCCAGTTAGTGAAGTAAAAAAGATGAGGGCGATGTTTCCCAATAATAGAACTTTAATCGAATTTCCTAAAGAGTGGTTTGTTCTTGAGAAAGAAGGTGGTCAACTTCAATTGGCCCCTGTAGAAGGAACCTTCAACGGATTGATTATTACTAGTGGAGGTTCTTATGTACCTCTACTTTATGGAACAAAAGATTCATGGCCTCACATGTTTGAAGTCACTTATGTGGCTGGATTCTGTGATGATCAATTGCCAGTTATTATTAATGAAATGATCGGGTTGCAAGCTGCCATTTCAATGTTTATGATATTAAGAGATACTATTTTTGGACCTATCGCCGGAGAGAATACCAGTATTGATGGAGCTGCTGCCGGAAGACAATTAGGTCCTACAGGACCATACGGCGCTCGTATAGAGTCATATCAGAAGAAGCTGGATGAGCTATTAAAAGTTGCGCACAAATACTATAACGGTTTTGCTTTCGCAGTGCCATAAGGATAGCCATGAGTAAAGATCCAAAGTCGTTTGCTAAAAATTTTAAGAAATCTTATGATTATCCTGACAGCTTAGTCATCATTGACGCTAAAGACCAGCAAGCTGCTGAAGAAGGCACTCCTACGGCTTTTTTAGAGAAGATAACTTCTCAGATGCGTAAGGGTGATACCATTCATAAAATTCAAATGCAAAAAGGAATACTCACTTTAGCGAATAAAGATTCAGCCCTTTATAGCGGTTTTTTTACAGATGGCGAAGGTCAAATAGTTGAAAAGTTTGAAGCACACACTTTAGCAATGATAGCTAAAACTTTAATTGTTAAAGGTCGAGCCACAGATTACGATTTGTATGGCGAGGCTGAAGATTACGAACCAGAAGCTCCAATAGCGCCAGTTGCGCCTACAAGTGCTGGACAACCTCAAGTAACTATTAAATTTGGTGATGTTGAGATTCAATTAAGAAAGTCAGTTCGTCAATTCATTGACGATTTTAAACAAAAGAATGTCGAAGATGAGCTTATGAAAAAGGCTCTAAAGTCTTGGAGACGCTCACAAACATTTAATCGTTATGAATCTGATAGAGAAGCTGCTCAAGCTATCATTTCAAATTGGGAAGCCAATGGTGAAAGTTTTAGTCAAACCTTATTTGCTATACGCCAGATGTCGAGGAAGTAATGTCGAAATACAAAGACTTCATTCTACAAAGAAAAGCTGCCGCATTTAAGAAATCGGTGCAAGAAGGTAAGATGCCTGAGCAAGGCACTTATGTTACGCTTTTCAACAATAGTTATAAAGTTCTTACAAAACCAGATTCTAAGATAGCGATTTTAGAAGATAACAAATCCAATAAGATTGCTTATCCTCGTGATGCTATAACTAAAATGTTGAGTGAATCAGTAGGAGATACTGTTCAAAAGGCAGACCATTATGGAGCTAAACCAACATCTTTAGTTGGACACATTGGACAAAACGCCAAGCCATCAAGTTCTACTAAAACTCCAGGAGCGCCTGCTGGAGCTAATGCTGCGCAAGTAAAACCAGTTGATCCTGTAGGAACTATTCGTAACGGTAGAAAGAAAGTCGTCAGCAAAAAGACTGGCGAAACTATGTGGGTAAATATTACAAATGGCGAAGCCCATTCAGAACATGATTCTCACGAACCACAACAACCTAGTCCAGAAGCCGAGAAGCAATCTAAAGAGTTTTTTGATACGATAAAGACAAATCTATGGCCTGGTGATAAACTTAAGTTACAACGCCAAATGAAAGATTTGGTTGGTATGAAACAGCGTTTAATGAATATGCTAGCTACTGCGCATCAAGATGATCGTCAAAAATTACCAGAAGCGCAAATGACTCGCAAAAAAGTATTCGCAATGCAAGATGAGTACAAAAAGGCATTCGAACAATTTAAAACTGATATAAAATCCTCAGTTGCCAAGATGAGCAAGGAGTCTAAGAAAAATGAAACATAAAGACAAATTGCCTGGCGGAGAGGCTGATAAAAAGTCGCCAAAAGACTTTGATAAGAAAGCCCTTGAACATGGAACAAAACATGAAATGGAACATACCAAAGATAAAGAGATTGCACAAGAAATAGCTATGGACCATTTAGTAGAAGATCCTGATTATTACACTAAGCTTAAAGAAGTTGAGAAAGCCAAAGATCCTGGAGCTAGCATGCCTTGTGGTGATGGATTAGCTGGAAAAATTTGCGCTCACAATAAGAAAAAGTTAAATAAAGCAATGGACCCTGCTGCCGAAGCTTCTGCTAAAAAGGATAAGATGAAGAGTATTATCCGAAAGCTAAAAAGAAAGAAAAAAAAGTTACTGGGTCAAGTTTCTATACCTGGCGTAACGCACCCTCATAAACGAGCTAAAGGTAAAGTCAAAGAAACTAAACCCGCTAAACATGAAACGGCTTCAAAACCAAAAGGGCCTAATAAACAGGTAATGGTTGGAAAAAAAGGTGGACAATTTATTATCACTAGCAGTGGTAAGAAAAAGTACACAGAGAAAACTAAAAAATCATTAGAAGCTTTTATTGAATCTGAAGATAAAATTAAACAGTTTGTAACAAACTTTAGGAGTAACAAAAATGGAAAATAAACTATCTCAATACGACGTAGACGGCTCATTACACGCTATGATGCGTGCTGCTCATGCAAAACAAGATAAAGAGCACATGAAACTTTGCATGGAAGAGGCTACTAAACGAAAGAAAAGTTTGGCTATGATTATGAAAGATATGCCTATGCAAAAGGCACAAGAATTAAAAGCTCTTGTGGCTGATCGTTTGGCTAAAAGTTTTAGTGATAAAGAATTGACTGCTGAAGAGATTGAGTTAATTTCTATTGACGTAATGCTTAAAGCTTCTCAATTAGAAAAGAGCGAAGTAGCTACACCAGCCGAACAAGTAGCCGCTGCTGCTGGCACACAAGTTATAACAGACCCAACTGCCGTAAAAGAAGTAAAATTTGCTGGCAATTTGTTTAACGACTACCGTGTAGGATCAGTTATTAAAAATAGCGCAAATGGTTCTGTATTAGAAAATGCTAGAAAGAATCCGCAAGATTACGTTGCAAACGGCAATAAATCTAAAAATCAAGCTTACACAGCAGATCAACTCAAAGCAGAGTTGACTCCTAAGAAGTAAACATGGCGTCCTCGGCTGTTGGAAAGAAGATTGCTAAGCTTGTCAATGAGGGCAAACCTCAGAAGCAAGCTGAAGCTATTGCGCTTCAGATGCAACGGTCTGGACGATTAACCAAAGAAGGCAGATACAATAGAGTTAAGAAATCTAAAGTGACGCCTAAAGAATTTGCAATTTTGCATAAGATGTTGAAAAATGGCTAAACAAATTACTCGTGGAATAAATGTCGTAAATCTCGACCAAATAGTCGAAGATTTAGGAGTTAGAGTTAGGGTGTGGAAATCTTCTACATGTCCTAATATGACTTCTTTAGAATCATTTGACCATGATCCTAATTGTCCAGTTTGCAACAACAATATGATTGATTTTGACTGCTACGAGACTATCGCCATGTTTCAACAGCAAGATCTAAATGAGCAATTTAAAGTTCACGGTACTTTTAGCATTGACGAAGTTTTGGTAACTTTCAAAGCTGGAATCAGTTTACAAACTTTTGCAAAAGTAGAAATCTTAGATTTTAAAGAAGAGTTTTATGAGCTTATACAAAAGCAAGATAACCTTGTAACCAATATTGATAAGTTAAAATATCCTGCGTGTGAAGTTACAGCCGTTTTTGCCATTCGCAATAATCAAAAAATTAGATTTTATCAAGGTGCTGATTTTGACTTAGATCTTAATGGCTCAATTGTTTGGACAGGTTCGCATAAACCAAATGATCGTGAAATCTACACAATTTATTATAAATATCATCCAGTGTACCGAGTTACTAAAGCCGTACATAGAGACCGCTTCTCACAGTATAACGATTTAAGAGACTTGAAAACGTCTACGATTCCAGAGTCAGCAATTAAAACAATCAATGGTAAAACTTTTGTAAAGTTACCAGAAGAATGGGTTTTACGCAGAGATTATCTGCTGGATCGTTCTGATAAGACTCAGGCTCAACCAACTAAATTACAACCTAATCAAAATTACGATCCTAACGGGTAAACAATGCGCACTAAAGTAAAGCTCGACTTAAAAGCTGATGACATTGTGTCCGAAGTTGAGCCAAAGCTTAAGGCTGCTGGCGCTGCGACTGCGAATCAATTATACATGCGTGGTTTAGAGTACGCAAAACAAGCTTTTGGAGCTAGTGGCTTTAAGAATTGGTCTAACGGCTACAAATTTGCCAAAGTTGAAGATGGGCTATACATCATCTCAGTCGAAGGTAAATTAGCAACTATGATGGAAGATGGCATAGAGACCGGAGAAATTTCCAAACTGATTATGGGTGGAAATAGAGCGCAACATAATAAAGCCGAAGGTAAAGATTACGTTGATGTGCCAATTCATAAAGATGCAGATTCGGCAGGTAACATTTCAATTCAAGGTCAAAAATTTCAAGTACAAGGCTTTAAAAACGCTGACGATTTAATGAAACAATTTTCCAAACCTGAAAATAAACAAGTAAAATTTTCACGAGGAAAAGAGGTAGAAGAGGAGTCAAGGATAGTCGCTCGTGCTAAAAAGGTTGAGGGGCTTATAAAGTCTCAAAATCCCAAGAATGGGTCTACTGCCTATATGACTATACGCCGTGTAAGTAAAGACTCAGTATGGCCGTCTAGCCCTTATGCGGGCGGAAAGGTCCTTGACAGGTTGGACTTGGAAGTTGAGAAAATCTTTGCTACTATGATAGATAGCTTCTTTGGGAGATAGTAGATGAGCGCACCATTAACTGAGTTTGTAATAGAAACGGTCATACGAGATGGCCTCGGTTTTATCCGAGCCAACCCTGCCGTTCTTGATGACATCTTCAGTAAGTTCACGGCCACTTGGTTTAATACCCAATACGGTGTAAATCATATAGAAAAGCTTAAAACTTTTGTCCAACAGAATCAAGTAAAAATAGTCCACTCTTTTGCTCAAGTACCTACTAATACACCTTGCATTTCAATACAAATCTTAAAAAGTTCAGAAACGCCTAAGCTTCAACAGTTCAGTAATGAATACGAAGACGTGGATACTCCAGTAGCGCCAGTTGTTAGAATCAATAATGTAATACCGTTATCGTTTGACGTGGTTACAGGAAAGTTACAAATTGATCCAAGTGTGAATCTTGGGCCAGTTTTTCCAGGAATGATCTTTGTTGATTCTCAGAATGTAGAATTTACAATACAGAGTGGAAACAGTAACTTAGCGGGTAATAAATACATATCGCTGCCTCGTGACGGCAACGTTCCTAATTTAACGGCTCCTGGAAAAATTGTAAGTAGTATAAAAATTCAAAGGGTTGAGCGTAGAATGGTGCGTCTTGAAGAGACCATTTCTTTAGGCGTCCATGCCCGAAATGACGTTCATATTGCTAAATACTTGTACTATTTACTCACCTATATTTTAAAGTCTAGAATGGACTCTTTAATACAGAGAGGTATTAATCTAGATTTTGGAGTTGGCGGCGTATTTGATCGAGCGGATGAATATCAAGGCGAGAACGTATTTAGCCGTTTTATGGAAGTTAATTGCATAACTGAATTTGACTGGAACCAAGAACAGGTCAGTCTGATAGACAATTTTGACCTTACAATGCGTGCCCCAGACGGCATCACACAGAACTCCACGACAGTGGTAAAACCCAAGGATTCGTAACTAAAACGGTTATGGGAATGTGGTAAAATACAGGGAAACCAATGAAGGACAAGAAACTCAAAAAAGTCGAACTAGAAACTGATAATCTAATGGAAGAAGTTCAAGAAGAGGAATGTATTACGTTTGACGTGTATTTCCAGATTCTTCTAAAAGAGCGAAAGGTTCTAGCTCATCATAAACCGCCAATGCGTCAACATGCAGAAGCGAACGAAATGTCGAGTGCAACCCGAACAGAGTTTAATGAACTCTTCAAGTCTTACTGAAAAGAGGGAGTAGAAAATGTCAATTAGAGTACCTTTCAACGGAGCGAGTCTAGCTAAACCTGGATCATATTCCAAGACCACAGTCAATTTGTCTGGTGGATTTCCGCTTGCTGCAACTGGCGTTATTGCCATTGTTGGCGAAGCTCTTGGTGGTGCCCCTGGATCTAGCGATGGCGTGCAAACGTTTACTAGCGAAGATATTGCTAGCTTGATCGCCAAATATAAATCAGGACCAATTGTAGATGCTGCAAGATTACTAGTAGCTCCTGCTCGTGATAATAGAGTTCCAAATGGAGCTTCTATGATTCGAGTTTGGAAAACTAACGCATCAACAAAAGCTTCTAAAATTCTAAATAATGCTGCTGCGGCTAGTCTGTTTACAGTATCTTCTTTGAATTATGGTGAAGATGAAAATTTAATCAATATTACAGTTTCTAACGGTTCTTCTGCTAATAATAAAGTTTTGACTATTAAGAAGAATGGTGTTACTGAAACTTTAAGTGAAAATGCTTACGATGCTGTACTGCAACTTCAATATTCTGGTGCAGATGCTTCTTGCTCTTTGACGATTCAAAATGTTGCTGGAGTTAAAACTTTAGTTGCTTCCACAAGCTCGACACCTGCTGATAATCTTAGTATTCCGCTGGCTGGTAAATCTGTTCAAGATTTAGTAGACATTGTTGATTCAAATGCTTCTTATGCAGCTTCGACTTCTTTTAGAAATGCAAAATCGGTATCTGCTGCTTCTTTAGATTTTATTAGCACAGCTTTGGATATTAAAGCTTCTGCTAAAACTTTACGAAGAGCGCAACAAGAATTGTTGGACATCGTAGCAAGTCAATCTCAATTGATTTCAATGTCTCAATCCGCAAATGCCGAAGGACTTCCTGCTAACGTAGGACCTGTGTTTTTGGCTGGTGCTGTCAGAGGAGCTTCTGCTAATTCAAATTTCCAAGCTGGTTTTGATGCTCTTTTAGCCGTTAGATGTAACGAAGTTGTTCCATTGGTATCGCAAGATGCTTCTGCCTTAATTTCTAGTGGAGATACTGATCCTGCATCTTCGTTTACAATTGATGCTGTAAATCTGCAAGCTCTTACACATTGCATCACTGCTTCAAATACTAAGAATCGTTCTGAGAGAAACTGTTATGTTTCTAAGAAAGCTTCTTTTGCTGCTGCACAAGCTGCTGCTCAAGCTTTAAATCACGAACGAGCTTCGATGCTTTTCCAAGACGTTCAAGTTCTTGGTGCAGATGGCAATTTAAAACTTGTTGATCCTTGGGCTGCTGCTTGTATGGTAGCTGGAATTCAAGCTGGAACTGAAGTAGGAACTCCTGCTACTTTTAAGTTTGTTAATGCCAATGCTATTAAGCATCAAGACTACAATTCTAAAACTCAAGTTGATTTGGCAATTGATGCTGGACTTCTACCTTTAGAAGAAGCAGACAGTGGTGGATTTCGAGTTGTTGTTCATAACACTACTTATGGAATTGATGCAAATTTTGTTTGGAATAGAGTTTCTGTTGTTGAGGCTGCTGACTATGTTGCTTACAATTTGAGACAACAATTAGAAGCGATTTTTATTGGTAACAAAGCTGCTACCGGAACTGCGCAATCAATTAAAAATACGATTATCTCTATCATGGATTCTTTCTTACGAGCGAATATCATAGTAGGAGATGACACAAATAAAAATCTTGGCTTTAAAGATCTTAACGTTGTCCTAAACGGAAATACCGCTTATGTTGATGTTACTATCACTCCAGTTCAAGGTGTCGATTTCATCCTGAATCGTATAACTCTAGATAACATTCGACAATCAGCGTAATCGAGGTAGATAATGGCTCTTACTGATAAACAAAAAGCAGAATTAGACATTGCGATGGGCAGCAAAAAAGCTGCCGATGCTTTAGTTGCAAAATTGGACGCTAATGCTGCTCTTAATGATAAAGAATTTAAACAACTTGAGATTGCTTTGGCAGATAAAAAAGCAGCAAAAGAAGTATCCGAGGATATTCCTGCTCAGGCGTCTGCGGATGTCGCTGCAATAGCTGCTGCTCAAGCAGATGTAGATAGTGCGCAAGCTGCTGTCGTTTCAGCTCAAGCTGCTTTGGATGCTGATCCAGGTAATCCTGTGTTAGTAGCCGCATTAGCTGCTGCTCAAGCAGATCTTGCTGCTAAACAAGCAATCTTAGCTTCTGCACAAGCAGTTCAAGCTAAAGATCAAATTTCCGAAAGAACTAAAAAAGTTTTAGACATTGCAATGGCATCGAAAGATGGCGGCAGTGCTCTGAAAGCTGAAATTGAAAAATAATAGGCAAATAGAACGTAAACCCCTAGCCTGTTTTACTTATTAGGGTTGTAAAGGAGAAATAAAATGAGTCAAACTTCAACTGGCGCAAGGATTGTATTTAGAGTTAATGGTCAAAAGGTAGCTTTTGCCAATTCTTTGAATTATACTGTAGCGCACGCCCATCAACCTGTCGATGTTCTTGATCAATTGGAACCAGCAGAATATGCTGAGACTGGTTATACTGTAAATTTTAGTGCAACTCAATTTCGAGTGTCAAATCAATCTGCTATGGCTCTAGGCTTGCGACCTCGTTTGCAAGACATCCTTACGCAGCCAGAGTTGACTGCGGAATTAGTTGACCGTATCACTGGAGCCACTTTAATGTTAATCCAACGAGTAAAATGTACTCAAGAGGATTTTAACGTTGATGCTAGGTCTTTAGGCCAAACTACTTTGTCTTTTGTTGGAATTAAACAAGATGACGAAGGCTCTTTATAAGCTGAAACGATAGGCTTATAGGTTCTAACCTGACGGCGCACGAAAATAGTACCTCTAGCGCCCAGGAATGGGGTAAAACGTAAACCACTTGCTGATAGTCTGACCGGAAGGGCTGAATAGACAGAACCAGCATTTACAAGGGTTAGACTTAGGTCTAGCCCTTTACTTTTTGTAGCATTATGTTATACTCCTTATATGGAGTATATTTCATGCTTGGAAAATTATATAAAATTACATTAGACGACCGAGTTATATATGTTGGCCAAACTTTGCAGGAATTAACTGCTCGCATAGCGCAACACAAAAAATCTGACTCTTTAGTCGGAAGAAAGATTAATAAGGGCTATGATTTAAAATTTGAGATTATAAAAGAAGTGCCTATAAGCGAATTAGATGCTTGGGAATGTTTTTATATAGGATATTTTAATACATTGCATCCAAATGGTCTAAATTTGCAATTACCATTTAGTTCTGCGAGAATGACTGAAACCACTCGAAATAAGATTAGAAAATCTAAAACTTATGGAAAAGTTTATACAATAGATTTACAAGGAACCATCCTTGAGTTCGAATCTGGAAGACATGCTGCCTTGTCGTTAAAGATAAATATTGCGCATATTTACGAATGTATTAATGGCAAGCGTTATGCAGCGGGAGATAGGGCCTTCTGGAGAGAAGGTCAACAACCTAAAAATGTAGCAGATATTAGACAAAGACCAAGAATAGCAGTATGTACCGTAAATACAAATACAGGAGAACAACAGCATTTCCCAAGTGTCTATTCTTGTGCTATGATGTTAAATATAGACCCAGCAACAATTTGCAAAGGTCTAAAAGATAAAAAAGAAATAAAGTATAAACATTATAAAATAAGGAAGGCTATATGATCAATACGTTACCAAGCATGGAATTTTCATTTTCAATTGACGTAAAGGGTTCTGACACTGGACAACAATTTCAAGGTACTTTTACCTACAAACGTCCAAATTTGCGTCTAAAATCTAATGCTGCAAAACTGGCTGCACGGTTAAATGAAGATCTTCGCAATCTTGATGAAGATACTAAATTCATTCATGACGTTTTAGCAAATCTCCGATTCTCTTTAATTCAAACTCCTGATTGGTGGCAAAAGTCTGACTTTGGCCTAGAGCTTTATGATACGAATGTAATATTCGATATTTACAAGGCTTGTATTGATTTTGAAAATGCTTGGACTGAGAAAGTCTGGGGAAATCAAGAGAAAGCCAAAGAAGAGCTTAAAGAAGCTGTCAAAGCTAAAGCCAAGTAGTCAGAGAGGTTAGAATGTCGAAATTCGGCGTTCTCAGCTTTGTAAGAGCTGCTCATGAAATGGTAAACGCCAAGACCGATTCAATGGAAGGTCTTGAGAAGTTTTTAATTTCTTGGTTCTGCCTTAAGTTTGAGACAACCCCTAATGATGATAGATTGCAAGGAATGACTCTAGAAGAGTTAGTTACTTTCTATTACATGCACCGAATTAAAGACGATCCAGAAACTATTTCTAGACTTATTCAGGATGGTGAAGACGAATACGAAAAGTGGCTTAAAGCTGAAATGGAAGAAGAGTACGTTACGGATGAAGAGATGGTTCAAGGAATGCTACAATATGAAGAGAATCAAAAGGATAAACGCAAAGCCCGTGACGACGAGTTTCGAAATAAGTTAAAAGAAATGCCAGACAAAGTTACTACGGTATTTCCTACTTTCGACTCGCAGGATGATGAATAATGTCAGATATAAAAAAACAGTTGATACTAGAGGTAAGCCTCGGTACTCAAAAACTTAAATCGGAAATTGCAGGTCTTAAGAAAGATCTTGAGAGCGTTGGCCGTGGCATGGGCGGTCAAGCAGGAACTCCTGCGTCCAAGAAGAGTGGAGTATCTGCTGATTTAGAAAAAGCTAAACAAATCAATATGGCGTATAAACAACGCCAAAAAGAGCAAGACCAACTTGAAAAAGCTTATTCTCAACGTCAAAAAGAAATAACTCGAGAGCAAGAAAAAGCTACTCGAGAAATGACAAAGCTTGCTACTAAAAAAGAAAATGCTGCTCGTAAAGAAGCGCAACGTATTGAAAAAGCTACTGAGAAAGAAGTTAAGCAAAATGAAGCTGCAATAGAAAAAGAACAAGCAGCAAAAATTAAAGCTGAACAAAAAGAATCTAAACGTGCCGAGACTCAAAGGCAGAAAGATTTAAACGCAGAAAAGCGAACAATCCAAGAACGTTTTGATTTTCTTAAAAAGAAAGACTTAGAAAATAGCATTCGTAAATCTCAGTTAGATAGATCTGCTACGGCAAAATTAGCTAGAGCTTTTGGAGTTTCTGACGAAAAGGCCAGAGACTTGGCGGAAACTGTTCACGGAACTCCTGGTCGTACAGGCCGTGGAGGAATGAGTTCAGGCTTAGCTTTAGGATTAGGCTCCCTTTTAAAAGTTGGTGCCGAAGTTTATGATTTTTCTCAATTTAGAAGAACGCAAAATGCTCAAATGGCTTCCGCACAAAATTCAGCTATTAAAAGCGGTGACTATGTGGGTGGTCAAATTCAAGGTTTTAGATCTACTAAACATGGGTTAGGAAGGATGTTTTCTGATATAGCGACTTCGACTGCAATAGGAGCTGGAGCTGGTTTTGCAGTAGGCGGAGTAGGGGCCATCCCTGGTGCTCTCGCTGGCTTAGGAGTTGGTGCCCTTAGAGCGGGTAGATCTTATTTAACGGGGCAGCAAGAAGAACGAGACCGTTTAATGTTAGAAACTGAACCAGCTAGACAAGCTCAAGAACGACAAAGACAAGTTTCTAATATTAGATTTGATCTATTAAGACAGACTGGTAGAACAATGGGCGGAGCAAATCCATTGGATAGGATGACTAGTCTACAGCATTTAGGAACTATGAATGGTTTTTCTCAAGAAGAAACATTATCACAACTTGGAGGTTTGCGCCAGTACATAGGAACCAATGCGGCATCCAATGTGCTTTATAAAGGCCAGCAATTATACAATCAAACTGGAGTTGGTTTAGAAAGTCAAGGGAAACTGTCTGAAGCTGTAACTACTGGAGAGCGTGGTACATTTGAAGCAGGTAATGCCAAACTGGAAGGTATCATTCGCAAAGGAATGGCTTTTGGTATTAAAGATGGCAAATTAGATCAATATGCTCGTATAACAGCGGACGCAGTTCAACGAAATGCCGAAATGGGTGGACAACAGGATGCTACGGCAATAGCAAATGAAGTTGCATCTCGTGCTCGAGGTTTGGCAGGTGAAGGAGATATAACAGAGAGTACATTGAGCCAAGCTGTCGGCATTCAAGATCTATTACGTCAAAAATCATCACAGACTACTGGTCTTGCGGGAGCTAATAACTTCTTAGGAATAAAACAAGCAGTAGAAGAGACTGGAGTAGAGCTATCTCCGGCGCAGATGATGTTAGCAGCCCAAACTTCCAATAAAGGGGGAGCTGCCTTAAAAGAATTATTAGTTAATCAAGGAATGTCTGAAGATCAGGCAAAAAGTGTCGTAGATAAAACAATATCAAATAAAGATAATTTTAATCTTGGAACTGGAAGTAAAGACGTAGATCAATTTTTAAAAAATCAACTTTACGGCACTACGACTGAAAAAACATTAGATATTGATAAGTCAAGAATGGGCGGTACTGCCGACGCCGAAGCAATTTCATTACAAGGTCGTGGCACAGCACAAGGCGGAGCAGAAGGCACCTTAATACAAAAAAATGCTCAAGTAGATTTTAAAAATTTTCAAGCAGGACTGGATAACATTGAAGTGTCAACTAAATTAGTAAATACAAGTCTGCAAACTTTTAATGAAAATTTGCAACAATCTTTTAGATTGATGCACGAATTTTTGCTTAACAATGGTAATTTGAGTAAATAATATGCAAAATAAATTTATAAGAAAAGGACAAGAAGCTGCAAAAATTCCATTACGAGGAATGTCTCGTCAAAACTCTTGTATTATACGCATTCATCCTTACAAATCTGCAAATTTAACTGATTTATTATTTCTTTCTTCTAGTACCGAAGGCGGAATTCTTGGAGAGGAGTTAAGCACCTCTGCAACTTTTGAAACAGATAAAACTTTTACCATAGATAATGACGTGATTGCCTGTACAATCACTAAACACAAATCTAATCCGTCAGGTTCTTTTTCCTTTACGTTGAAGCAAGGTAAGTACGAAAAGGGTCAAACTTTACCAAATACCAATCAGATAAATTATGCTAAAATTCTACAACCTGGAGCTTGGGTCACCATCTGGATTAAAAGCGGCCTACCTAAAGATTTTTCCAAAGACTCTTCAGCAAATTCTGGTCTAAAATTAATAGGTTTTATCGAAGATGTTTCTATTATAGAAAGAGATGCTGTAAACGGAATTCCTAGTTTAGAATATGTTGTATCTGGAAGTGATATTGGAAAAGTTTTTTTAACTGACTTATTTTTTAGTCCTGTTTTAACAAATGACACGTTTGCTAGCCTTTTAGGTGCAAATTTAATGGCAGATTCAAAAAAATTAAGTAAAGATAAATCGCAATTAATGAGTCCAGATGAAGCTGTAAAAAAGATTTTAAGTTTTGCATTAGGAAGTAGTTTAACTAAATTATCGTCTGCAAATCAAACGTGGTTCATTCCAAAGACATTACTTACAACTCTAAAAAATGTAACTTTAATGGAACAAAAAGTACAACCAGCCGTAGTAAATATTTTAGATATAAATACTAGAATCGGACTTCATCAGTACGCCGGAACTTCATTTACGACTCAGCCTTTATTAGGAAAAACAGTTTTCCCCACTATTCCTGCTCAAGGTACTATATGGGAACTTTTGCGTTTTGTTCAAAATCCAAGTATGAATGAATTGTATGTGGACTTAGTAAAACAAGGAAATGAACTTGTTGCCTCTGTTGTTTGTCGTCAATATCCTTTTTCTGTTAGTAAACAGTCTAATATGTCACCTTTTAATGGTAAAGCTAAAGACATTAATACAGATTCAATGAAGACTCAATTTACGTCTTTACCAAAACATAAAATAAATAGCGCAGACTTATTAGAAAAAAATATTCGAAAAACTAATAAAGATAGAATAAATCATATTTCAGTAGTGCCAGAAGTTGTTGGAACAGACGTTGGAGCTTTATACATGTCAATGCTTAACGTCAATTCAATAAAAAAATATGGATTAAAAAGTGTGCAATTTGTGAATACTTATGCGTTAGACAAAAATTCTATAAAATCAGCTTTATACCTACTTACAGATTGGTTTTTTAAAGCTCATGGTTTATTTAAAGGAAGATTAAAAATTATAGGACCTGATGATTATTTTACTATAGGCAATAATCTACTTATTGATGATCAAGCTTCTCTTTTTCATATTGAAGGTGTTACCTATGAGTTTAGACAAAATGCTAATGGTACTAATCAATATTATGCTTTTGTAGATGTAAGTCATGGGATACATGCTGATGGGAATTTCTTAGACTTTGCAGATCTAAATGAAGGGTCTGGAACTACTATGGCAGTGACGATGTTGGAAAATACAAAATCTGCTAGAGGGTCTGGTGGCTAATGATAAACATTAAAAGTGCTTCAAAAGGCGGAGCAAGTTTTATATTAGGTAGCAAACTTGTTCGTGGACAAGTTTCAAAAATAATTTTTTCAGATGATCCATCAAATACCTCAAAAAAATTTGTGCAATACGAAGTAGTTTTAGAAAACGGCGATGGTAGTTCTAGTACAATATTAGCTAGAAAAGTGTCTGATCTTTTTGGCGCAAACGATTATTCAGAAGAAATTTTGGAACCGTCTGAGTATTCTTATTCTGGAACTAATGATATTGGAAATTCTTTTGGAAATAGAAATGGCGCACTAGTATTAGTTGGTTTTTTAAATAGTAATGTGAATGACCCTGTGATAATTGGAACATTAGCGCATCCTAAAATACAAGGTGCTACCAAAAAAGAGGGTATTCGCTATGTAAAAATATTTCGAGGTTTAAAAACTGAAATAAACAAGGACGGTGAATGGTCTATCACTTATCAATCACCTTATGGTCCTGATGGAAAACTAAAAGCAGAAGCTACTGGTCCCAGTTTTATAAAGTTAAATAAAACTGGAGGAATGGAGATTTCTTTAAAAAAAGGCACTATCAAACAAACCCACGATGTTGATTCAGAAAAAACTATTTTTGAATATAAGTCCGGTTTGAAAATCGAGTTTGATGGTAAAGGTGATAAAGTAACCTACACTACAAAAGGTGGACCGATTGTAACGGTTGATGGTTCTGGCACTATTACACTGTCCGCAAATTCCACTAAAATCATAATTGACGGCAGTTCTGGAAAAATTAGTTTAACTGGCTCTCTTGTGGATGTTGGAGAAGCTGCGTCGGCTTTAGCTGTGCTAGGTCCGCAAATGCTTGCATGGCTGTCAACACACACACATCCTTTTATAGACTCAACTCCCATACCTGTGCCGAGTATGACTCAACCTCCAGCAGTACCACCACCCTCGACTTTACTAAGCAAAACTGTTAAGATTAAGGACTAAGATGGCAAAACCAATTCCTACTTTAGATCAGACAGCCGCTATACAGGCGGAGATAGCAGGAAATACGGCGCAAAGTAATGCGTTAACTTCTTCTATTCCTTTGCAAGATCCGATAATTGCACAAAAACAAAAAGTTGATGATGCCTTTAAATCATTGTTTAGTTACTACAACACAGACATAATTGGAAAATACGACGCTGAGCGCAAATCAATTGCGGGAGTTTACGTTTCTAATCCAGTTACCGAATCTGACATTCTAGCAGTAGGAGGCAATCCAGCTTCGGGCAGATTAGTGCCAACACCTCCTGCCACGGATATTATTAGAGTTGCGGAATTTGATGGGACAGCTTATACGGCCACGGTCAGCAATTACGAGCAAAAACATATTACTGACCAAGCCAGCGTAGAAAGCACACTTGTGACTGGCTACGGAGCAGGAACTTATCCTGCAACTCTTTTGACAGACAGTTCCATCACTCCTACGAGTACGACTTTAAAACTTAAAGATACCGCCGTAACAATTGCTTTAACTGCTGGAACCGTTTTTATAGTAGCCAGCGGCGGAGATTTAGCAGTTGTAAAAATTACAACTATCACAGCTAACAATCCTCCAACCCCTCCACCGTATCAATCAGATTTGGTTATTGAATTGATCGTGCCTCCAATTGGTACTATTTCTTCAGGTCAAACCTTAGAGTCTTTTACTGGTTTTACTAATACTGAGCGAACTTCTAAAACTGCAATTGTGAAGCCCTCTTTACAGCCTTTAATGAATTATTTGGTAGCTCAATTACAAGCTAGAATAAATGACAGAATTAGTAGACTATTAGAACAGATTACCGCTCTTACGGCAAATCAAGATACGGATGGGGCTGTAAATATAAACGCAGCCAAGAATAATGCAAATACAAGTAAAACGTTTTTGACAAATTATTTAATAGGTACGGATATATCTGATACTGGTTTGGCTTCATTATCAACTGAAAGAGCGACTCGTTCAGGACAGTTGACAGCGAGACTAGCTCAGATTATTGCAGCTTATACAGGACAGACAGAGAACTATTATGAGCAACGGTATCAGACGGCAAACAATCGAGGAAACACTCAACGAGGAACTTTGAGAGCCGTAGAGAATGCCAAGCAGGTTAAAACCACACTACAAAATATGGCGACCGGATTAGCCTCTGCCAATACTGCGTTGAGTGGCATAATTCCGTAATTGTCTGCTATAATGAAACGAGAATAAAATAAATAAGGATAATGTATGGCGTTTGAATTCCCAACGTCCGTTTCGGGCGCAGGTCCATTTAATCAAATAGTAGAGACTTTTAATAAGTCTCTAAATGCTATATTTGGGCTGACTGGTGACAAAAAGTCTGCTGGAAAACTGCAAACTATTTCAGATCTTATGAAGTCAGATGGTGTTGGGCATCAACACTTTGTATCAGAGAATTGGACTGGTAATACAGATCGAAAAAGCAATAAATTGCGTTATGGATTCACCACTGTTAATGTCAGTAATATTTCAAAAGGTTTAAATTTTAGTAGTGATAATAAGGGGCAACCAGACACTTATTATTTAGACATTCCTCCACAAGCCATATCTCAGAAAGAGTTATTTGCAACTAATATTACGGCCTCTCGTAGAGGTGTAGTAGTTGAGTCCGAAGGTGTTATATTCAAGGATCTAGTGATTGCAGGCACAACAGGCGTGTATCCAGGACCTCGTGAAGGTTTTGGAGGAAATCAAGCAAATTTTTCAAATCCTTTAAGCGCCCCAACAAAAGCTGGAGGTGTCCAAGCAAATGGCACGTCAAAAGCTTCCACTGTGGTTTCTGGATATGCAGAATTTCTAGGATTAAGAGCTTATTTTTTAAAATATGCCAACGATAAAGTAAAAAAACGAGGAAATCATTTTTTAGTTTTTATTAACGAAAAAGATCAACAAGCTTTGGTCGTAGAGCCTTTAGAGTTTACAATGGAACGTAATTCTAAAAATCCAATGCAATATCAATATAGAATTGTTTTGAAATGTATAACTACAATTGATGCTTTATTTGCGGCAGATCAAGAAGCAAATCGAGACCCTGGAATTATTTTAAATGATATTGTAAATATTTCACGAAATGCTGTAGCAGCTATTCAGCAGTTTCGAGCGGCTGTAGGTGCTACCAACCGTCTGGTTCAATCTATATCTCAAGAAATAGACAAGACATTTATACAACCCCTTCGTCTTTTAGGCACCGCTCTGAATGACGTAGCAGATGCTAGATCAAATATATTAGCCGTACCAACAGCATTACAGAGAAATTTGAACGAGGCACTTTTAACAATACAAGAATCAAGATTTGAAAAAAGTAGATCGGAAATGAGTAGGGAGATTAAAATAAACACACAAAACCCCTCTCGGCCACAAACTCCCGCAGACGTTAAATCTGGGAAAATTTCAGAAAGAGGTTCTACTGACGCCTACACTTCAAAGAAACTTTTAGATAAAAGTCAAGCAGAGAACTTTGTAAACTCGGCTGTGCAAACATTAGAACAATCGTCAGTTAACCCATTGTCCAAAAGCTTTGTTCAGGATTTAAGAGATAAAGCGCAAGCGTTGGCCAATGATATAGCAGACACAGTTAATCTAGGTAATGCTGATTTTAATACAATACAGAATAGGTCTCCATCATTCATACCTAATCCTTTGCGCTCTGCCACCTCAAATGAGTTTTTATTGCTAGGACAGACTTTAAAAGTAGTTGCGGTTTTGAATCAAGTATTAGCAACAAATAATTTATTTTTAATTAACGTTCAAGCGACTTTTGATAATGATCAAAGTTTATTGCAAAATATAGCAACATTACAAGCGCCTACAACAGTTAGAGAAATAGTAATAGGTCAGAATGATACACTGGAACGTATTGCTTTACGAGAGTACGGAAATGTAGCCCGCTGGGTAGATTTGGCAGTTTTAAATAATCTAAAATATCCTTATATCGCAGATAACCCTTCTGATCCTAGAATTTCTGGTGTAAAAGTGTACGGCGAAAAACTTTTAATAGGTAATTAAAAATGTCAGTTATTAAGAATAAACAATACAATATAACTAAAGGTCTATCTCAAACAGAGAAAGATATGGGTGTTGATTTAGAATTGAATGCTGATGGTGATATAAAAATGAGCAATCTTAAAGACTTTAAATTAGTTGCTGGTGTAAATAATGCGGCCCAGGCTTTAAGATTAAAATTGGAAGTAGAAAAAGGCAGTCTCCCTTATCATCCAGGCATAGGTACAGATCTTCAAATTGGCGAGAAGACTAAAAACGCTTTTGCACTTAAACTTTCGATATTGAATTCGATTCTACAAGACCCTAGATTTGTCAATGCACGAGTCAACGTGACAGTCAATGGAAGTTTTTATTTACTTGACATTTTTGTCACTTTAAAGAATACTGATCAAGAAGTACCATTGCAATTGGCATTAGTGGAGTAATATGGCGTTTTCACCAAAAAGTTTCAATGAAATTGTAGCGAATATGGCCGCAAAAATAGCGGCAGAAACTCCCATAAACGACTTTAATCCAGGGTCAGTCATACTGACTTTGATTGAAGCGGCAGCGCAAGAAGATTTTCAGCAGTTCGTTGCCATGTTAGAAATTATCCTAGCATACAATCTCGACACCACTTCCGGCACAGATCTTGATAAAAGAGCCAAAGAATTTGGACTGACTCGTTTAGATGCTCAACCTCACAGCGGATATATATCTGTAATTGATACTCGTTTTAATAAAATTGTTACTAAACTTTACGCAGGACTAGCAGGTCCTACAGCCAATTCAAATGTAATTCATGTGGATGATGCTTCTTTATTTCCTGCCACTGGTTCTATCTATGTTGGTAGAAGTACACAAAATGCCGAAAGCGTCATAGCTTATTCTGCTGCTCCTGTGAACAACGGTTCATATTGGACTATTACATTAGACACAAATTTGACAAAAGATCACGGAACGGACGAGACCATCATTCTTGCTCAATATGGAGACAGGTCCGTAACAGCCGGAACAGAAGTTAGAATTCCGCCTAATGATTTTTCTGCGGCTGTACTGTTTGAATTAAATCAAGCAGTCACTCTACTCGATGGCGAAAATAGAATTGACAACGTTCTTGTAACGGCTTTGAATGCTGGCGGTTTTGCAGTTCCTTCTGATTCTATTATTGAATTCGTAAATGCTCCATTTGATAGTGCGGTTGTAACCAATCCGCTTCCATTTGTAAATGGTCGAGACATAGAGAATGATCAAGATCTTAGAGACAGAATTAGAGACACCATTCAATCTCTGTCCAGAGGTACTAAAGACTCCGTTCGAACACGCATCACTGGTTTAGTTGATCCAAATTCAAATAGTCGTATCGTATCTGCAAACATTATTCCGCCAGTTATATTAGCGGATGGTCCTACTAAAGTCTATATAGATAATGGTCGAGGTCTAGAACCTGAATTAGCGACTACAGGCTTGGAAACACTTATTGCGAAAGCAAATGGTGGTGAGAGCTTTTTTCAATTACAAAACTTTCCAGTTGTTAAAGCCAATCTTATTTCTCAATTTTCACAGCCATTTAACTTAGTTGGTGGCGAAACTCTTATTGTCACTGTTGGTGATAATGAAGAAACTTTTACTTTTGCTGCTTCTGATTTCAAAGCTTTAGGAAAAGCTACTGCGGTAGAAGTTTCCCAAGCAATCAATAAGCGTGCAAATTTAATAGAAGCTCGAACGATCACAGACTCTTCAACTGGTTCTCGTAAACTATTCATAACGCCAATTGCAAGAACTAATGAAGAACTAGCAGTATCTTCTGCTTCGACTTCTCAAGCGGCTTTTAACTTTAATACTAAAAAGGTCTTCACTTCCAAACTTTACAAGAACGACGTTTTGCTGAGTAAAGATGGCACAACCGCTTCAGTTTTAAGTGATGCCCAACCTTTTGATTTATCCACTCAAAGTGTAACGACTACAGATGGCGATTTTACATTAGCTTCTGGTTCTCGTATTTTAACTAAGAGTGCTGTAGGCACTGGCGTAAATTCTGTGATTGAACAGGTACAGCCAGGCGATTATATTAAATTAGCAAACGATCCTGATACTTTTTATACCAAAGTTCAAACAATCGTTAGTGCTCAAAAATTGCTGTTACATACAGCGTACCCAATTGGCGGCTCAGGCTCAGGAAATATAGTTATTTGGAATTCTCCACAATTAGAAATTGCTTCTAATGGAGAAGATAAAGATACTGAACTTGTTAGCTTTGGCCCTAATGATTTTTCTAATCCAGCACAAGCTTTAGCTTCTGAGATTTTAGCTCGTTTGAAATCAGAAGTTCATCAATCAAAATCAGAATTGGCCGTTAATTCAACTCGAGTTAAACTTATTTCTCAAATTGAAAATAGTTCTGGTTCTAGTATGCGCATTATTGGCGGAGGCGCAGCTATAGATTTAGGTTTTAATACGTCAGCGCCGATCACAGGAACTATAACTGTTAATGGTGGTTCTGCTATTGTCACTGGTTCTGGAACTCAATTTACAAATGATCTTGTCGAAGGACAGTGGATCAAAGTATCTGCGCACGGTAAAGGTTCTTGGACTCAAGTAGAGACCATAGAAAGCAACACCGTTTTATATTTAAAACAAGGTTATCGTGGTCCTAATGCAACTGGAGTTGCTGCGAGCAAGATAAATTTAGGAAGTTTTGTTCAAGGCTCAAATCAAGATTACGTTTTAAATCGTTCCAATGGTCAAATTGAATTATTGTCGCCTTTGGTGGCCGGAGATTCATTGACTATAGGTTCAGTTAATACTAGAGCTTTTGTTGATTCCTTGCCAGAGACTTTCAACTTCAATACCCTCGGCTCTTCGTCTACATTGATTGTAAGAATTGATGGTGGATTTGTAGGTTCAGTATCTACTGGAGATTCAATTGCTCCTTACAATTTGATGCTGTCTGAAAATTTAAAAAACTACCCTGCAAACTTTTTTGTTGGATTTCATATTGAATTTACTAGCGGAAATAACATAGGACAGACTGATCTAATCAGCTCTTATAGCCCTGTCACTGGACAAGTCACGTTAGTGAATGGTCTATCCAATCCAATCCTTGTAAGTGATAAGTTTGTACTTTCACAAGTTATCAACTTTAATCACGCCTTGAATTTTGCTGATCCTACTAATGTATTTGCTTCTGAAGTTGTTGCCGCAATCAATTCACAAATTTTAGGTGGTACTTCTAGTATTAAATCTGTCAACAATTCTATAAGAATGCAAACGACAAATTTTAATACCGATGGCTCTATTAAAGTAATTGGTGGCAGCGCAAATGGCGTATTAAACTTTAGTAAAGTATTACAAACAAATCAAGAAACCAACTTAGCGTATTCATTATCAAAAAATTCTGATAGATCTGGTTTGTTAAATGCTTTAGGATTTACTTTAGGACCAAATCAATCACTGGTAGTGATTATTGATGGCGACGTAGTAAATAAGACTTTCGTTGTTCCAATGTCAATATCCGGAACTGTTGGCACAGGCGGCTCTGGTTCATTCTTAACTAGCGATTTTATAACTAAGTATCCTACTAGTAATTACTTTAATGAGTTTTTGTTATTTTGGACTTCCGGTTTGCTCGAAGGAATGATACAAGAAGTAACTGCGTACAATGCTGTAACAGGACACTTCTCAGTTTCTTCAGTATTTCCTTCAATTGTAGGAGCTTCTTCCACTGGAGATACATTTGTATTAGTTCCAAGAACCGCAGAGAATGTAGCAAAACATCTAGCAGATCTAAATATTTCGACTATCTCTACAGCTATTAAAGCCGAAGTTACTGGCATTTCTGGAGACTATGTTCAGTTGGTTACTACAACTCCAGGTTCATCTGGTAAAGTTTTTGTGTCTGGCGGAACGGCTAATGGATTAGAGATTGCAATTCAAAGTATCGTTGCTGGGTCACCAGTAAATGACGTGACGACTAATTCAATTGCAGGATTAGCAAAAGGACTTCCAGTAAATCTGAGAGCGGGTGGAACGGTAACGGTTGGAGATAATTCCGCAGCTTACGATACTTTCACTTCTGCGGCCTTCATTACATCTTTACCATCTTATTTTAATGGTTTAGAACTAGAATTTACTTCTGGTTTGAATGTCGGACACAAGTCTGTAATTGCATCTTACAATAATACTACTGGCGGTTTTGTACTAACAACTGCCGCAGCAAACCCTATTGCTGCCACTGATTCTTTTGTCATTAATCGTTTAGCTTTTGTAGTTGGCATTTCTGGCTCTTCAGCACCTTACACTGTAAGTTTGAATGATTCGACAAATTCTGTTATAGACGTGTCTGGTTATACATCTGAAAGATTAGGAACAATTAAAGATTACAATGGTCTTAATTTTGCAAGTCTTCAGGTAGAAGGAACTGATGGTTATAAAAACTATACAGGACTCATTCAACTTGCTCAGTGGACTATTGATGGTTTAGATAGAGACCCTTCTAACTACCCAGGTATCGGAGCCGCTGGAACTCAATTTGAAGTTATTCCTCCAGTGCTTATAAATGTTAGTTTGACTTTAAATGTGACTACCGATTCGGGTGTTAGTTTAGCCTCTATACTGAATGATGTTCAAAGTGCTGTACTTGGATATGTAAACTCTCGTAAAGTCGGACAAGAAGTAGTGCTTTCAGAAGTAATCGCAGCAGCGCAATCTGTAGCGGGAGTTTTTGATGTCACTATCAGCAATCAAACTTCTAACATTATCGTAGCTGATGGCGAGCTTGCTCGTTTGGCAGATGCAGATTTGGTGATCGGCTAATGGCGAATGATAAATTTAAACGTTTAGTTAGATCTATGCCTGGACTATATCGTCCAGAAGTCAATACCATGATTGGTGGACTTTTGAAAGCATGGGGTTTATCTGATGACGACATCGTAGTACAACTTAAAGAAACTAAGAAGCAACTGTTTGAAACAGACGCTTCTGATAGGTATTTAGATTATCTGGCTAACAATGTTGGCGTATCTCGATCTGCTCAATTAGGAATTGAGGACAATGATTTTAGAAATTTGATCCCAGTCCTATCTTACTATCCTAAACAAGTGCGTCAAACTGTAATTGCGCTTCTCGACGTATTTTGGGGAGCTGGTTTCACTCGTGCAAATATTAACAGTGGAAACATAGAGCCTTACGATTTCTCTCCTGAAAGTGCACTCACTGGCCAAGTGACTTTTGAAAAAGGCAATGTTATTGTACGAGGCGTAGGAACTCAATTCTTAACCGAAGTTCATCCTGGTGAATACATTAAAGCGGCTTCTGCCTCTGGAAAACTATATGCAAAAGTATCCGCAGTTGTAAGTAATACACAGCTACTTTTATCAGCAGTACCTTCAGCACTGACCACGCAAGTAAACATTACGGCTGTCAAAGCTCCAGTTCTAGAATTAGAATATTCCATTGATAATGGAAGTGATCAACGTAAGATACGTTTTAAACCTAATGCATTTGCTAATTTGCATTTAGTCACAGCCAGCGAAATAGTGGCTGCAATCAACGCAGATCCAGAACACAATAAAAATTTAACTGCTTCAGTATTTATTGACCCTCTTGCAGGAAATAAACTGAACTTGAGAACTAATACCCCTGGACTTCAAGGTTCGATTGAGATTATGGGTGGTTCTGCAAACGTTCCCACTAAGTTAAATTTTGCATTGACAAAACAAACAGAAACTAAGTGTGCCGTATATGAAGTCAATCCAAATGAGGTTGTCATCCGAATACCGTCATCTGTCCCTGTTTTACGAAGAAAGCTTGCAGGCTCAGCACATCCTAAGCAAACTAAAACTGAATTGTTTTCTACTAAAGATAGTTTTAATTTCGCTTCTTTGGGATCTTCATCCACCTTGACTTTGACAGTGGATTCTGTAAGTCATGTTGTAAATTTTAATCATTCTGCTAATTTTGTAAACGCTGCGGCTGCTACTGCGGCGGAAGTAGTTTCTGTAATCAATAAGCAGCTAGCTTTTTTAGAAGCATTCGACGATGGTATAACTGGCAGAAATATTGTAGGACTTCGTACAACCGATGGTTCAATGGAGTATCAAATAACTGGCGGCACAGCCAACACGATACTTCAATTTCCAACCACGTTACAACAAGATCCAGATTTGATTGTGGCCAATTATCCTTCAGCGTACATGTTCGACCCTACAGGTCAACTCTTTACTGTAACTGGCAAAGTTGCCAACACAACGGCGCAAATCGCACAAGGGGTTATAAGCCCTACTCTTTCTGTTGACAATGCTTCGGCATTTGCAAATCAACCTGGATTGTTATTATTGAATTTTGGACGCAATGATCAAGAAGGTCCGATAAGCTATAATAGCCGACCAAATAACTCAACCTTATTATTAGATGCCAGCTATATATTTCAAAAACAGCACCTAGTAGGAACTAAGGTAAATTATGTAGCAAACACGCCGACTATACCTCGAATTACAGGGGAAGATTATGCTGTGTATGTTACTGGAACTCAGGAGGCTAGGACAGCCGCTCAAGATTTAATAAAGAAGCTTCTGGCAGCCGGAGTTGTCGTTCGCTTTGTAATCGAGTTTCCTGAAGTTCTTTTTGAATGTTCGTGCCAAACTTGCGGAACCAGCGATAGCCCTGACCAAGTGGGTTCTCGTAGCGGGTTGCCGCCATTGACGTTTTAGGGTAAACTGACACTTGGGCGTGATAGAATTGTCATATATAATAAAAGACAACACAAGGAATTAGAATGGCCTTACTTCAACAGACTCGAATATTGCCAAATCAACGTCTCGATCTTCCTGATTACAGGAATATTGAAGACTTTGTTTGCGCAGATTTCAAAGCTATAAATAAAAATGTTTGGGCAAATGGCAACTTTGTTGTCTCTGGTTTTAAACCTACCGCAGGTTCTATCGGATCTAATGCACTTGCTTTAACTATCGCAGGTTCAACTTGTATCATGGGACAAAACGATGGAACTATGTTCATCGGCGCCCCTAGTATTGCTGACCTTTCTACTACCGCTCTAACACCAAATGCCGTCAACTATGTGGAACTTATTATTGATAAAGACACTGGTGGTGCTGATTCTAGAGCGTTTTGGGACTCTACCGCAAATGGCGGAGCTGGTGGAGAGTTCAGTCAGATCGTAGACACTTATGTATTTTTAAAAGCTAAGTTTGCAATTAACACTTCAAACTTTACTGGCGATGCAAATAAAATTCGAATATGCAAAGTTACTGTAAATAATTCAGGAATCATTACAAGCATTTCTGATGATCGTAATCTCTTTTACCGTTTAGGTAGAGATGGAAATCCTGGGTACACTTTTCCTTGGAGTTCTCGTTCAGAGCCTTTGACTACTTCATTTTCTGGCGGCGACAAGGATATTGTTAATTTAAAACAGATTCTTGATGCTTTGATGGATGGACTTAGAGAAATAAAAGGTACGACCTATTGGTACGAAGAGCCTTCGGTTTCTTTTCCAGGTGCTTTTGCAAATCCGTCTTTATCAGTAATATCAGGTAGTTCCGACTCTGCAAAATTTGCATGGGATGGCTCGGCCCTTACCATTACAGATGATTCGCTTTCTCCACTTCAGTCTGATGCAATCGCTTATATCCGTATTTTTTCTTCAGCAATAAATCTTTCTTTAACTCGTCAATCAGGTGCGCAAGCAATCTCAATTGCGAATAAAGAAGTTTTATGGGTCGAAATTCCATCTCCATACGCCACAACCAATTACGATGGTGTAGGATTGACTTCCTTTAACTATCATGTCTCTGCTCTAGGTTCTGTGCCATTGAGTGAAAAATCTTTCTGGCTCGCTTATAGAGAAGGCAATCGACTTTATGTTCGAGGTCTTGGAGAGTTAAATCCAGGCGAGTCTATGGAAATTAGCGATCAAGTTCCAGAAGCTTTGATGACATTTTTAGGTTTCAACCCTGAAACAGCAACGTCAGTACCATACACAGCTACTCCAAATTCTGCAATTTTTGGAAACGTTTTCAATACTTCTTCGAGTTTAGTAACTGCTATCTCTGTCAATACCGCTAACTTAAATGCTATAGGTCTTGCACTAGATACTCCTGTTTATGACGAAAAGATGGTAGTTGTATCCGGCTCTCCTGCCGATGACAACGAAATTCACGGCCCAGTTTCCGCAAGCACTGTAATCACAATTCCTCTTGATTCTCGAGACACTAACATTCAAAAACAGTATATTGTCGGCGCAGGTCTATTAACAGTATACTTAAATGGTCAACTATTAGAACTTGGACTGGACTGGAATGAAGTAGGAACCACAGGAAGTTTAAGTTCTACTATACAAATTTTACAAGATCTAGTAGTAGACGACCGTCTGATTTTCCGTATAGGATCGTTGGGTGGTTTCAATGTCGGAGCCTCTTCTGGAGAAGCTAATACAGCTTCTAACGTAGGTGGCGGTGCTGAAGTATTTAAAATTAAATCCGGTATTGATCTAGAGTTTAGAACTATCGTAGCTGGAGCAAATATCAGCCTTACGCAGAATGCCAATACATTGGTCATTTCTTCTACAGGTGGCGGAGGCGGTGGAGGAACTGATCAAGTTACTCAAGTCTCTTCGGCTTATACAGTGCTTGGCACTGATGCTCACGTTAGGGTAGATGCTGGCTCTGGAGCTATAGCTATTACGTTACCTGACGCTTCTGCCGTGCTTGGTAAAAAGTATGTAATTAAGAAAGTGGACAGTTCGGGCAATGCTGTAAATATTAATACGGTATTAAGTCAGCAAATCGACGGTTTAACTACTCGAGCTTTAAGCGCACAATACCAAACAATATCAATCATTTCTAACGGTTCTGGTTGGGATATTCAATAATGACTTACGATCCTAGGCTTTCAGGAACAGTTTTGACAGTAGGTGCGGTCAGCTCAGAGCTACCAGCTAGAACAAATTCTAGTGGTGGGTCTTTGAACCGCACAGATCCTATTAGACTGGATTCATCTGGCACTGTGCAAAAGGTAGATCCTTCAGTCGAGTCTCAGGTATTATCGTGTATCGGTGTAGCAAAAGATTCGATTTCTAATGGAGCCTCAGTCGGTATTGTTACTGGTGGAAGGCTTGAAAATGTTACAGTGCCAGGCAGTTTCGGAGACTCTTTATTTCTTTCCAAAACAGGAACTCTAACTAACGTTAAACCTGCTATTGGAGTAGGCGGCTTTGTGACCGGAGACTTTGTTTTAAGTATTGGTATTGTAGTTAAAAATCAAGATAATCCATTACTTTCTGATCTTCTAGTAAACATTAGATTAGTCGGTCAGTTGTAGCGAAATTTTAGGACGAGAGGAGTTATACTATGGAAGAACGAGTACGCAAGGTTAATGTCGAAGCTTTATCAGTAGAACGAGCTGAAGAACTTTCCCAACAAATTGGTGAAAAAGTAGTGAAGATACAGACCGAAGCAATTGAGAAAATTAATAAGATTTTAAGTATTTATGGAATGAAGGCAGAACTTGCCGTAACGATTTCCAAACTTGAGGAGAAATAACAATGGTTGACGTTTCAATTTTAAGCAGACTGGTCGATGGCGTACAGCGCAATGTAGACATTTCGCAAAATTCATTAGTCGTAGGCAGTCTAAAAGTAGGAACATCAACTCCTACCGAGCTTACAAAAACAATCCTAGATAACTTGGTATCGTTGCAAAATGGTAGTGACGTAGCGGCTTCGCTCCATCACCATGATTCTCTATATTACAGAAAGACGGCGTTAAACTCGACTACTAGTGGCTCTTCTGGAGCTAAACAAATCGGCGTCAGCGGAACTCCAGTCAATCATTCACCTGCAAGTGCTGATGTTCAGGCGTACTTAAATAGTATTGACTCTGCCCTATCTTCTGCTGGAAATGAGAAATCCGATAGCGTTTTCCGTATCGTAGATAACGGCGACGCAACTAAAAAGATTGCTTTTGAAGCTGCTGGTATTGCCACGGCTACAACTCGCACAATCACAATGCCAGATGCAAATGTTGATCTTGGCAATTTAACTAATAGCAATATTTCAGCTTCAGCAGCTATTGCTGAATCTAAATTAGCTCTAGATTATTCTACTTCTTCTTTAAACACTGCGATCAGTGGAAAAATCTCTAGCACTCTTATCGGTGCCAATAACGGAGTTGCTCCTCTTGATGCTGGTGGAAAAATCCCAGTAGCTTATCTTCCAAATTCAGTAATGACTTTCGAAGGTGTGTGGGATGCTTCGACAAATACTCCGACTCTTGCAGATAACGCTAACGGCGCAAATGCAGGTATGGTGTATTTGGTAAGCGTTGCTGGTACTCAGAATTTAGGTTCTGGTTCTCAAACGTTTGCTGCTGGCGACTGGGTCGTTGCTAACTCTAGTAACGTATGGCAAAAATCAGTTAATTCAAATGCTGTAGTTTCTGTAAATGGTCAAACTGGCGTTGTAACTATTAATGCTATCAATCAGTTGACTGGCGATGTTACTACTAGTGCGGCTTCTGGTTCACAGTCTTTAGTCTCTACTATTTCTAATAGCGCAGTTACTCTTGCAAAATTAGCTTCAAACTCTGTTGATGAGAATAAGATCGTATCAACGGCTCTATCTTCTAGTGGCGCTTTAACTGGTGGCTCTGGATCTAAGCTTGCATGGAATCCTGATGGAACAACTCTCGAAATCAATGCTAATGCCGCCCGCATTAAAGACCTTGGAGTTTCAACTGCAAAACTTGCTGCGACTTCTGTAACTGCTGCTAAACTTGGCAGTGATGTTGCGGGTGCTGGTTTAGCTGGTGGAAATGGTTCAGCTCTTTCAGTTGCTTATGCTCCGGCTATTAAAGCCGATAGTGAAGTGGCTGGTGAAGCTTTTGCCGCTACTACTTTGTTTGCTGTTCGTTATGGACAAAATGCTGAAACAGCAGGTAGTATTTACAAAGCTGATAAAGACGCTTCCACTACCGATAACTTTTACGCAATTGGTTTGTTTAAGTCGGTTGGTGCTTTGGCTGCGGCTGATCCTATGCCAGCCATTACTAAAGCTGGTTTGATGTCAGCCCCTTCACATGGACTTACTGTAGGTAAACCTTTCTTCTTGGCTGCTTCTGGCGCAGTAACAAGCACTGCACCTTCTGCAATCAATGAAGCTGTTATCAAGCTTGGTATGGTAAAAGATGCAAATACCCTTGATATTCAAATTCAAATAATGGGCGTCAACTAACACTTGATGCTTTTTGAAATGTAAGGTAAATTAAGTGAATGGGTAAGTTTTTACGTCTAAGCAATGGAGTTCCTAGATCATTTGATGAATCTTCGTCAGTGACTATCTATGACCAAGCCATAGACGTAGGATCAATAATTACCACAGGCACGGCTGTTACCTTACCTGCAAGTGGTACTTACGATTCGCAAGAGTTAGAAGTATACTTAAACGGTCAAGTATTAGACGATGTGACCGATTACAACTTTGTAGGAACGGTGCCAAGAACTCAAGTGGCATTTACGTTTCAACTCGAAGTTGGTGATAGAATAAGATTTAGGAAGATTCGTGGTGCTTAATTACGAATTGGAATTAAGATAAATAAAAATAAGAGGCACTAATGGCACAAAAATTTGATTCAAGACAGATAATCTCCCACGATGTTCTAGCGAATGTTCTTGGCGTAGATGGGTCACAATTAAAGACTTTACTGCAAAATTTGAATAAAGAGATTAATGCTCCTTATCGTATATCTGCTACTTCACCTACCGCTGATTCTAAAATCAATTTCCAGGCTTCTGAAGTAGAAGCTGCTGATCTAGCTGCTAAAAACGCTTCTCCGGTTTCTTCTCAGATTCCAACTTTTCCCGCATCTACCATCGACTTCCAAAGTGGAGCTACGACTGGTGGAACATTCAATATTTCTTTTCCTAACTCGACTGTAGGTTATTTCCGAAGAATCGGATTTAGCTTAGATGCTTCTGGTACTATACAGTGTTTATTTTCTGCCGAAGTAGCCTCTCTAGGTTCTTTGGCAAATGCCGGAACCGTTTTTGTTAAAGGCGCTTTACCAATTGGTTGGATTGATCTTGAAGCCACAGCCGCTTCTCCAGGTCGTTTTAAGACCGCAGGTTCGGCCACTAATATTATTGAAAATAAAGTAGGTAGCTCTAATCGTGTACACCGTATCGTAGGTGGCGGTGGAGCTAGTTCGGGTTCTGGAAGTGGAACTGGAGATGACATCAATGCTTTAACTTTTAAAGCAAGCTTCACTGATCTTTTCGCAGATCTTCCTACTGACTCAGTTTCCGCTGTTGATTATACGACTGGTAAAACTGATTCTACAACTTACGATATTGTAAGTTCTTATCATCGTTTAGCTTATGACGCCTCTAAGACCGTAACTGGTTCTGGCGTAAATATGACTCTTAGTTCTGCTCCTGCTTTTACAATTAAAGCGGGTGATGTTCTGGTAGTTGGAACTGAGGTTAAGAAAATCGCTTCTATAACTTCTCAAACTGTTTTTGCGGTTGAATCTGCTTTTACAACTACGCCATCTTCATCAGCTTGCTGCGTATCACAAGCAGTACATACTAAAGATCTAAATAACTTTGCAGGTGATGGATTAGCTGTTTCCACAGCATTTAGCACAAGCATTAGTCAGATTTTAATGACGTATGAAGATACTTCAACTCTTAGCGACACTATCTTTGATGCCAACACCTCTCCTGTAATCGCTTATTCCGCTTCTTCTGATGGTACGAATTTTTCTGCTCTATCTTTGAGACCTACAAATCTTAGCGATATGCAGTCAATGTTAAATTTACCCACGTCAGGAACAAACTTATACGTTCGTTTCTTTGCCAATAAATCTTCTGGCTCTGGATCTGTAAACATTCTTGGCTATAAAACATTTTTTCATAGAGATGCGTCATTCTCAGATGGCTCAGTATTAAATCAGGCTTATGGCCGTTTAGACAATACTGGAACTAAGATTAACGTTGCAGCAATTGCAAACGTAGCAGGGAAAACTAGAATTCAACTTTCATGGTCTTACCCTGTAGGCGTCAATTCTGGAACCGCAAATGGTTCTTTAAAAGTTCTTGTTGACGGTTTAAAACTTCCACGTTTTGTGGATAGCACTGTATCCATTTCTGGTTACTATAAAGAGATTGATCAGAATACAATCGAACTTGATGCCGATTATTCCTTATCTCCAATTGAATTTGAAATCGTTCAGGACGTCGCTGTTGTCGATGCTTCTGATACTAATACTACCGCTGTAGCGCAAATTCAAGAAGCTATTGGCGAAGGTTTTCAAGCCTTTGTTAAGTCTAGTCAGGTAATTAACGCAACAACCGGAACTCCTGGTACTGGACAGTTCTACTCTACTATTGCAAATAGAGCCGCAATTTCTGACTTATCTCAAGACCTTAAAGTAAGAATGGGTATTGAGCGAATCATGACTCAGCAAATCTATCAACTTCAAAACGAGTTCGGACCTAATGGCGAACCTGTTTTTTCTGTTGTTAATGATGACAGAGGGCAGATAAGATTTGTAGGCAGTGGAATATTCACGATAAATGACGCTAGTGGTCAAAGAATAGGAACTGGTACTACTTCTACAGATTACGCCGAAGTGACATTTTATGGAACTGGTATTAATTTATTGCAGAATATTGGCGTCGCTGCCAACGTTTCTGTAGCTTATTCTGTTGATGGCGGAGCCGAATCTACAACTGCCACCACATCGTATTCTGGAGTAATCACCGGAAGAAATTATTCTACTAACTCCATTATTCCAATAGTTTCTGGATTGACACTAGGAGTACACACTGTAAAAATTAGAGCTGCTTCTTCTTCTGGTGTAGGCTATTATGGTTTTGAAGTTTTAAATGAAGCTTCAACTTTAAAAGTCAATCCTGGTTCTTCTTATATAAATAGCAAAAAGATAACTACGAATGCACAACAAACCGTAGTTTACAATTCCACTTTTGAAAGCGGTACTCTTGGAACAAGAGGTGGTAGAGTTCTCGTTTATCAAAAATCTGATGGTACAATTGCTAAAGCAGTTACGCCTGCTGGTTCGCAACTTAATTTAACTAGTGCTGATCATACTAATGAGGAAATCGCAAGAGTATATTCAGTAAAAGAATTTGGAGCAGGAAGAAGTGATGATTTTAGTATAGCAACTGCGGCAGGAAGCTATACTTTTACGCTTGATGACGGAACAACTACATTGTCTGGTGCAGCAGTAGTACCAAATACTTTATTTTCAGGCAGAACTGGTGTTGGATATAGCACTAGTGGATTTCTCATTTTAACCTTTGTTGGTACTGGTTTAGATATTAATTGTAATTCAACATCGGCTAATACAATTGTTACACTCGTGGATGGAGCTTCTGTAGGAAATATAACTACTTTAACTACTGGATATAGAACCTATAAAGTTGTATCAGGTCTTCCATACGGTACACATACAGTTAAATTAACAATAGCAACGGCTACAAATATAACAATAAATGAGTTCATCGCCTATCAACCTAAAAAACCAACGCTTCCATCTGGAGCAGTTGAACTAGCTGATTATAATGTGATGGCTAATTATGCAGTAGGTACTTCGTTTTTAATCGAAGCAATAGGTACTGGACTGCTTCGTAAAAACGCTTTACGAGAACTTGTTTATGGCGGTACAGGTTGGGCATTGGGAACGCCGACCTCTGCTTACATGAATTATCTTTTTGTGCAAACTACAACAATTGGAGACTATGCGCAATATACTTTTTTTGGTACTGGATTTGAGTTTAGATTTGATTTACTTACTAATAATGCAACAGCCGTTCAATTAACACTGGATGGTTCAATAACTAACTTTTCTGCTTATACAACTTCAGTGTACGGAACAGGTGTGGCTTTTACAGCATCTACTGGGATTCTAAATCAAGGGTCCGCCATAAGTGGTGGAGCTGGTGGCTTAAGCATTTCTAATTTGCCATTAGGCCTGCACACTATAAAAATTGCTTACTCTTCTGGTGGAGCAGCCATGCGTATTGGTGCTGTAGATGTCATCACTCCAATTCACTCAGCAAAGTCAAATCTTTATGCCGACCTACAAAATACTCTGCCAGTTGGTTCTCAAGGTATTTCTGATAACAGAAAAACTTCAGCAATCAAAGAAGCTCTGCCTGCTCAAAAAGCATGGGCACAGGCAGTAGGTATTTCAGCAAATCCGACTATGGCGGCTACAGCAGCAGTACCAATCCCAGATATGTCTGTTACTATTAAAACCAATGGTGGGATTTTAGACATCTCCTTTCAAATGGCCGTTTTTGGAAATTCAAATTCAGGTGATAGATTTTACTCAATTTATGTAGATGGTGTACTTGCTTATGAAACTGCGGATTCTGTGGAAACGAGTGCCGGAGACAGGCCTTGGGTACATTTGCGTTATTTAGTTCCAGTTTCGGCAGGAACACATAAAGTTGAAGCTTACTGGCGCTCTTCTGGAGTCGCTACGCTAACTGGACAAGGCACTGGGCGAATCTTAATAGCTAAGGAACTTTAATATGCCAAGAATTAATACAATACATCAGCCAGCCGAAATCAAGAACTTCATTCTCAATGGGGCACTTGATTTTTGGCAAGAGAAGGTTGGAACAACTACGACTATCAATACAGCAACAACCTCATCTCCGTTTATTGCGGATATGTTAAAGTCTATTTCAGTTGGGTCTACTACTAAAAACTATTCTGTAGTACGCAGCACTGATATTCCGACCGTTGCTCAATCAGGTTTTCAATCCACTTATAGCGCATTGTTCACAATGGTGACTGGAATCACATCTCCTGCCGCAACAGACTACGTCACACCTTTCGCTTATTTAATGGAAGGTTTTGATTATTCTAAAGTGCATTCTAAAACTGTAACTATTGGTTTTTGGTTAAAAGCCTCTATTGCTGGAACTTATAGTGTGGCTTTGCAGAATTCAGCGGGAACACGAAGCTATGTGACCACTGTAACAGTTGTAAATCCTAATACTTGGGAATTTAAAGCTGTGACAGTTACTTTAGATTCTTCAGGAACTTGGCTGTTTGATACTTCCGTAGGTTTGGGGCTTTTTATTGGTACTATTTCAGGTGCTAATTCGCAAACTGCAACTTTAAATCAATGGCAGACAGGTTCTTATTTGTCAGCATCTACAGCAACAAACTATCAAGCTACTTCTGGTGCGACTGTAAGAATTGCGCAGCTTTCAATGATAGAAGGTTCTTTAGGCTTAGGTCCTATGGGCTTTCAACGTGCTGGTAAGAGCATTCAGCAAGAACTTGCCATGTGTCAAAGATATTATTTTAAGACTGACGCTTCTGTAGTAGGAGCTTGCGGCCCAGCTCCGACGACGACAAGCTGTTATATTTCAATGCGGTATCCAATTCCAATGCGAGCAGTTCCATCTTTGAGCGGAACAACTGGAACGTATGGTATAAACAATAATGGAAATTTTGCTTCCTCTTCGACAACACCGTCAGCGGCAGCGGCAGAAGCTACTGGCGGTATTTGGCTTATTACTGGTTTTACAGGTCTTACTACAACCATGGTATATCAATTGACGACCGTATCTAGTACCGGAGCTTTGATCGCTGATGCACGCTTGTAATCTGCTATAATTAATGTAAAATAAAAGAAAAATGGAGACCTAAATGTCTTTGACGAAAACAGTAAATTCAAAATCAAATATTAAGCAGTACAGCAATGCTGACCTGCCTGTTCAGCCTCGTCAACCTGCTATAGCACGTTACGCTGCCGAATCGACATTAAATCAAACCGTCATTTCTCTACCTTTTCAAGTAGATACCGTAAACGCTGCCGATTCATTTCTTCTTTCAATTGACGGTAAAGTCTTAACACCAGGCGTTCTTAACGACTTTACTTTTACCGCAATTGACTCTTTTGGCTTTTCCTCTACCGTAACTCTTACACAAGCAATTCCAGCTTCTCTTAATATCCAAGCTATTAAACTTGGTCTTAAAAAAGAAACTGAGTTTGCTCAAGATGCTCGTTTCACTAATTTATATGAATCTCAAGACCAAGCCTTTCAAGGTTTTGTTCGTACTGCTGATGTAATTACAGCGACTACTGGAACTCCTGGTACTGGACAGTTTTACTCAAGTATCTCAAATAGAGCTTCTATTACAGACTTGACTAAGGACCTTAAAGTTAGAATGGGTATTGATCGTGTTATTGTTCAATCTATAGCACGTTTGCAAAATGAATTTGGACCTAATGGCGAACCTGTTTTTGCTGCTGTTAACGACGATAGAGGGCAAATTAGATTTGTTGGCCAATGGGCTATTGGAAATACAACTACTAATGGAGTTCATCCGGCCACATCTAACGTAAATGATTATGTAGAAGTTACTTTCTACGGAACTGGTCTGAATTTATTAACCGTAATTTCTAATGACGCCAGAGATTCTAGAGTATCAGTGGATGGCGGTGCTGAAGGTTCTAATATTTTCCCAGGTTCTACTGGTTCTGCTGTTCTAAATGGTAGAAATTATCAGACTAATAGCATTTTACCAGTAGTCGCTGGACTATCTTTGGGTATTCACACTATTAAAATCAGAATAAATAGTGTTTATTTAGACGTATCTGGCTTTGAAGTCCTTAACCAATCCTCAACTTTAGTAATTAATCCAGGCGCTACCTACATGTCTGGTAAAAAAGCTACAACACTAGCTCAACAATCTCTTGCTTACAACTCTACCTTTGAGTCTGGAACTTTAAGTACTCGTGGTGGTAGAGTTCTCGTTTATCAAAAATCTGATGGTACAATTGCTAAAGCAGTTACGCCTGCTGGTTCGCAACTTAATTTAACTAGTGCTGATCATACTAATGAAGAAATTGCTCGCACTTATCACTGGCGTGAATTTGGAGCAGGTAGAACTGATGATCTAAGTTTAATTGCAGGAAATGGTAACTACGCTTTCACATTAGATGATGGAACAACTACGCTTGTGGCGTCACAAATGACACCTTCATCTCTTGGTGGGGGAAACAATCTAGTATTTAATAGTAATGGCGCTTATGCCACTATTACATTTGTCGGAACTGGTTTAGATTATGTACGTTCCGATACCGTAGCAGGTGGGGCAGATACGTTTTCTGCTACAGTAGACGGCACCTCTTTAGGCAACTATGCTACTACAGGCGTGCTTGGGGAACGAATTCAAAAAATCGTATCAGGATTACCGTATGGTACACACACTGTAAAATTGATGCGAACTTCTGTGCCCGCAACTTACGACGCCGGAATTAAGCAATTTATCGTTTACCAACCTAAAAAACCAACACTCCCATCTGGAGCAGTTGAGTTGGCTGATTATAATGTGATGGCTGATTTTGCGGTCGGTACAGTCGGAGTTCCAAATATTTCTACGGGAGTTGTGCGTAAAAATAATACACGAGAAGTGTCTTATGTTAACGGAACTGGCGGAACTTCAGATTGGACTATTGGCATTGATGTTGTCAACGAAGCTTCTGGATTTTCCATGACTTCTGATCGAACTAATGCGTATGCTGATTTTATATTTTTCGGTACTGGTGTAGATTTTAGATATTTTGCTGCAACAAATAGATCGAGCAGCATTCAAATATCTTTACAAAATCTATCTACTAATGGCTCACTGCTAGCAGCTACAACAACAAATTTTGCAACTGCTACATTTTCCCAATATGGAATTGGATCTTTTACATCCAGCACTGGTATATTAAGTCAAAACGGCACTAATACAGGCGGTTCTGGTTTAAGAATTTCAGGACTTCCTTTGGCTTTGTACAAAATTAGAGTATTAAATAACACAGCCAGTTCTTTTGTATCTGTTACGAATTTTGACATCATCACTCCAATCCACTCAGCAAAATCAAATGTCTATGCGGACCTACAAAATACTCTGCCAATTGGTTCATGTGCAATTTCTGATAACAGAAAAACTTCAGCAATCAAAGAAGCTCTACCTGTTCAAAAAGCATGGGCACAGGCAATAGGCACAACACCTAGCCCTTCTCCAGGAGTCACGACAACAGCAACAACTTTTGTCCCATGTCCTGATATGAGTGTTACTTTAAAGACTAATGGCGGAAGATTAAGAATAGCTTATAGTATTTGCACTTTGCATTCCGTTTCTGGGGCATCTCAGGAATTTCAAATTTATGTAGATGGCGTGGCGGTTGGAACTGAAAAATACACACTGGCTCCAGGAGTTTCAGCTTCCGTGGACACGAGCGATGTAATATCCATACCTGTATCTGCTGGCGTACATAAAGTAGAGTTATATTGGCATACTAGTTCTGGCATTTTGACAGGATATAGAGATTATCGTACACTTTTAGTAGAAGAACTTTAATAAAGGAGCTATAAAATGCAAAAATTAGAATTACAATGGAAACAAATCAGTATTGATCTAGAAACGGTAGATGCTAAGCTTAGAGCTGATCATCCCGATACATACAAAGGTAATCAAGCCGCTGGTATTTTAGAGCTTTGGTTTTCTGAGTTGCCAGATCAAGCAGCTCAAGATGCTATCGTAGCTTACTGGGAAGCTCTTGACGCTTCTTCACCAGAGGCACTTTCATATCGCTCTCAAACCCAAATTACAGCAGCAATCCAAACTTTAAAAGAAGGTATTCCTGCTAAAACTTGGAATCAAATGAGCGCCTTAGAACGAAGACTTCAAATGGGACTTGCGGTTTCAAAAGCAGACTTAATTGCCGCACAAGTATTGTAAGGTGGGATCATGGCTTTAACACAAATTCCTAGATTACCAACCCAACAGAAGTTTACTTCTGGTTCTGGCACCTACACAACGCCTGCCTATTGCAAATACATTCGTGTAAGAATGGTTGGCGGCGGCGGCGGCGGCGCAGGCAGCGGAACTTCAGCAGGTACGTCTGCGACTTCAGGCGGAACTTCTACTTTTGGAACGTCTCTTCTGACTGCAAATGGCGGTGTTGCAGGAGGAATTAATAGTACAGCAGGCGGAGCGGGTGGTACTGCTACTATTAATTCTCCAGGTATCGGAGTGGCTTTACAAGGTGGATATGGTGCCACTTCTTGCTCTTCGGTTCAAGCGACAGCAGGTGGAGGTCACGGAGGTTCTAGTCCTTTTGGTGGTGCGGGCAGTGGATCTGGATCTACTAACACAGGAGCAGCAACCGCAGCAGTAGCCAACACTGGCTCCGGCGGTGGCGGTGCATCTGGATTTTCAGCAAATGTATTTTCTGGCGACGGTGGCGGTGCAGGTGGATATATAGACGCTATTATTTCCTCTCCTTCAACCACTTATAACTATTCTGTAGGTACAGGTGGCACCGCAGGCGCAGCAGGTCCATCAGGATTTGCTGGTGGAGCAGGTGGGTCGGGCGTTATTATAGTTGATGAATATTATTAAACTGATCTGCCAAGTGTAGAAACAGTAAGAGGGCCGCAAAACGGCCCTTTCTATTTGTAGTCTTTATAAATCTCAGAGCGTTCTCCTGAGTGCTCTTCTAAATAGCCGCCATCTCGGTCAGTAAAATCGTAGATGACGGCTTTTTGTTTTTTAGGGGCTATGCGAAGTACCCTACCAATATTTTGAATAACTTGCGAACGAGCTTTACCACCACCAGCCATAATTAGAACTTCAGCACAAGGCAAGTCAACACCCTCCCCTATAACGCTAGTTCCTATTAAGCAGTCCAACGAACCCTCTTTAAAATTCTTCATCATTTTAGCTCGAACATCATCTTTCTCTTCACCGTGAATAAACTCGGCCCAAGGAATCAAGGTTTTCAAAGCTTCTCCATGTTCTTTATACTGAACAAGGATAATCATCTTTTTTTTCTTTTCTTTTTTAGCAATATCGGCTATTACAGAATTACGTTCCTCATTTTCAACTATTCCTTCACGATAAACTTTTTGATAGTTTGTTTCTTGAAGCTGCATAGGCATGTCAATAATTTCAAATGTAGGTTTAACCAAAAACCCATCAGCTATCGCCTGTTGTACACTATACTCGTGTAGCACTTCACTCAAGACGCCTTCTAACGCTAAGTCAGCGCCGTCATTTCTAAAATTAGTAGCAGTCAATCCGATTCTAAAATACACATGTTTTAAATGCTTCAAGTTAACTTCTTGATAAGTAGTAGCAGCAGAATGGTGAAACTCATCAATAAAAACAGCTCCCACTTCTTTAAATACTTCAGGATCTATTTTTATCAAAGCTTGAATATTGCAGATGCTTATTACTTTTTTAAGCTTGACTGTTTTAGTATTTAATACTTCTACAGAACCGCTGCCGAAATATCTAATCATGACTTCTTCCATCATGTCAGTGATACCTTTGTTAGGAGTAATAATTAAAGTTTTAACTCCAAGCTCCCATATCATTTTAGCCGCAGTCACAGTTTTACCTGTACCAGTAGGCAATACAACAATACCTCGTCCATCGGTTAAAAGCTTTTTAACGGCTGCTTTTTGATAATAACGAAAATCAGGAAATGGAAGTTTGTTCATTATCTTTGCAGAATTGCGTTTAGGCTCAATGCGCTTGTCTTCAACAGCCCATTCGATTTGTTGCTCACTCAACCAATCTAAAACTCGAGGCAATATTCCAGAAGGAAATTCATTGTCGATAAGTAAAGTTATTTTTCTTTCTTTGTCAAGTTTTTCCGCTTCCTTTGAAAGAAATGCCCGCTGCCGTTTTAAAGCAACTTGATCCGAACCTAAATTAGTATTTTGCAATAATGTGTTGACACGGCGTAATTGTTTGATTATCTTTTGAAATGAGTATTCAGCCGCTTGATCAACATAAGACATTTGGTTTTGAAGAGCAGCATAATCTGCACCTTTTAAACCTAATAGTTGACATGTGGAATTATTCAAAGTAATCTTGACCATGAGTAAGTATCTCATTATGGAAGGAGAAAATCAATGGAAAGTGACATCAAAGCTAAGGGGTTAGAGTTTTTGTACGGCCAGGTTTCTAAAGGCAATATTCCGCAAATCAAGAAAGGCATGCTTGAAGATTTGTTGGGTTTTGTAGAAGGTCTAAAGGCCGAAGAACAGGCTCGTCAAATGGCTAGAAGATTTGAACAGATTTCAAAAGAAGCTGGACAAGATTCTTCGGCAGAGGCGCTAGCAGAAAAACTAACTCGATAAGGAAGTCCTATGAGTAAAATAATTCTTAATTCTCACGACACTAAGCAAAAAGCTTTAGAGACAATTACGGAAATGGCTGCTGCTGTAAAAGCTACACTAGGCCCAGGCGGAAATCCCATCATCCTCCAACGTCAAGGGCAGAATCCAGACGGTACTCCTATTGGCCCTCTTATAACTAAAGACGGCGTAACAGTTGCCGAATACATCGCTTTTAAAAGTAATGTAAAAGATACAATCGCAAAAGCCATTCTTCAAGTTGCAAAAAATACAGTAAATCAAGCTGGTGACGGTACAACTACTGCGGTAGTGCTTGCAGAGGCAATTTACAAAGCGGGCTACCGACACATAGAACAAGGCCAGAATTCAATTCAACTTTATGACGAATTGAACGCCATTAAAAATGAAATTATTGCTTCGATCAATAAAGTAAAGAAAGATATTTCCGAAGAAGAAATTATGGACGTGGCTTTAATTTCTGCCAATGGTGATGCAGAGATTGCCAGTATTGTTCAGCAAGCAATCTTAGCTGTTGGAGAAGATGGACACATTGCCCTTGAAGAAGGAGCTTCTCGTGAAACAGAACTCACTCAAATTGAAGGCGCTGTCTATAAGCAAGGTTGGACTTCTTTTGGAGCTGCTGGTTCTCATTTAGTTACCGATAAATCTCGAGACTTATGCGTCATGTCAAATCCAGCGATTCTTTTATATGCTGGAAATCTCGACAGTATTCACGATCTTGGTAAAGTTCTTCAAGGCTTGTATCAAGTTGAGAATGGTCAAGTTAACAACGTAGTTCCTGTTTTAATTATTGCTAACGAAATTTCAGATGACGTCAAAAATTTCATTCTTGAAAATAGAACCCACAGAGGCTATCCAATTGCCGCTATTAAATCTCCATTTGACGGCTCTCCAAATTCTCGTACTGAGATGTTAGAAGATCTAGCTTGTCTAGTGGGTGCCCAAGTAGCAGCTAAAGGTATCTTAGAACTTAAGAACGTAACTTCTGAACATTTTGGATCTTGTGACCGAGTTGAAATTTCTCGTAATGAGATGACTATCTTTTCTGGTGCTGGCGACGAAGAGGATGTTTTACAACGTGTAACTGACATGAAAAAGTTACTCGCTAGTAAACTTCACGACTTCGATCAAGAGAATCTGCGTATCCGTATCGGTAAACTCACCGGAGGTATTGCTGTTATCCGTGTAGGCGGAAACTCTGAGCTAGAGATTCTAGAGAAAAAAGACCGTATTGAAGATGCCCTTTGCGCTGCAAGAGTAGCCATTCAAGATGGCGTCGTAGCTGGTGGAGGTTATACACTGTACCAAATTAGTCAGGAATTAACCTCTAATTCAACTGCCGCACAGATAATGAAGGAAGCTTTACAAGCGCCTATTAAACAGATTATTACAAACGTAGGCCAAGATGCCAATGTTGTACTAGCTTTGATGCCTAAGAAGAAAGGTTATAACGCTAGAACCAAAGAATACGTTGATTTGCTAAAGGCCGGAATTATTGATCCAGCTAAGGTTACGAAGTCGGCATTAGAGAATGCGGTTAGCATAGCAGGGTTATTGTTAACTACAGGCGGTTCAATTGTAGTAGATGACACTCCCGCTAGCGGAATGCCAAACCCTTTACATGCGCTCTTTGGAGGCTAAGTGGCTAAAGAAAAGAAAAAGTGGAATCCTAACGCCGTATGGCTCAGTTACTCAGGGGCAAGCTCCTTTAAAGCCTGTCCTGAGAAGTTTTACTTGAGCAAAGAATGGCAAGCCAAGGGTAACTTTAGTTACTTTGTATTTGGTTCTGCCGTGGAGTGTGGTGTTACTTCTGCTTTGATTGATCGAGACCGAGAGAAGATGTTGGCCGCTTTTGAAAAGAATTGGAAAGCAGAACACGCCGATGATCCTGAGAAGTCTAAACCAATATTTGATAATTGGACTATTGAGTATTCAGCAGGTGACGTGGATATTGATCTAGTTGAAGGCGAAGACATTCGTTTAGATCAATGGGTTACTGAGCTATTTAACGATGTAACTCAGACATGGAAGCCTAAGATCTTTGAGATTTTTGCAAAGATCAAAGAAAAGAAGAAACTTGACGAGAACGAAGATAAGTTTTACAAACGAGTTGCCTGGCTTTCCATGAAGAAAAAGGGTGAGTACATGCTCAATTCCTTTTTTGACACGAAGCTTAAAGACATTAAAGGTTTGGTAGAGCTTGACGGTAAACCAGCAGCACAATTGCGTATTGATATTCCTTCGGAAGATGGAGACAATATCGTAGGTTATGTCGATTATATTGTGGAGTTAAATGACGGCACAGTTGTGATCTTAGATTGTAAAACTGCTGCTGCGGCTTATGACGATCATAAATTACTAACTTCGGAACAATTAAAAACGTATGCTGCGGCTTTGTCGTCTAAGTTTGACGAAGTTCCAGAGATAGGTTATCTTGTTTTAGTAAAGAAATTGAATACTGAAAAATCTTGTACAAGCTGTGGAGCTTTGCGAGAGAATTCGAAATTAAAAAATTGTGTATCTTGTGGCGAAGGTAAATACGAGTCGGCGTCATATTCAGCAGAAGTGCAAATGATGCACCGACCAATTGATGATGAAGAAATGGACGATCAGCTTGAAGACTATTCTCAAATAGCTGATGCGGTGAGAAACAAAATCAGATATAAAAATCCTGAGAATTGTTTTTCGTTTGGTCGAAGATGTGAGTTTTACGATCATTGCCATAAAGGTAAAAGTTTAGATAAATTAACAACAGTTGAACCAAAGAAAAAAGGAGGCCGCTAATGGCTAAGGGAAGATTACCAGATGGTTATAGGGGCGTAGATTTAATTATAAAAGAATTTCGAATCAAAAACCCCAAAGGTAAAGTGGAGACAACTCCGGTTTTAATGGGTGATGGTTATGTAATCATTACTGCAAAAATTACCACTGACGATGGTGCAGTTGGTAGCGGTATGGCTGATGCCGACGTGCAAGAAGATAAATCAGTTGAGAAAGCTGAGTCTGGTGCAATTCGACGAGCTTTACTAACTCTTGGATATGAATCCATTGCCGTTGACGAAGATCAAGAAGAATCTTCTAAACGTAAAGAAGAAGAACCAAAAGAAGAGAAAAAGTCTTTCAAACGTTCTGAACCAGCTAAGAAAGTTGAAGAATCTGACGACGAGCAGGATGAAGACGAAGAAAAAAAACCTAAATCTCGCTTTGGCAACAAAGGTTTGAAACGCCAAGCCGACGAGAAAGATTCTGAAAACGACGATGACGAAGAGTCTCAAGAAGAAGGTAAGTCTAAATTTACCAGAGGTTCTCGTTTTCAACGAGGTTAAAAATGGTAGACATCGTAATCTTGAAATATCCAAATCGTAAACTTTATGACCGAACTAACAGCGTATATGTTACAGGTTCTAAAATTCTCGAAATGATACGTTCAGGAAAAAAGATTCAGATTGTTGAAAGTAAATCGGGGAAAGTTATTACTGGTTTAATTTTGGCTCAAGCTTTGCTTGACGAAAGTGAAAATCAGTTTTATAGTCAAGAGAGTGTGACCGTCTTGGAAAGAATAATTCGAGATGGAAACTTTGAAACATTTAGTAAAAAACTTCTATAGGAGGAAGATATGGGATTTAAAAGAGAAAAACGTAATAGCGCAGCAAGGGAAGAACGAAGTGAAAAAAGCGAAAGATCGTCAACATCTCGAAGAGACCGTTCGGATCGTACTGAGCGTCGTAGCTCTCGCTCTAGCGGTGGCGATAAGCAGTACGCATTCACAAACATCGGATCTGTCAAGCAGGGAAGAAATCTGTCTGACAAAGACGCTGCCGAACTTAAAGGATGCGGAGAGTCCGTAAAAATTAAACTTTACATGCCAAATGTAGAGAAGCTAGTTCTTGCAAAAGATGCTGTTCTTGGGATTAACCTTGGCAAGCGTCAGTCAGATGAGAGCTATGTAATCGGACAAGCTGTACTTCCACTAGGCTCATTGACACCAACAAAAAAGACTGCCGATGATTTGGTTGATTTTCTTGGCGGTATGGGCGATGTAGCTGAGTATGACTTTGTTGCTCAAATTTATCTACCTAAAGGTATCGACACTGTGACACTCGAGCACGGTAAGATGATGCTTTTGACTTTTAAAACAGGCGAAAAAGCAGAAGAACTTGATTTCGTACTAGGAACTCTTTCTTTGGCAAACGACAACTCTGAGGAGTAAACAATGCTCATTCGTGTTACCCAGACCGTCCAAGATAAAGGACGGCTGGTAGCACCAGTAGAGCTTGACGCTATCGTTAGCCGCAACCGAGAGGTTGACTGGTACTACTCGCCTTTCTATTACAGTGACGATGCTTTGGAGCATTTTAAAGATAAAGGAACCATATCTGGGTTCACTGGTGAGACTTGGACCGATACTTTGTATTGGGACTTGGACGCTGCTGACGATCTAGATAAAGTTCTAGGTGCCGCAGCACGTCTTGTTGCTAAGCTGGAAGAGTTCGGTCTCATAAAAGGGGTTGAAGTCTACTTCTCAGGCAACAAAGGTGTTCATATACTTTTGCGAACTAAGAACAAGTTCTCTCCTACCGAGACTTCTCGCATCTGTTATAACCTAGCCGTTGAATCTGGCGCTGATTCTGTATTCGATACCGTCGTTTACAATCCTACCCGAATATTCCGAGTAGCTAATACTCGACATAAAAAGTCAGGTTTGTATAAAATTCAACTCAAACTCGACGAACTTGGTGATGGAGATTTTAATGGCGATGCTGTTAGAAAATTAGCAGTTAAGCCTAGATTTGACGTCGAAGAGTCAGGCGCAAATGTAGAAGCTGACTTCTTGAAAGACAAGTATAAAGAGCGAGAGAAGACGACAGTAACGTCTTTTACTAAATTTGAAGGTGGCGGAACATCTGAGGATACCTCAAGTATTCAAGTACCAGAAGGTATGCGCAGATCTAATTACCTTTTAGAATTGGGTCACTTTGGTAAAGGTGAACGCAACAGTGCTTTAATTAGAATTGCATCCTATGCCAAATACAAAAAGGGCATGGATAAGGATCAAACTCGTCAATTGATCTACTTGGCCTTAGAGCGTAGAGCTAATTTAGGTTTAGGTGATAATAAGTGGGACGAAAAAGAAATTGAATCTACAGTATTAAATTTGGTCTTTTCAGATAAATGGCGTAAAGGTTATTTTTCGTGTGCGCCTGGAGCTGAAAAAGAAGATAAGTTTTTACAGGACGCTTGCGACAAAGGTCCTGGATGTTGCATGTTGCAACCGAAAGCCCAAGTCGTAACTATGGGTATTGAAGCTCTAATTGAGCAATATAAAAAATACGCAAAAGAGAGTCCTGAAGTTTATCCTAAGTTTGGAATTGGTTGGTTAGATAACTTAATCAGGCTACGTCCTAAGAACTATTCAATCATCAACGGTGCCAATGGTTCTGGGAAAACTTCTTTAGCGACTCAGTTAATTGATAATTTGAATAAGCAAAAGTTGTACCATGCCTTCTTTTCAGCAGATATGGCTGATTCGTCTCTATTTGAGAAATTAGGGGCTAAGTATACTCAATATGATCAATTTGAAATTGAACGAGCATTTCAAAATGTTGTAAAGAATACAGACCCAACTCAACGAGACCATGACATCTTTGCTGAAGTCGTAAATAAGTTGAAGTCAGCTCTTCCTTATACAATTTTTGACTTTACTTCTTCATTAAAATCGGATCTAATTGAGAAGACGATTAGAGAAACTGAAGCAGCAATGCAGATAAAGTTTCACTTAGCGATCATAGATTATGCCGGTCGAATCTCTTCGGAGCATGAGTCAGCTTATATGAATGCTACGCAGAACGCTTTAGATGCCAATACGATTGCTAAACGCTGCGATGTACACATGGTTTACATCTCTCAGATTTCTCGAGAGCAGGGAGACCACATTAAACCGTTGAGAACTTCAAGGGTTTCTAAGGACTCTGGTGCATGGGAAGAGAATGCTACGGTTGTGCTGAATGTGTGGAGACCGTTAGGATTTGATCCAGGTGTGGATAAGTACATTCACTTATTCCTTGGAAAAAACCGAGGCCCTGGTGTTTCTTCTGAGCATGTAATGTTTTGGGATGGTAAGGAAGGTTCTTTTAGGGAGTTGTCTGACGAGGAATTTGAACATTATAGACGTCTGTGCGATGAGTACAATGCGTCGCCAGATCGTCCAACGACTCATAAATTAATTGCCCCTCATAGAGAGGGCTTTGAATATAGAGACTCTGAAGACATAAAAGCTTCAAACTCTGCATTCGGAAGTAAACCAAAGAGAGAGCAAGACGATGAAAGTGATGAGCAATATGAACGAAGAACAAGAGGCGAAAACTACTCCGAAGAAAGTAAGCAAAAAGGCTTACAAGCTTCTGAAAGACGCCGACAGTTTAGAACAGATGCTTAATTATGCCCAGGGTCTTGAGTATGTCGCTTTCGACATCGAGACCAATGGGCGAGAAGAGCACAAGATTTCCACCATTGGAATAGCCATTTCTGGGCATTTCGATACTGGTTATTATGCTGCATTTTATGATTGGTCTCCTGTAACTAAGTCTTTAATACGTTTAATTCCAGAAGATGTAGAACGAGCTTTTGTAAAGAAGCTTTGCGATGTACTCCAAGATAAAAAATTAATAATGCACAATGCGGTGTTTGACGTAACTACAATTCGTCATCAATACGGTATCAATTTAACTGAATCTGTACACTGCGATACGATGTTATTAAAACATACCATCGACGAAGAACGCCCATTCGGTCTTAAGGATTTGGCAATTCTTTACAAAGAAGAGATAGGCATTCCTTCTGAGGACATGGCTAATCAAGAGCAGTTGGACCTTTCTGAGTCAGTAAAACGCAATGGCGGTAAATGGACCGACAAAGATAAAGAAATTTGGAAAGGTCAAGTTGATTTAGTAGGCTATTACGCTTGCGCTGACGTTGATTTGACTCTTCGCATGTTTGACTTTTTTGAAGATCAATTATACAAACAACGCTTAGATGAATTCTTTTACGATAAGGAAGTCATGCCGTTATTTCGTGAGGCCACTACTCAAATGAAATACAATGGTGTCTTTGTTGATGTTGCCTATTTTGAAAAATTAAAAAGTGAAATTCTTGAAGAATCCGCAAAACTTGAGGCAGCTATCTTTGAAGAAATTGAAGACGATATTCAAGAGTTTGTCCGTAAGCATGTAGATAAAGAGATTGATATTACTAAGACTGGACGCTTTGCCGCAGAGTTACTTGCACATTACGGATTGACTCCGCCAATCAATGTTAAGACTGGAAAAGTTACAGTGGCTAGATCTTCTTTACAAGCATTGAGCTTGGAGTATCCTAATCATCAGGCTTTGAAATGGTTATTGTATGAACCTATTATGGCATGCCCTTATGAAGTTGACCCAGCCACCAATGCGGTCGTTAAAACAAAAGCAGTTCGAGTCTATTCAATTGATCCAGACGAACCTGAACTCGATGAAGAAGCCGTCTTTGAAATCAAAAAGAAAATTTACATAGAAGCTAATCCAGAGCACCCTCGTATATTTAACTTAGCTTCTGGTGCGCATTTAGCATGGTTGATTTTTGATCAGTATGGCTGTGAACCCGCTGAGCTTTCTCGTAAAACTAAGAAACCAAAACTTGATGCTGATAATTTGGAAAAGTACGAGCATTTGACGTTTATTAAAAAGCTTCTTGAGATGAAGAAGCTCGATAAGATGATTTCAACTTATATTTCTCCAATTTTAGAAATGCAAGATGAAGGATGGATTTATCCTTCTATGTTACAATTTGGAACTACTTCTGGACGTTACTCTTGCGGTGGAGGTTTGAATTTACAAACACTTCCTCGTGATGATAAGCGTATTAAGAAGGGGTTCATCGCACCTCCAGGATATAAGATTGTAAATGCCGACTTTAGCGCCCTAGAGCCTAGAATCTTTAGTTGGGTGTCTGAGGATGAGGGCCTTAAAGAAATTTGGCGCAAAGGCTTAGATCTTTACTCACAAATTGCTATTGACGTGTTTGGACTTAAAGGCGTATCTGCAAACGAAAAAGATGCAAATTACCTAAAGAAGGTTCAACCAGAGTATCGTCAAAAAACAAAAGTGTTTACCCTTGCGGTGCCATACGGCGCTAACGCATGGAGAGTCGCTGCGCTTATGGGCGTGGAAGTCGATGAGGCTTCTGAGATTATTGATTCTTATCTAGACAGTTATCCAATGCTCAAAGAGTATATGGCTAATTGTGAGCGTGCTGCCCAAAGAACTGGAATGGTTCGCACTAAGTTTGGACGTATTCGACATCTTCAAGGTGCGAAAGAATTACATAGAAAATATGGTACTCGCATTACAGATAAGCGGGCCATGAAAGCCAGATGCGGTGATGATCTTGGAAATGAACTGTATTATAAATATAGGAACTACCTTAATAATAGTAAGAATTTTCCAATTCAATCTACGGCGGCGAGCGTTTGTAATGCTGCAATGATCAAGTTGTCAAAGTTATTTAAAAAGCATAAAATTGATGGATGGCTTGCGCTTCAGGTGCATGACGAGATTACTTGTATTGTACGAGAAGACCAAGCAGAATTTGCTGCGGAACTTTTACAGGATTCCATGCAGAACAATGTAGTAACTGCGGCGATTGATATTCCAATTTTAGCTGAGCCTGTAATTGCAGACAATTTGGCAGATTCAAAATGATTAAAGCGAATTAAAACTTTCCAGAGGAGTCGAAGTAATGAAAAAACAAACTAAAACTGCCAGAAAACCTAAAGAGATTATTAAACTCTTTTTGAAGAACATGAAACAGATTGCAAAAGAGTTAGACAAATCTCCACAAGAGGTCACTGCTACCCAATTTTGGGCAAACGTTTCGGAAGAACTTCCAGAATGGGATGTCAGGAGAGTTGGCGGTTTTAAGAACTTACAAAATTTGTATTTTCCTAAACAAGAAGAGAGCATTGTAGTAAAGAAAACTGGTGACCTTCTTAAAGAACGAGTTAAGAAAGTTCAAGATGACTTAGGCACTCGTAGACTGATTGCAGAAGAGTTGGCTGCCAATCTACAAGAGATTGTTAAAACTATTGACTTTAAAGTACATAAACCATTAGCGAAAGCTAAAGGAAAGGGCAAACCTGCTGAACGAACTATCGTTGCGCATTTATCTGATACGCACTACGGATGCAACATAGATAAATCTGAAATGGGTGGCTTGAATGAATACAATTGGCAGATTGCTGCTAGACGTTCGGCTTTATTTTTTCAACAAATTGTTAATTACAAGCCTCAACATCGTGACCAAACTGAAGTTGTATTATTAGTGAATGGCGATATTATCGCAGGAGTTATCCACAATCAAGAATGGTTTGTGGATTTGCTAACTACGCAATTTGCTGGCACTCTAAACATTCTTTGCCAGGGAATTTCTTATTTGGCTCAGAACTTTAAAAAAGTACGAGTAGTTATGACACCTGGTAATCATGGTCGTTCGATGCACAAAGCCAGCACAGACCGTGGCACGACACATAAATACGACTCTTACGAGACTCAAATTTTTATTGCGGTGCGTGAGGTTATGAAGGCGAAATGTGCCAATGTTGAAGTCGAAGTTCCTGATAGTCCATTTGCCATCTTTAAAGCGCAAGGGCATACCTATTTTGTTACGCATTCTGATACTGTCATCAATGTAGGAAATCCTGGCGCAGCCTTGAACATGAAGTCAATCAACAATCAGATCAACAAGCTAAATGCTTCTGAGCTTGGTGGAGATGCTAAATTTGACGCCGTTATCTGTGGACACATTCATACTCCTACACTTCAGCTTATGGAATCAGGATGTATGTTAGTTCTTAATGGCTGTTTGAGCGGCCTTGATCCTTATGCCTTATCTATAGGTATTTTTGACTCTAATCCAACCCAGCAATTATTCGAAGCTACGGAAAAGCATGCTGTAGGAGACGTCAGATTTATACAAGTGAAGTCTGCTGATAAAGATGCTCAATTGGATAAGATCATCGAAACTCCTAAAAGGCCTTATTAATGAAAGGGGTTAGAAAGCAGTTCAGCAAAGCCTTACATGATGGTCATGATGAGAAGGCTCGTAATCAAGCCAAGGCTTTCTGGACTAAGCGAGGTTATCTTGTGAAGGATAATCCTAATACCAAAGGTGTTGACTTATTCTTATGCAATCCAGATACCGAAGAAATCATGGCCTATCTAGAAGTAGAAGTCAAAAACAACTGGAATAGTAAAGCGTTTCAATATGACACACTTCAAATTCCAGAGCGTAAAGCTAGATATTTTGTAGAGTATGGCGACAAAATAATTTACATGGTGTTCTCAAAAGACTTGACACAGGCCTTTATAGCCGATAGTCTTAGCTTTAAGAACGCTAAGTTAAAAGAAGTACCGAATAAGTTTGTTAGTAAAGGTGAGTATTTTTATCAAGTACCAGTTAAAGACTGTGACTTAGTATCAATGGAGGAAGCATGACAGATTATGGTCAATTTTACGATAAAGATGGCAAGTTGTTGGACGATGATGTAACGCCAAAAAAAGAAAGATGCTCAAGTAAGAGTACGTCTTTAAAAACGATTATACAGTATGCAAAAAAATTAAATTCATTAAGAAAAGCCGCCGCTAAAGATGGAGTTTGTCTAGATGAGTTAGAAGAAGCGGCAAAGGAGTTAGCATGAAGATTGTAAGTTTTACAGGACCTAAAGGAAGCGGAAAAGATACATCGGCAGACATTCTCAAAGAGGAGAAGATTGCGTCAGGTAGTTTATCGTTCGCAGGACCTTTGAAAAAGATTTGTATGGAGGTGTTTAAACTCCATCACAATTACATGAATGATCCAATTTTAAAAGAAAAAGAACTCGAAGAACCCATCGTTCTTAAATCAGCTCATTTTCGCAAGATCAACTTGCTAATGACCGATTTCCTAGATCAGGACGAGTTCTTTTACAACCCTTACAAAGCTTCTATTGCTGGGCTTGAAGGCATGGTTATAACTACGCCTAGACAGCTTTTACAGGTAATAGGTACAGATTACATTCGCAATCGAATTCACCCAGACTGGCACCTTCAGGCGGCCTTTTCAAAGACCAGCCTAGCTAAAATGGATGAGAATGGCTTGTATTGTGTCACCGATGCAAGATTTCCTAATGAATATAGCTTCCTAGCCAATAAATTTGGCGAAGACTTTAAAGGATTCTATGTAGAGCGCCCAGAAGCAGAAGAAAAATTAGTTAATGGCGCACACGCATCTGAGATGAAAGTTCTAGAAGTCAAAGAATTAATCCCAACAGAAAACATTTTAAAGAATGACAAGACTGTTGACGACTTAAAGAAAAAGTTACTCGCCCTTAAGTTGGGCGATGCTCAACCCAAGAAGAAAGGACAGCAGACTGCAAGTAAGTTTAAATTTGCACAAGCTGGCAAAAGCGATGAAGGAGCCTTCTGATCTAGTAGAACCTAGCATTGAAGTAAAGGTCTCTAAACCAGACCTTCCTGTATTTGTTGAGTTCGAAACTAAATATAGAGTTGACGACCCAAAGATTCTCTGGGATTTTAAACATTTGGTTGAAAAACAAATAGGTCGAAAAGACTTTATTTATATTCAATCAGATGACATCTATTATGTTAAAACAGCAGACGAATTCATACGTTACCGTTTTTCTGAAAGTGATAAACGATCAGAATTAACTATTAAACGTAAAACAGGCACCGGAAATAACATTATCCGAGAAGAGACTAATTTAAGAGTTGATGGTAATTCATTTGATTTAGTTGAAAATTTTATAAAACAATTAGGTTTTACATTTAATTTTCGAATCAATAAGCAGTGTCATATTTACCACGGTGAAGAATGCACCCTTGTATTTTATTCAGTACGAGACTTAGAAACTAATAAGCTTGCGCATTTTATTGAAATTGAAGTTACTGAGGGCGCTGGCTTTACAGAAGACGAATCTTGGGCTATTATTAAGAAGTACGAAGGTTTACTAGCACCGTTAGGCGTAACTGCTCAAAAACGTTTGAGAAAATCTTTGTTTGAAATGTATCGGAGATAGTGTGAGTGTAATAGAGACAGCTTTAATATTTTGCGCCGTGTTTCCATTTAGCTTAGTAGCTATTGGGGTAATTGCGCTTTTGAGAAAACGTAAAAAATCTAATTTAGTTCTTGTAGAACAAAAGGATGAAAATGGGAATAATTCAAAAAATTAAAGATCTTTTTAAGATCAGCGCAGAACGTGGCATGTATTTGCCTTTAGCTTATGATGCTTCAAAAAAAGGTCCTAGCATTACTTTATTGACTTTTTATATTGCTATGGTGTTGTCTTCATTATCACTTATAGCTTTTCACTTTTTGCCAGAGAAATTGTTGCAACCAAGTCTACTTACTTTGATGTTTCTAGCCATGAGTTTTGTATTTTATCGTATGCGAAACTTAGACAAGATCAAACTAGATTTAGACGATAAAAGTATTGAGTTAGAAGGTAACAACAAAGAAGAGGAATCTTCAACAACTAAAAAGGAGAAGGAATGAAAAATCTAATTTTAGCAGCTATTGTAGGTGCTGCGCTGGCGTCAGGAGCTTTGCTCGGTCAAGCTAAACTTGCAGATAAGGCTTTGAACGAAGTGCAGGAAGCTTATAGCGGAGCAAACGGCGAAGAGCCTATTTGTCTAGCACAGGAAGATGGCGGAGAAGCGTACATTATCCTAAATGCTGATAAAGAAGCAAAAACATACAGCGGTATTCGAGTCTTGGTGATGCTACAAGTTCCTTTTCAAGTATCAGCTAGAGCCTTGAATCAACGTCCAGATCTTAAGCAAGTTGATTGCCGAACTGGTCAACCACTAGGAAAATAATATGAACTATAAAATCATAGGTATTTATACCTTGGTTATTATTGCTTTGTCAGTAGCCGCTACTAAGCGGCTTTGGCCTACTATTGATACTCAAGTCAAAGTAGAAGAAAAGGAAATAATCAAAAAAGATATTCAAACGGTAATTAAAGAGCGCATCAAACCGGATGGTACTAAAGAAATTGAGACTGTTATTGTGGACCATACTAAAGAAGCGTCTACAAAAACTTTAGAGCAGGTGGTAACCAAGAAAAATGATTGGTATGTAGCTGCTGGCGCAGAGGCGCAACTTAGTAAGTTGAATGAGCCAAGTTACAAACTAGAAGTCAATCGTCGAATTATTGGCGATGTTTTTGTTGGAGCTACAGTCAACACTCAAGGTGCTTTCGGTTTGCAGGTGGGCTTTCAATTTTAAGGAAGTTAAATGAGCAAAGATACTAATGTAAGTCTTTATGATGCTGTTGATACAGAGCTAATGATCGACATCAAAAACCTAAATGGTGAATTGATGGATCAAGCTCTGTTGATGCGTAAATGGACTAAAGCAAAAGCTATGGCGAGTAAACGAGCTAAAGCTATCAGAGGTCAGTTGGCCTTTACTAAAGGCTCTCTGCACAAAGATCTGGCTCGCAAAGGCCTACGAGTAGGTGATATTGAGGCCGCTATAAATACAGATCCTACTATGATGAAATTAAATGACGAACTCAATGAAGCAGAATATGAATTTGATGCTTTAGATGGCATCGTGCGTGCTTTTTATCAAAAGCATGAATCTCTTAAAGAACTTTCATATAACTCTCGTAAAGGAATGGAATAATATGTCACGTTTTAAACGTTCAAAAGAAGAAACAACCGAAGTTAAAACAGAAATTGCACCCGCTACCGAAGAGACGACTGAAATTGTAGATTCCAAACGCTCTGAGTTTGCTAGTGCAATTAGAAAATTCAGTGGTTATATTAATGCTGAATATAAATCAGAAAAATCAAAAGTTCACGATCTAGAAGATTTAGGTAAGATAATCGTGAACGACTACGTCTCCATGCCAGAGGCGTTTGAAGAGGCAACAGAGTTGAAAGGACTTCCTTTTGGCGTAATATCTTGTACCTATGGAAAACCCGATACCGGAAAAACTACATTGCTGATGGAAGGTATTAAAGGTTGTATTGAGGACATGGTAATTCCAGTTCTTATCTTGACCGAGCATAAATTTGCGTATGATCGTTTGCAACACATGGGTGTCGATCTTATGCCAATCGTTGTACCTGTAGGTAGTATTGAAGAGGGTTATGACGTCTTGATCAAGATGCTTAGAGACCTTCAGCAAAATAAATTAAAATTTACTGACGATGAAGGCAAAGAGCAAGTAATCGACATGACTAAAAATAAATGTTATTTCTTTTGGGATTCTATTGGAAACGTTATGTCTCAATCTGAAATGGACGCTGAAACTGAAGATTGGCAAAAAGGTATGATGAAAACTGCCAAAGCTTTGCGAGTTCTTACTCGTAAGGTTAGTATGTTATTGAACAAGGTTAGAGAGAAAACAGGAATTCTGTTTCTTAATCAATCTTATATCAACACCACTCCACAAGGAATTCAAATTGAAACTCCTACTGGTGGCGATGCAATTCCTTATTCCTCCGCTTTAGTTCTCAGAACTAGACGTAGAAAACGTCTTGACATGACTCAAGATGGTAAAGAAGTGGACATCGGACTTGAAACCATTATTGAAACTGTGAAGAATCATATTACAAATCGTAAAGTTACTGCCAGCGTGTTTACAGTCGCTTCCGGTATGATCCCAGCGACTAAAGAGGCATTAGATAACTATAAAAAGACCTTGCGTTAAAACTGCTCATGGGTAATAATCGAATGAGTAGAGGTGGTCGTATGGCAAGACGAAACGGCGACAAAGAGTTGGATCAACTTCAAAGGCTAAAGTATGAGAATCAAAAGCTTAAAAAGGAAAACGCTAAGCTTAGAAAGCTCATTCAAAGAGGGCAAGCCGATCAAGAACTTTTGCACGAATTGGTTTTACAAAAAGATCGAGAAGAAGAACTTGCACAAGCTGAAAAAATAGCGCAGAATAAGTGGAAATGCTTTGAGTGCGGCGAAGGAATAATGAAGATTCACACAATGAAACGCCTAGATGGTGTTTTTTATTGGAGAATTTGCAGTAATTCTGAGTGTGGGCATAAAACAAAGCTTCAACGTTACTCTAAAGATGTGGAAGGGGTTCGGCATGAATCTGAAGATGCTGATGAATAGTTGGTACAAGGAATTTTCTTTTTACTCTTTTTGGGAAGGTCCTCCAAAATACTTGGATTGGGATGAAGAAGATCACACCAAGCCTTTGATTCATTTTTCATTTGAAACATGGTTTACCGAGACCAGGCCCTTGACGTATTATGATTCTTGCGATAAAGGTCGATGGCGTGGGATTCATTTTAGAATGTACATTTCTAGACGTTTAATAGGATTGACAATTCCTTTTAAGCCTTTGCCAGATCATGTTCCTAGTGCTCGAGAGTTAAAGATGAGGGCTTTGCATGATACGCCTGAACATCGAGCTAAAATGAAAGAACTTGCGGAGATGTTCAATGCCAATAAGAAAGTTTAATTGTAATAAGTGCAAGCATGAATGGACTCGTATAATTAAAGGCGTAAGTGATGATTGTCCAAAATGTAAATTATCTTCTATAGCTTTATTGCCTAAAGAATTAAATACTTTAGTTTATGAAATGAAAGACAAACACCGTGGAACTCAATTGCGCAAGAACCAAGAACAGAAAATGCGGAAGAGGATGAATGATCACCACGACCGCAATGAAGTAGCCGAGAAGATCGACAAACATGGTATGGATGACGCAGTGAGGAACGGATGGCTAAAGAGAATAAAAAAAATATAAAGACCGTTCTGGGGCTAGACTTGTCTACGACGTCTACTGGATTTGCGCTATTAGATATGGACACGAAGAATCTAATTAAGTATGGATTCATTCTTCCAAAAATTAAAGGCATCTCCAAGCTCAAATACCCAAGAGCTGCTTTAGCTCGTATTCTAGACTTGGCTGTAAAAATTTCAGACCTAGTTAAAGAATACAATCCTGATCAACTAATTATTGAAGAAGTGAATCGTGGCAAAAACAGAATCTCTCAGAAGAGTCTTGATGCTCTACACTTTTTGGTATTGCACTATATTGATCAGCATTCACCAAACTTAATTGATCAACTATTCTATTACGATTCGGACGGTAAAGTAGGTTGGCGAAAACATTTAGGTTTAGTTCTTACAGAAGAAGACAAAGCCCATAACGCCCATATTAAAACCTTTAAGTCGAGTAGAAAAGTCGGAAAAAAGAAACCGAAGATCACTAAGAAACACCTCGCTATGAGGTATGTGCAGTCAGTGTATAATTTAAACTTGGATATTGACGAGAAAGTCGAGTACGAAGACATCAATGATGCCATCGCAATGACTAGCTCTTACTTGATTCACGTTTGCAAACAGTAACAACATAAGGAGGAATCGTGTCAGAAAAAGGCACCTTTGACGTATTTTCTAACAAGTTCGCACAAGATATTTTTCTTCAAAAATACAGTATGAATGGAACAGAGACCTGGGCTGATACCTGTGAAAGGGTTGTAAATGCCGTGTGTGGTCAGCTTTTGGACGCTAAGACCAAAGCTAAAATTTTAAAATTTATGAAAGAACGTAAGTTTATTCCAGGCGGACGATATTTATATTCTGCTGGACGTTCATTTCATCAGGTTAACAATTGTTTTTTATTCAGGGCAGAAGACACTCGAGAGGGTTGGGCTGACTTGATGGGTAAAGCTAGTTCTGCTTTACTAACTGGTGGCGGAATAGGCGTGGATTACACGGCCATTCGCTACAAAGGCGCTCCAATTAAGCGTACTGGCGGGTTTTGCACAGGTCCTATTTCTTTGATGGAAATGGTGAATGAAGCGGGCCGTCATGTAATGCAAGGTGGACAAAGGCGTTCAGCTATTTGGGCAGGTCTGCAATGGGACCATAAAGACATAAACGAATTCATTCATCTGAAAGATCATAATGCCGATCTTAAAGCTATGAAAGAAAAAGATTTTAATTTTAGATTGCCTATGGAATTTACAAATATCTCTGTGATATACGACACAAATTTCTTTATCGCAATTGAAGATGAAAGTCATCCAGATCATGCTAAAGCCAAAGCTGTATGGTTAGATAACTGTCGTCAAGCTTTCTCAACGGCTGAGCCTGGTATGGCATTTAATTTCAGAAAAGATGCTGAATCATTAAGAAATGCTTGTACAGAAGTTACATCTGAAGAAGACTCTGATAAATGTAATTTAGGTACTGTATGGATGAATCGCTGTAAAGATAGAGAGGAATTTGCGGAAGTTTGCAAATTTGGAACTTTATTTTTGCTATGCGGTGGAATTTATTCTGATGTTCCAACTGAAAAAATTAAAGAAGTTGGTTTAAAAAATAACCGCATTGGGTTAGGGCTTGGCGGAATGCACGAATGGCTGATGCTGCGTGGCTCAAAGTACGAATGTACTCCAGAGCTTCATAAATGGCTGGCTACCTACGAACGAGAATCTGACTCAGCCGCCTTTGTCGGCGCTAAGCAACTCGGAGTAGCTGTGCCTAAAGGTGTTAGAGCGATTGCTCCAACTGGGACGATAGGTATTATTGCAGAAACTACTACCGGAATTGAGCCGTTATTTTGTAAAAGCTACAAACGTCGATACTACAAAGAGGGTAAATGGATGCACCAATATGTCGTAGATGGTGCTGTAAAACGTCTACTAGCTTTGGGTGTAAAACTCGAAGATATTCAAGACTCGTATGACATCTCTTTTAAAGAGCGTGTTAAGTTTCAAGCAGATGTTCAGCAATACGTTGATATGTCTATTTCATCTACTTGCAATATGGCTTCTTGGGGTTCGGAAGAGAACAACGAATCTACACTTGAGAAAAATGCTATGGTACTATTAAAGTACGCCAAGCGCCTTCGAGGATTTACCGTATATCCAGATGGGTGTCGTGGTGGACAGCCTTTAACTCGAGCTGATCTTGAAGAGGCTATGGCTTCTGAAGGAAAAGTGTTTGAAGAAAAGGAAACCGAATGCGTAGGTGGAGTATGTGGAATTTAAAAACCAAAGCCCTTGTATATAAATACACGGGCTGGTATTTTGCGGATAAAGAGGAAAATGAGTATATTCAAAGTGACGAATGCTGGGAAAAGCTATTTAAGATCGTCAAGAATAAACAAAACGAATTAGATCCTCAGAGTGCTCAAGGTCTTTTAATAGGACTTTGGCAATCCGAACATGGCTTTCATAGACCTGCTTCTTTTTTAAAATACAAACGGCCCAGAGCTTTCTGGCGTGTCGTGGCATGGTGGGTTGATCTTTATACCGTAATTAAATGGGATATTCAATCATGTCTACGAAAGAAGTAAAATTAACAAATTTTCAAGTTCCTAGATCGCCAGAAGGTCAAATGCGAGATGCAATGGCCCAAGCGCCAGCTTTTAATCCTGATGACTATAAAAATCTAGGTAAAGTACACAATACACAGACAGTAGAAGAAGTGGCAGAGCGCATGATGCAACGTCGTGAAGCAGTCACAGGTATTCCAATTAATAAGCCACCTGAAGAAGGTCCACAGGTAAACACTAAGGGTGTTGTGGATGATCGAGCCAAAGAATTCTGGACGCCGCCTAGAATCGGTCGAAGATAACATTCTCAAAAAGCGACACTTTTCGGTGCTTTTTAAAAATGCTTGCATTTTGTAAACATACCTTATAGACTGTTTTCATGAACAGGTTAGAAAAGTATTCTTTGTACCTTTTGGTTTATTCTTTCTTACTCAGCGTATTACGCCATAGCTTATGGTGTGGTGTTAATTCAGTGTGCCTAATGCTGGGCTTATTTGAAAACAGCATTCTACTTATATTTTTCCTACCAACATTCTATCTCCATAAGAAATTCGTAGGTCCTAGAGAGGACTTTAAAAGCGATTTTTCTTATTACTTAGCAAATCTGCCTTTGGCGATATGGTTTGCTTTTGTAGTATTTTGCAACATACTAAAGATTTTTAACTTGACATTTCTATTCTATTAAAGGATACTAATTTTGTCAGTTATTGTTATTTAAAGGAGCATTATGACACAGGGAGACATGATACTACTCTGGCAACAAAGGCAAGAATATCTTGCAACGAAACAGTTTGAAGAGGGGCAGAGTTTTGTAGAAGATCCTCCATATTGTGAGGATGCGTATATTTCAGAAGAGGAAAGGTGGGAAGAGTTATGTCAACAGCAGCAATCGCAACCACGATCTTAATGATTTGCGGTAGTGGTGGAACTGATAAGGACTTTGATTGTTACGATTACTATGTAAATTGTACAGTCAACCTTAAACCAGAACCAACGCTAAAAGAATTTGAAATTTGTAAACGAAATGAAAAATCAGGAATTAAACGGATAGAGAAACTAAAGGATACAAAATGAGCGATCAACTAAACACAGGACTACTTCCTATCGGGGCAGTCAAAATTCCAGCGGTGGCTCCAGTTAAACCAGTTGCCGAAAAGCCTAAATTACGAGGGCTTACGGCTACACACGTCATCGTTGACGAAGTAGAAATCCTAACACTCGCACAAGTCGAACAAGCTCAGATCGAGAAAGTTCTAGCAATCCTTGGCAACAACAAAGCCAAAGCTGCGAATGCTCTAGGAATTACTGTTAAAACACTTTATAACAAACTTCATGACTATGGTTTGTTTGAGAAGTACAAGGCTTAATATGGTTTGGTTAAGCAGGATTTTGAATCGAAGGATTGTTAAAGGTTTTGAGTATCGTTTGAAGTCTCTTGAAGACTTAATGGATTCGTGTCAAGCTCAGATGTCTGAGTTAGGAGAAAAACTCGACATGCTTCGACGAGAAACTCCAGAACCACAAGAATCCATCAAAAAGATCAGTGGAGAATTTGAATTGTGGAGCCGCATGTATTGGGATGCTTACAATAGGCACGACGAAGTTACATCGGGTTTAATGCTTGTGACTAAAGATTTTAATCGGAGGTAGCATGGCAAAGAAGAAAGTTCGTCCTTTAGGAGACATAACTCTAGAGTTAGAACCACTTCTTCTTGAAATGGTATCAAGTCACGAGTTGCAACATGGAGAAATATTGAATATAATAAGAGGGTATTTGGAAATCCATTGCCCAGATGCGCAAGAACAATACACAGATGGCACTACACCAGTGTTCTTTTACGGACACGAGGAGACGTTAAATGAGCGACGAAAAAGACCCAAAAACTAATTTACGAGTTCTCGAGTTTGAACGTAAAAAAGAAAGCAGCGAATCCAATAAGATTGTTGCAGATATGTTTCGAACTCTAGCTAAGCGTGCTGATGCTGGTGATATTGAAGACTTCGTAATTACCTTCAAGAGCGAATCTCGTGGAATTGAATCTATGATTGGCGCTGGTAGAAGTGTTAGAGGGTTTGATTTTATTGGTTATATCGGCATGCTTGAAGTTCTTAAACAACGACTTCTTGGCATCATGTCCCAAATGACTTACGCCTACACTTATGAAGGTGAAGAAAAAGAAGAACCAAAACAATCGGAGGATAAGGATGGACAACCAACCGAGCCAGAGAGCACTTAGAATAAATATTTCTAATATCTTTTTAGGGTTGCTGCTCTTGACTTTAGTAAATGCGATTTGTCCAGGCTTAGGCATTGATCCTAAAGCAGAATCAGGTCAAGTATTTTACATGTTAATTGCAGTGATGACTGCTTTTATGTTTCCGTGGTTACAAGTTGTGGAGGTTGTAAATGATGACAGTGAAGATAAAACGCCTAAGTCCTGAAGCGATAGTTCCAAAATACGCTAAAAATGGTGACGCAGGAATGGATTTAGTCGCAACTTCAAAAGAATTTGAAACTAATGACGCTGGCCGTAAAATGCAAGTATTTGGTACAGGTCTGGCTTTTGAAATTCCAGAAGGCTATGTAGGATTGATCTTTCCTAGATCTTCTATTGCTAAGACTGATTTGTCTTTGACTAATTGTGTCGGTGTGATTGATAGTGGATATAGAGGAGAAGTCAAATTTAAGTTTGCTATTGACAGTGGGTCTCGACCTACGCAAGCTTCTTCTTATAAAGTGGGCGACAGAATTGGTCAAATTATCATTATGCCGTATCCTCAAGTTAAATTTGAAGAAGTTGACAGCCTAAGTGACTCAGAACGAGGCACTGGTGGATTTGGAAGTTCGGGTACATAGTACACAGTCAACTATATACTATGTTCTGATGCCTCAGTTTGATACTGGGGCATTTTTTTATTGACTATCTTATATGGCTAGGAGATACTGACTTTATGGAAAGAGATGATGAATCAAAGAAAATGCTCGATCAAGCTTTGTCAGCAGGGGATGACTGGCTTAGAAAACAGGGGGTCATTACCGACTTCTCTATTAACACGATCATTGCTTGGGTTTATTTGAACTTTGAGAAGGTTGAGAATGTGGAGTTAGATGTAGATCGGCCAAAACAACGTATATACGCCCGTATATATTTAGGTTTTTGGACTCTTCTTTTAATGACACTTTTTCGACAAAAAGACGAACTTTTAGATACCATTTTTAATTGGCTTGCTGAGTATCTCCCTACTTATGAGATTTCAGTTGAGTTGAAGAGATGGAAAGGAGCAAAACGTGAGAAATTTAGCATTAATCCTATCGTTAGCAGCCCTGATGATACCGACAATGAGCTGCCAGAAGGTGAAGGCAATATCGCCGAAGCTCTCAGAGCAAGAAAAACACACATTGAAGATTCAAAGAACTCTACAAGCATTGCAGCCAAACCTGAACAAAATGCAGAGTCTACAGTTAGCCCAGGCGATTCAGACTCAAGCGAAAATAAACAATCTTGATTGGAGACTGATAGTTGCTATTTTCTTTCAAGAATCGTCCTTAAGCATTGACCCGCAAGGATGCCTTGCAAGTAAGAAACGCTGCACCGCCGATTATGGAATAGGACAGGTCAGAGCTAAGGTATGGGAAAAGGCGTTTCCAATTGATCGTAAAAAATTGATGTCTGACGTACACTATAGCGTACAGACTAGCGTGAAAGTTTTGACTTATTACAAAATGCGTTATGCACAAAAAGAACTTAACTGGTTTACTCGGTATCATTCCGGTTCACCAATTCATAGAGCTACTTATATGAAGAATCTTAACAAGGCTTTTGCAAAAATTAATAAGCATTTAAAAGATGACGAGGTGCGTCTAGTGGCAGCAACCCCTTGATTTCACCCCCTTTTGTGCTATAATGAGACAATAAGCGGAGTAAAAATGTCAGATAAGAAAAAAGATCAAGGTATTCAGGAATTTACGGTCTCAACAACTGAGCCTAATGTCGTTGATGTTGACAATCTACCTACCAAAGTATTTCAACCTAGTGATTTTGATAAAGAGCAGATGTATCAAGACTTTCGTAAAGGTAAAACTTTAGTTGAACTGGCTGAAAAATGGAATGTTTCCGAAAAAAGTATGGGCCGTTATAAAAAAGACGGTAAATGGGATGAACGTCGGCAACGTGAGATTGATGAGAAGCGGAGTTTAGAGACTATCGAAATTGAAGAGATAGCCAAGCAGACATATTCTAAATTGTTAAAAGTCACCTATAAGTTAGTCAGTGATTTTGAACGTTATGTTTTTGATGGCGAAGAGCAAGGGTCTCCAGTTCCTTTGAAAGTTTTAACAGAGGCAGTCGAGAAGCTAACTAAATTGCATTATTTTGCTGCAAATGGCGGTGTGGAGCGCACTAAATCAGAAACGGTTACTAGAAACGTGACTGAGAAAATTGACTACGCTGCACTTGCTAAAATACACATGGAATCTAAAAAACTTAACCCTGGATATGACGAAAAAGGTCTACTTAAAGACGTGGTAGATGCGTCATACAAAAAATCGGATAAGAAATGAGTAATGATGTTCTAGAAACACTTGGAATAACTCCTATCAGCCGACCTCCTACTAAATTAGGAATGTCGCTGCTGGAATTCTTTGAGTGGGAAGCTACTCTAGGAATAAAAAATCTATCTCCCGCTCAAAAAATTACTTTGAAGGTTATTCAGGGTGAAAAACTCGACGAAACTACTCCAATTCCAATTTCGCACCCTTATCAAGATAAGATTTTTGAAAACGAAGTTGAGATGTTTAAGTTTTTTTCTGGTAAAGACCATTACGAGCCAGTTATCTATTCAGATGTGTCCTTAGCTTGGGGGCGACGCTCAGGAAAGTCTACTACTATAGGTGCTGGAATTGCTATTTACTTTGCCACACAGTTTGATTATATTCCTTTACTTGGAACTTCTCCCCACGCTACGATACCGATAGTAAGTCCTACCAAAGAACAAGCAGGAGAAATCTACGCCACTATAAAAAACATGATGTTGCGCTCTACCTATTTATTTGATGAATTTCTTGATGGTAAGATTGATAACTTTCAAGACGAATACGATGAGGAAAAAGTCGGTAAAAAAGACGCCTTAATAGGCGGACAAATTAAATTGAACAACAAAGTCATTATCAAAGTGATCGCTGCCGATATTTCAAAACTAAGAGGTATGGCTGTACCCTTTGCGATAATGGACGAGTGCTGTTTCATGGGAGTTATGGAAGGAACTGACAACAAAAACACGGATAAAGCTATTTACGAAGCCTTATCTCCGGCGTTATCTCAGTTTCAACAGGTTGAAGGTATGGCTTTAATCTTGAAGATTAGTTCTCCAAATGGACAATCTGGATTAATGTATGGTGATTATGAAATGTCAAAAGATCATGACGTATTGCACATGCAAGTGCCGTCTTGGTATGCGAATCCAACCATTCCGGTTAAATATCTTGAGAAACAAAAGAAAAAGGGTATTTCGTTCTTTCAACGAGAGTATGGCGCTCAATATACAGCATCAGAAATATCTTACTTAGACCCCAACATGATAGATGCGGCTGTCATTTCGGGAGTGGATAGCTTACCCTTTAATCCTAAATATAGATATGTGGCTGTTACAGATTTTGCCAGTAAAAATGACTATTGGGCTTTTGGAATTGGCCATAAAGAATATTATTGGGAAGGTAAAGAGAAGAAATCTTTAGTGGTGATAGATTATAGTGTCGCTTGGAAAGGCTTAGCTGGACAAGAATTAGATCCGATGCTTATAATACCGTTAATAGCCCAGAAGATGAAAGAATACCAGATTGGCTATTGTATAGCCGATCAGTATGCTTTTGCGGCAGTTAAAGCAATGCTTCAGCAGGAAGGTTGTATAGCTAAAGAGTTCAAGGTTTCGCAACAATCAAAAATGAAGTATATGTATTCTTTACAGATTGCTGTAAATTCAAAAACATTTAAAATTGTAGATCATCCTTTATTAATCAAACATTTAAAAGATCTTAGAGAGCGCAGAAGTCAGAATGGACGAGTGCAAATCATGAATGCCCCAGGCTCTCATGACGATTTGGCAAACGTGGCAGCATTGATAACTTATCAATTTGACACGACATCTCCGATATACATAGGACATACAGACCATGATGATACGCAAATTCCTACAGACACTAAAGACCTGACTGGACGACAAATAGCGCCACCTACAGCAGAAGAACTAGCTCAACTAAACGGTGTTGAAAAGTTTTATGACAATAGGGGCGAATTTGACGAAAAAGGTAATAGAAAACCTGGCACCGATGATGATGAGTCTGGCGGTGGCGGCAACATGTGGTGGGTATTTTAATGAAAGTCTGTTCTTTATGCGCAGAAACTAAGCCTCTAGAAGAATTTTCAAAAAAGACAGGTACTAGAAGGCAATCTCGATGCAAATCCTGTTTTAGAAGTGTACTAAAGCTCTATCGAAAACAGAACCAAGATAGTATAAGTAAGCGACGAAAAGCGGCATACAAAACAGACCCATTAAGATATAACAAGCAAAATCAAGACTCTTATATTAGAAACCATACTAAAAGAGTCAAGTATGCGTCAGAATATGTAAAAACTAAGTTAGAAACTGATCTTGTGTTTAAAGTTCGCCATAAAATTAGAGACAGATTTCATAAAGCCTTGAAAGGTAATTACAAGAAAGGTTCGGCGGTAAAAAACCTAGGTTGTTCGATTGAATTCCTAGTAAAATACTTAGAGACTAGGTTTGCAGTAGGCATGACTTGGGATAACTACGGTGTGCATGGTTGGCATATAGATCATATTATGCCCTTGTCTAAGTTTGATTTGAACGATCCTGTACAAATAGCAAAGGCGTGTCATTATACAAACTTGCAACCTTTGTGGGCTACTGATAATATAAGAAAAGGCAATAGATGAAGAAAGACTTGCACGCATTTAGAAAATTTCAAGCTGAGTGGATGACTAGTGATTTTAAGCCAAAAGGCAAAATTCTAAAGAAAATCAAACATTCTGCAAGACAGAACGCTAAAAAAGAGATTAATAAAGAGGTAAAGAATGGCAGAACAAAATAAGAGCTTCCTTGGAAAAGTAAGAGAAGCTGTTGATGTAACACTAGATTCCTATATTACAAAGAGCCGTTCAACAATCAATGAGACTCCGGCAGAAGCCGATTCTCGTGGTGATAAATTGTCTATTAGTGAGCTAGATTATGCTGGCAACGAACAATATGGATGGAAAGAAAAAGTCGGTATGGTCGGCAATCCTGTGCTTAAGAGCATGGCTCGACGAGACTCCGTAGTTATCGCAATTCATCAAACTCGTATTGCTCAAACCTCGGCATTTACTAAAAAACAACGCTCTAGATATGTACCAGGATGGTTGATCGTACCAGAAGAGAGCGCAGACTTAACAGAAGATCAGAAACTTGAATTATCCGATCCAAATCTTTCTCCAGAAGAATACGCTCAAAAGCAGTATGAATTTGAAGAAGCTCGAGTAAAACTGAAAAAACAACAACTCAAAGAAATGAAGGAAATCGAAGACTTTATCCTTCACTGTGGAATGGACACTGATGAGTCAGATACGACTCACAAGCGTGTCGATTTTGACAAATTTGTAAAGATTGCAGTTCGAGACCGTTTGACTTATAACTACGCTGCGGTTGAATTGATACCACAACGTAATCAAGAACGTGCCCATCATTTTTATCCTGTATCGGCTGGTACTATTAAATTTGCCACTCGAAGATCAGCAGAACAACTGCAAAAACTCATGGTAGAAAACATGAAATTAAGAGGTTTGACAGAGGAAGACATTGCCAGAAAAACTAACAAACCTTATAAATATGTGCAAGTTGTTCGAGGAGCGGTTCAAGCTGCTTGGTCAGAAGATTGGTTTGTATTTGAACCAGCAAATCCAACTATAGATCCAGAAGATAATGGATACGCAATGGGCGAACTTGAAATGCTCATTCAAATTATCACTGCACACTTATATGCCGAAGCGCACAATCGTAATTTCTTTGTGCAAGGTATTGGTACTAAAGGTTTATTGCACATAAAAGGGGAAAATATTTCTCGTGCGCAATTAGAAGCCTTCAAACGTCAATGGTTTAATCAAATTTCTAACACTCGTAACTCATTCAGACCGCCTATTATTGGTATGGCAGATGAAGTAAAATGGGTTCCACTTGCACAATCAAATCGTGAAATGGAATTTGAACAGTGGATGAATTATTTGATTCGTATTTGCTGTGCCGTTTATCAGATCGACCCAGCAGAAATCAATTTTGACATTTCTAAAGTGAACACCTCCACACTTAATGAGTCATCAAACGAAACTCGAATTAAGTCTTCTCGTGATAAAGGATTAAAACCTTTACTTGACTACGTTCAAAATTTAATCAATAACAACATTCTTCCTCGATGGAATCCAGAATATGCGAAAAAGTATCGTTTCGAGTTTGTTGGTCTTGATGCTGAAACAAGACAACAAGAAATTGACCGTTTACAAAAAGAAACTAGCGTTTGGAAAACCATTAATGAGGCTAGAATCGAGATGGGTAAAGCCCCGCTTGAGGATGGTGACATAGTTCTTAATGCTATCTACTCTCAGTATCTTGCACAAAAAATGCAACAAGATCAAGCTGCGCAACAGCAAGATCAACAGCCTGTTGATGAAACAGGTGCAGGAGAGAATGGAGATGGAACAAATGGCCCTCCTAACTATGATCAACAAGCTCAACACAGCGAAGAGGCTCAGAAAATTGAAGAAGAATTCAATTCTGATTTAGAAAGCCTAGCTTCTGAGATTGGAAAACCAGAATCAAAACCTAAGAAGAAATCTGAAGACACTAAAAAGTCTATTGAGTATTTCTCCGATGAAGATTAAAGTTGAGTTAGAAAAAGGTGAAACAGTTGAGGCTGCTGACGAGTTCCTGGCAAAGGCACTCGCAGCTAAAACTGAATGCGAACATGGAGAGCGTTACTCCGATGACGCTATAAACGAAGCCCATGATCATATTTGCAAACTATTTAATTCTTTAACTACAGATTTGCATTTAACGATAAAGGACATAGTCGAAGATGCTACTAGAACAAAGAACCCAGGACAGAATTAATGAAGCAGTAGATCAAGCTTACTTGTCATTTTTGATAAGTATGATTGGTTTTGCGGCGCTTTCAGAAGATGATAAGCGTAAAGCGGCTGTACTAGGTCTTGTCCAAATCAATAGACCATTGATAGAATCTTTATATCAGATAGCTTTTCAACGAGGAAACGAAGCAAGTCAACGTCCTGTGAAACTTCGAGATTTGATAGCTTATGCTGGCTTAGCTGGGGTCTTGCCTTTAACTGATGCTCAGGCCTATTCTTTAGAGCATGCAAAAAGAGAAATGTACGACGCTATTGAAAGTGCTCGTGAAGAATATAAAAAGAAAATTCGACAAGCCATTCTAAAATCAAATGCTGATGCTCGAGCTAGTGAATTAACACAGTCTCTCTCAATACAGGAAAAGCAAGCCAAAAAAATAGAGTTAGTTAGTGCTCTATTAGCAAGTCTGGCGTTAATTTCCACTAAACTCGAAGACGCCTTTACAAAAGGGGCCACTAGTGCCTTAACAAATTTAGTCAATAATGCTGCGGTAGATGAGGCACTTACCAGTGTGCTAGTAAATCAAACTTCAGCAAAAAACTTGCGAGCCTATAAACGTGTTATAAACGATGGCAAATTATGCGGATGGTGTTCAAAATTTTATACCAATAAAGACGGTTCACCAAAAGTATATCCATTGTCAGAATTAATTGCGAATGGATCTAACGATGGTTTACCGAAGAACGCTTGGAAGCCTGTCGTTGGAAAAACGCATGTACGTTGCCGTTGTCAGCTTCATTATTTAGCTCCGAATCAACCTGATCCAAAGTAGCATCATCTTCAAAAAAAGAAGGTTGAGCTTTCTCTAAACAGTCTGCTGTTATTTGTTTTTCTGGCGCTTGAGTTGTTAATTTCTTGATTTTATTTCCACGTTTCAACCACTCGGAAATTGATTCAGTTTTCACTTTTGTAAATCCTTTTTATGTATTGTTCTTCAAATGGCATATCGTCTATATAAGATTCTGGCTTAGAAGCTATGACGTGGACATAATCGGCTAGGCCAATTTGTTTAACGACATTCTCAGCATGATCGCTACCTCCAGCAGACCAAACCACAACATTCCAACCTATAGCATGTAAATCTTTTACAAGTTGAATATGAGGTCGATGCAAGCGGACAACAATATTTCCACTTTCCAAAGTTAGAACTTTAGAAGTTGGATCATGAATATCAGCTCCCCACATGATTAGGGTGTCGTCCACGTCGCAATAAATTGTTCGTTTATCCGAGAGTTTAAAATAATTAGACACGTTTTAAATTTTCCTTTGTTCGCTCAATGTGCTGCTCAAGTTGCTGTCTATTAAATGTTAATTCTGTACTGCGAGTTATAATTTTTACTTTTCCTTGCATGACGCCGGAACTTCCAGCTACCCAGAAATCCCAATTGCTGCGCATTCGTAGTAAAAATTTAAGATGTTCACGAATCGCTTGCTTTCTCATGGCTTTTCACCTACAAGATAAACAATATGCCCTTCTACCACTTGAACTGGAATTTCGTAACCTTCTACTCGAAAGCATTTAAAATCAGTAGAGCCGTAACTATTGATGGCAGTTTCTTTACCTAAAATTAATATTTTAGGCACTAAAAAATGTTCTAAACAAAACATCGCCTGTCTTTGAATAATCAAATTTAATTTTTCAGCTTCTCCAGTTGCTAATTCAAATTTACTCCAAGAATTCATAAACCTTCCTCTCGCAGACGCAAGCCCACTGGAAAGCGTGGAACTTTGTTCTTGCCAGTCAGTCCTTGAAATTGTACTGTAAGAAGTTTTCCCTTGCACAATGTGGGGTCATTCAGAAACTTCTTGGTTTCTTCCTGGTTTCCGGTCATCTTGACCTCAAACTCAGTGCCATCTTGCGTCCTGCAAAGAAAAGCACCTAGTAGACCCTTCAATTTTCCCTTCCCCTCAACAACGTCCACTATCTCAAACTCCGCATCGTCAAACTCTTTGACTTTTTGGAGGTTGTAGGACCGCTTGTTCTCATACATGCCATCTTTATTACGAAGCATTACACCTTCGTATCCGGCAGTTTTATATTTTTGAAATAGCTCAGACACATCTTCGTTATTATTTACAATAAGTGTCCAAAGAACCTTTAATGGTGGACGCACCACAATAGAATCTAAAAAATTAATTCTATGATAGTTTGAGTGTTCGGTGTCAACCATATCATAAATGTGATATTCAATCTGCGCAGATTCAGGACTTGGATTTTCTTTACGAACGGCAGATACGATCTTTTCAAAATCAGCCTTTAAAGCATGATTATAAAGCTCGCCATCAAGAATGATATTTGTAATATGTGCAAAATTAAGCGCAATTGCTTGCTCGATATGAGGACAACTTGTAATTCTTTTACGAGTTCTTGACCAGAGTGTGACATTTTGACCTTTCTTAATAGCAATACAGCGAATACCGTCTAACTTAGGCTGAGCCAAGCAAGGAAATTTAATCTTATCTCCGTGCTTTTCATAGACATGTGCCAGCATTGGTTCAACTCCGCCCTCAATCAAATCATCGACTTCTCCGGCATTAGCTGATTCCAAGGATTCAACATAGCCTCGTTTTTTCTTCTTTTCCCATTTAGATTTGGCCTCATTTAAGGCTTGCTGCAATACGGTAGTCTCATTCTTTTTACCTACATTTTTACCTTCTGAAATCACATCAAAGGTACTTTGTAGCTTTCCGCCTGTCTCTCCATATACGGAAAATACCCTACATGTGCCATTTTCCATGACTTCAACTTCGACTCCCCATTGCTCAATCTTACCTTGCGAAGACTTTTTATAAAGAATTGGAAAATTTGTAGTCATATTTACTCCTCAAATCTAACTTCATGTTCACGGTCAAAGTAAGATTCCTTGCCGCAAGTATCACATTTATAATTGTGCATCCATACCCAGTCGTCCTCTAAATACTCAATTTCATCCACCACATCTTGATGGACAAATCCAACACAGCCAGGCTCGTCACATTTAGTAGGACCTGAACAACAACAGACTTTACAATTTCCACCTTTTACATGAGGAGGAAACATTCGGTCTTTTAGGGAGTCCATATCCTTATCTCCTTATCCTTAAACTCTTCCACTATGGCGAGAGTTTTATCCCAAGGCACTCTAAACAATCCAGAGTTAATCTTAGGCATGTTTACAACATCAGTATCAGATACTTGATTGAATAAGTCAACTAAAGATTTACGAGTATTGTCGAGAATCTCATCTTGATACAGGGCACGTTTACCGAAGCCTGTAGAAGTGAATAGACAGCCAACTCGATGCCATTTGCCATTCAAAATGAGACATGAGCCTAGAAGAGCGTTGCCTTTTAATTGGCAATGGGCTTGATAAGCTTTGTAGTAGCTAGGGTAAAGACGATTGAAAGTGGCGGCAATGCCAGCACCCCAAGCACCCTCGGTGTTACAGGCGTGAACAAGGAGTGAACCTTTGTCTGCGTCAAAAAGATTACCTTTAACATCTAAGATCATAAATCAAACTCCCTTACTGGATTTGTAGGCATGTACATTTCATCGCAAATGCTTGCATTGATGTATTTGACGCCATTGAAAACAGTCTCTCCGGCAGAGCCGTGAATATGTCCAAAAGCGTGAAGTTTTAACTGCTTTAATTGATTGATGCGATCCATTAGATCGTGACAGCCAACTCGCTCTTTCGGAGTGACTCCATCTGTGAAATATACGACATCTAAAATACCTGCTGGAGGACCGTGAGTGATGAGTATTTGCGTATCGTCAGGAATAACATCCCAATGACGTTTAATTTCTGGTCCTCGACGTCTATTCCATGCCCAGTCATAGAACCAAGGAGTGATGGCCGAGCCGTGGATTTTTATACCTTCAATATCTACAGTGCCTTCGTCAATAAAGTGGACTCCAGGGCAAGCTTTTTCGGCCAGTTCTTTAGCTTCCGTAAAATTTTTTTCTACCCAAGTTTCGTGATTTCCTTGAACTGAAATGATGTGCCCCGCTTCTTGCTTATTTAACCATTCATGAAAATCTTTGACCATGTGTCTTTCACCACGAAAACTATAGTCTCCGCAACTAATAAGAATATCGCATTCAGGAATTTGTAGTTTATTCCATTTCCCATGAACGTCGGAAATTAAAACTATTTTCATTAGCCACCCACTCTATAGGCGATGATAAGCCACATAAGTAAAGGCACGATTACTACCATAAATGGTACGGTTACTTTGGCCCCAAGATATTTTACTTCTCTTGAATTGAGCATTACCCAAAGTTGTAAACCAAAAAATAAACACCACAAGATACTAATAACTAAAAGTGTCCAATCAAATGCTCTCATTTATCCTCCATATTCATAGAACTAAGACTCAAACTTTTAAAACGAAGTTTTATTACACGAACCGGACGTTCGCATAAAAGAAACCCATGCGCTGTCTTGTGTCCTCGCTTATCGACATCCACCAAATGCAATTTAAAATCGTCTTGATCTACTATCACCGCAGTGTTCTTATCCACTAAGACAAAATGCCCATCGCTGCCAAACTGTTCAGCAAATTTAATATCAGCGGCGTACACATCATCTATAGATAACTCTCTATCAACTTCAAGTGCGGCTGGAATAATATCTAGTAAATTTTTAAATTCCTTAACTACAAAATGTTCAAGAGCTAATCGTTTAAAACGTTCGTGTTCTTGAGGAAAAACTTCAGAGCTATAAATAGGACTAAAAGTTTTTCTAGATTTTTTAAATGTTAGACCCTCTGAACTGACATCTCCTACTGATACGAAATCCATCTCGATAGGGTCATCAAATCTAGTGTAAATCGTGGGATGTTGGACCTTTCCAATATGCAAAGTTGCAAATCTGCCCAGACCTATAATAGATAACCTGCCGCTAGGTAAACAAAATTCAAAACTCATAAAGCCCCCTGTTTAGCTACGCACTCTCTAGCAAACTTAAACAATTCTCCGCCCAAAGCCTTCTTAACGGCTTTCACTTCATCGGCATCGCCAACAATCTGCCCTTCTGACAACAAATCCGATACATAGTCAGCACAAATTTGTGGCAAAGATTTAGGATAATCAGTTAAGTAACGCTCGTCTCTAGAGAGTAATTTTTCCATACGAATAGGTTGAAACAGGTGTGCATACTTTGTCAAGGCTAAATTTTCCTGTTCTGTCTTAATTGCTTTGGCCTTTTCATCGCCTCGTTTCCAGGCAGTTTCTTCGGCCTCGAATACCTTTTTGAGACGGTGTCCCATCGTGTCAATCACTACACCTTCTGGCCGCATAAATCCTGGACATAGCTTAGAGCCATTCGTCTTAAGATCTGTCATCACCTCTTCGATCTTTTCCAGATTGAAAGGACCTTTATATAGCACAGGCACAACTGTCGTCTGTGGTGGCAATGGACGTTCAGGTGGGTACTTCCAATGATCGAACAATACAAAAACCTTACTATCAAGACCTTCGCCTGAATTTATACCTAATCCTGCCCATTCTCCAAAATGTTGCCCAACGCCCAGCTTTTGCACAAACTCTTCTTTATGCTTATCCACAAACGCAGCAAAACCGTAGTTGTCGTCTCCTGGATAAATCCAACGAGTACGGCTTCCGGCTCTAATTAGATACCCTTTACCGTCAATCGTCACATTAGGCAACGGCAGTCCTCGCTTTTCGTCTGGAATAGTGTCCGTAGGTAATGGAACTTCGATGATAAATACCTGAGCATTAGTGCCGTGAATCTTCTGTGTAATACACATTTCTATCTTCTTTAATGCTGTAATTTTTTCAAAAGGTTTAAACTCCATGTGTCCTCCTATGTAAAACATACTATATTGGTCAATTTTAATAGTCAAGTGAAAAAGTACGGCTTGACTATTGTTGATCGTTTTGATACTTTGGTTAAAGAGGAAACGGAGGAAATTTAATGAGCGTACAAGATAAGATCGCTGAACTTGAACGTCAAGTTGCCCGTAAAAAGGCGCTTGTAAATGCCAAGATCACACTACCTAAAGAAACGCCAGAAGATGTCAAAAAAGAAGTTGCTGCTCTAATACAAGAGGCTCTTTTGAAATTGGCAGATAATGATGCAGTTTCAAGCGGTGGAAAATTTACTGACGAAGAAGTTACAGTATTGAAATTATTGGCAAATAGAGCTTTAACAAAGCCCGCTGAAACAAAGAAACCTACGCAACATACCCCAAATGTGGTATCGACGTCGGCTGATTTAGGAGATAAGGCTTTGGGAAAGATAGATAAAAACCCTGAGCAAAGCGGCGAATACCTAGGTCGTGAAGCTGAAATTATTTCATTGGACGCTGTTCCTGTTCGTCAAAGAGGAAAAGTCTCTTCGATGGAAAAGTGCAAAGTTATGGAAGTTAGACCTGATGGTCTATTACATATCTTGACTATTGGCGGCGTTCGTTTTAACGTATCACCTGAAGATTTAAACTTCGACATTGGGTCGAACTAATAAAGGAGAAAGAAAATGGCTGGCGGATTCAACAAAAATAAGAAGCAAATGACTAAGCGTGAGATGCAAGAGCAAGTGGGAACTCAAGCTAATAACGCTGTTCAAATGGTACAAGGATTGGCGATGGTTGTTAATCAACAAATTCGCAATCTTAAACTAGAGACCTCAAACCTTGCCGCAATGTCAATCATGCGAGAAGACGGTGGTGAAATTGGCAAATCCTCAATTGCTTATATCGACTTCGTAGGAACACTTGATGGCGAAGCTTTCGAAGGCGGAGAAGGTATTGGGGTGTTCGTTGATATGGAAGTTCATCAATTTCTATCTGATTTTCAATCAGCACTTGCTGGTATGAAAGCTGGAGAAACTAAGATCTTTGACGTAAAATTTCCTGAGAATTATCAGGCTAAAGAACTTGCGGCTAAAACTGCACAGTTTGAAGTCTGTGTTCGTAAAGTTTTGAATGAGATTCCGTCTCCTGTCGCTCTAAAGGCGCTAGAGATTCAAAAGGCTCGTGCCGCTAAAAAGGCTGCTGAGCAACAAGCTGCACAAACACAGGAGCAATCCGCTACTGTTGAAGGATAACTTATGTCGAGTCGAGTAAAAAAAATAAGCTCGGCTCGCTCTAAGGATTCAACGCACTACGAGAATTTATTCGAGTATAACGTTAACTTCAAAGAACGAGTCGTATATTTGAACGATGAGATTAGTGTCGGTTCTTTAGAACTTATACAAAAAGCATTTGACGAATTTGATACTGCACCTGAAAAACCAGTCCGCATTGAGATTTCATCTTATGGTGGCTCTGTGTATGACATGTTCGGTATCATTGATAGAATCAAGGCTTCACCTTGTACTGTCATCACTAGAGGTTTCGGCAAAATCATGTCCGCAGCTACTTTTATTTTAGCTGCTGGAGATGAACGTTATATCGGCAATCATTCTTGGGTCATGATCCATGAGATGAGTGACGTTGTGAAAGGTAAAATGGCCGATCTTGAAAATGACATGAAACACAATGCCAATTTGCAAAAGCAAATGTACAGCATGTATGAGAAACTTTCCGGTGGGAAAATTTCAGCGAAAACATGGGCAAAACTTTGTTCTAAAGACCACTACATATCAGCATCAGAAGTTTTAGAACTAGGGTTGGTGGATCATGTCACAGAAGAAGCGTAAAAAGAATGTAGTAGTAGATTCTAAAGAGTTTCTTGCTGGCATTCAAGCATTGACTATATACTACGAGCGTAAAGTGCAAGAATATACGCAAGTAAAAATGCAGTTAAATGATGAGCGCATCAACGAATCAATGCTAGAAGATCTAGAAATTTTAGGAGATGTTTTAAACCACCTTACGACATTGGTGGGTGATCAATTAAAAAACGAAGGCGATAGTCTAAATTGAGGTTGTATGAGCGATAAAATATATAAAGTAAGTTTAAGTGTGTGCGTGATTGGTATCTTGGCTGGTGTAGGTCTTTTAGCTAAAGGGTTACATGGTAAAGCTAAAAAATATAGAGCGCAAGCTGCTATAGAAAAACAAAAAGCTATGATCGAAAATCTAAAAGACAACACACTCTATATTGTCACATGCGACGCTGCGAAAAGATGTTTTACTGGTACTGGTTTTGTAATTAAGTCTGACAATCAAGGTTCATGGATTTTGACTAATAAGCACGTTTGCAACCATAGCAGACTTTCAAGTAAAGATGCTGCTAAGAGTGGAAATATACATCAGTATTTACCAATAGGACTTGAAAGTCGTAAATTGGCTCGTACAGGTGGAGTTATAACTAAGGTAGGAGATAACACTGATCTGTGTTTGATTAGATCAGAAGAACGTTTCCCTCATCCTTTAAAGCTTGCGAAAGAAGCAATTCCACAAGAGAAAATGTTTACTTTCGGTTTTCCAAATAGTCAACCAGAAGTAAACGAAGGAATTTATTTGCGCACAGAAGGTATTCCCCTCGCTTTTAATTCAGTCAGTTCTGCAAAAATATGGTTCGGTGCCAGTGGTTCTGCTGCTGTGAATAGTAAAGGTGAAGTGATTGGTGTTATGGCCGCCATTCGTCAAATACCTAACAAAGATCCTAAAGATAGAAAAAATGTATCTGAAAGTTTATTTATACCTCTCGAAACAGTTCGAGAGTTTATTGGAGGAATTTAATATGATCACTGCAAAAGTACAGTACGCTTTAACGCTGCTGAGAGACGTCCGAGATAAGGCAGATGGTCGTCCTATAAAACTAAAAGATGTGTCTAAGGCTCATCAATTAGATTTAAACTTCTTAGAACAAGTCGCACGATCCTTGCGTATTGCAGGAGTTTTGCGCTCTGTTCGAGGACCTGGAGGCGGTTACGTTTCTGGTCGAGAACTATCAGGCATGAATCTGCTTGAAGTTATGGACGCCGTTGACGCAGCTAAGCAATTAAAGCATGCAACGCCTTCTGAAGGACCAATGCAGCTTAATCAAGCTGTCCATGCCGAACTAATGAAAGTAATCTCAACTATTCCGGTGTTGTAAGATGAGAGTCTTATCTGAAAGAGAAAGACTATTGGTTGAGCTAGTTCATTTACTTTCTTACGGAGATAAGATTGATTTCGGACTGACTCTAGAAGAAGTTCAAACTTATCTAGAAAAGCCGATACCTCGTAAGAAAAACAGAAACGCCCTTCAATGTCTTGATGCCGATGGAGAACGTTTTCTGCAACAATTAAAAGATCATTTAGCTGAACGTAAACGCTGACAAGCCGCTTGCAATAGCTCATGCGTATAGATTGCAGTGGCTTGAGAACTTCCGCTCATACTGGCTTTTCCTGAGCGTTTATCAAAAGAAATAATGTGCTCTCCCTCTCTCCAAATCATTCCTGGTAGGCCAAAATTTGAACTAGGACTTCTTTGTTTTTCATTGACGCCATTACCTACCACTCGCATATTAGGTAGGTTTAAAGATGCAGGATAATAAGGCTCTTTGCTAATGTCCCATGCGGCCTTTTTAATTCTGCCGACTGTGTCTAATTCATAATTACCCGAGGCCACGACAATAATACCAGAGTAGGCTTTTACAGCTTTAGTCTCTTCTTTAATTTCCTCTCTGCCACCACCAGAAAAATTAACTATCTCTACGCCTAGGGTTTTTGCAAGTTCAAAACATTCAGCCGTTGAATGTGTTGCTGGATTGAAGAATTTGCATGAAATTATTTCGACTTCAGGGCACACTTTATCCGAAAGTTTTGGACCGAACAATATCAGTCCAGTGATGTGCGTGCCGTGTCCGTGTCTGTCTATTAAGTCAGAATCCGAGTTATGTTTAGATAAGAACGGCTGCAATTCGTCAATCTGACTGATGCCTGTATCTATTACCATTACTCGTATCGAGTGTAGATTGGGTTCGCTTGCGCAAACCCCACCCATCAAAAAAGCTATTGAAAATAAAAATAGTTTTCTCACAAAAAATCCTAATCTTTATCAGAATGCTCTTTGTCATCCGAAGATTTAAGCATCATACACAAAACACTTCGTTGAAAGTTAAGGTCAATTCCAGCCTCATAAGTTCCATTGTTATTAATATCTGTAAAGCTATCAATAACAACTCCACCATTAGGGCAAAGTGAACTTGGGGCAAGATATTGTTTGATCACTGCATTAGCACCATGCGGTCCAGTGTCGCCTTTAGGACCTACGCTGCCCGTTGCACCGTTATAACCGTTCATGCCGTTAAGACCACGAGGGCCGACTGGACCAGTAGCACCTGTCAATCCAGTATCTCCTTTGTCTCCCTTATCACCTTTAAGTCCTTGCTTCCCTTGTACGGTTTTGACTTCGGAATAACCGTCATTACACCCTGAAAGTCCAATTGCAATTGCGATAAAAAACAACATCACTGCCAATTTCATAAAATCTCCTTTGTTAGATAAGATTTGCATCGGTTAAAACTTCACGAATAGTCTCTTCGTCCTCGTAAGAGTCTTCTGAGACTCGCATTACGAGATTGTCACCTTCGTATTGATCATGCAGCGCCGCAAGATCTAGAATATCTTGGCGAGTAACTTCATCAATTGAATACTCTTCCTCGTCTAATTCAGTTTCATAGTCCTCATCAGTAAATTGATTCTCACGACCATATACTGTTTGATTCTCAATGGGCTTTTCACAAACTTGCAACACTTCAAACTTACAAATACGCATCTTTTCACCGTTGTAGTCGATAGGTACTGCAACGACATCTTTAGGATTGATCTTTACTTCGACACGAGTCCCAGACCAATTAGAGGCATAGTTCCACGCTGCGGCATGCAATCCTGCCGAACACGTTCTAGTAGGGTCATCATCCACTTGCTCTCTAGGCATTTCACAAATAGCTCCTGGACTATTGTCAAACTTTCCGGTGTGCTTGTCTTTAAAGTCCTCAGTCACGCCACGGTAGGCAATAAAACAACCGTCGTCAGTAAAAGGGTGTCCATTATGTTCAAGGAATTTAAACAATTGCTCTCGGGAACGGTAACTTGGATTCTGTTTGAGATTCTCCCAAAACTTAAGCAAGTAAGCAAATGGAATTCCTTCACGTTTAAACTCTAAAATGCGGGCATTTAGTTCAGTTGGTAAAGCCTCACCTGTCGAAGTGATAACTTGACCGTCTACAATTCGCAAACCGTCTTTGGCAAATTGTGCAGAGATGTCAACGAGTTCGGGAATTTCTGCGATTCGCCCTTCTTTAATTGCCAAGATAACTTTACCAAAACGGTCGTCACCTCGAGCGATAGCCAGTGTTTTACCGTCAAAATTTACAGTCACGCTGTTTTGTGTGATGTGATAATTTATTTTTCCCATACTTATCTCCTTTGTTACTTCTCTTATCGGTATAATTTTTTAAAACTTTAGTGATTTATTGATTGATCTAGCAATTTTTTTAAAGCCTCTCGACCTTCTGCCATTGCTGCCAAGCTGACCGTGTTGTCTGGCGTATGCTCTCTCAATAGATTAAACATACGATCATACTCAGTAAACACTTCGGCCTTGCTAGTCACTAGCTGACCGATACTGTAAAGCACGGACAATTGAGCATCGGTTAGCATTTTGAAACGCATGACTGTCATCCTATCGTCAATCTCTGAGTTATCCACGATAAGCGCATACTGTATCGTATTGATAAATGCCCTAGCCATGACTGCGTTAATATTAAGTTTTTCCATATTCACTCCTTATTTATTGTTTAGATACCATGTCATTTCACGTCTACATTCTGCATCTGAGTAACGGTCCATGTGTTTCAACAATGGATATTTATCGTTAACTAACGCTTTCATTTCGGCGTCTTGTTCTAAAAACTTCACATACTCAGCATCATCTTTGAACCTTGTTACTAATACCGGAGGCACGTCCCTACCTTTATAAGCCTTGTTCATCATCTTGTATTGATCGACCATTTTAGTCAACTTTTTATTTTTAATGCCCTCAAGTTGAGACAGTTTCTCAATGATGTGTAAGTTTAAAGCCTTAGCACGCATCATTCTGAGACGTATGTCTTCGGTGATAGTGATTTGATCTGCCCAATCTTTATACAGAGTGAAGCCTTTTTCACCTTGTACGATTTCAAATGTTTCTTTCGAGACCGCAATAAAGATCGGCTTTTTGTTTTTTGCGTCGTGTCGTGAACCACCAAATTCTCGAATCATTGTGTTCATTGATTCTTTTTTGTCTTGCCAGTCTGACAGTAAACAGTAAATATATTCTCGACCGCTTGCAGACATTGCCGATGCAGTTTCGGCGTTCGTGTCTCGACCGTAACCATTCAAGTAATGGATATTTTGTTGACTCGCAAGCTTGGCCGCCTTGATTGCTTTTGGTGTTCGTGGAGGCAAAACAAAAGTAATGGCATGAAAGTCGTGAAACTTTCCTAAGATGTCTTGAAGGTCTTTCAAGGCCTTAGTTGGTGCCACGTCAAACTTTAATTGAGTGACTGTGCCTAGGCTATCCGTTGTCGTGGTAGGTCTTGCTCGAATGATATACATATCTTTATTTGCACTAAGCACAGACTTGATTCGACGATTCATTGTCACTATCGACTCATCTTGATTGATCAAGTAGATGTTATGCAAATGATCAAATGGAATTCCCTTCACATTTGAGTCTTTGATCTTGTCACCACGCATTGTGTACTGGCGAAAAGTAACAGAGCCAAGTAAGTTTGTATATAAATATTGACCGTCAAAACGAAAACCTTTGTATTCGTTATTTTGCATTACAAAATATTTGTACATACTGTGATAAACAGTGACGAATTCTTTGACAGTAGAGATTGCATTGATCTTTGCATTGACATGGTTTTTCACGTCAGTTAGAAGTTTAGTGCCGATCTTTGCAAGACCTTTGCGAGTAAAATCAGAATCATCAAGTTTTTCACGACTTGCGGAAACTTGCACAAGTCCATTAGGAATTCTGATCACCATGTAACCTGCTAATTCCTTGCGTAGGTTTTCCATTGGCGCTACTTTCTCTAATAGGTCAGAAGGTAGGGCATAAGGAATGCCGTCGATAACTAATAGACCTGAACGATTGTAGCCACTTGTAAGATAACTAGGTAAAAAATCACTGCTATTAGTAATTAACAAAGGGCCAACTTCATAGCCTCGTAGCATAGAATCTAATGTCAAATTCTTTACCACTGGCATTTCTTCTTGTGTCCAAAAGTAACAGGCACGCTTGATCGAGTTACAAAATTCTGTAACATCTCTAGGATTGACTGCAATCTGTATTTCGCAGCCATTAGGCTGATCAGTTTGAACTGTTTCGATTAAGTCCAATTGACCAACATTTGATGAGCCGACGTGCGCATTGTAGGTGCGACGTGTGCCGTTGACTGTGGATTGAATGATAAAACCGTCTGCATAAGACCAAGCAGACTTAGCGCCAATGCCGAAGCCGCCTGTCTGTGTATTGTTTGTGCGCTTAGTAGAGGCACCATAAAGCACGAACACATTAGCCATTCTGTCTGGACTAATACCAGGACCAAAGTCTCGAACTTTAAATGTTGGCTCAAGTTGAGTCGGCGCAACAACTTCGATGCGTCGAGTCTGTCCGATTTCACGATGTGCGTCACGAGCATTGCTCATGTATTCTTGTACAAGTGTGCGAATTTTATGCTCATATAAACGATTGCGAAGAATCTCAATAACGACCGAAGGATCACCGATGCCAAATGATTGAGATTGAACGTCTTGATTTGATTCGTACTTGTTATTATGTCCAGCGATTCTCATTGTGTTACTCCTTTGCTTGGCTTCATTGCCTTGCTTTCATATAATACTTATCGGCAGGTTTTCAAAAAACTTTAGAACTATTTTGAATTTCTTTTTTTATACTCTGACATATAAGACTCTTCCTTAGCGATTCGAGCCGCTTGCTCTTCATCCGTCTCATCTCGATAAGAATTCCAGCAAACATAAATATCTTGAGAAAAATTTGTATCTTCTGCCACAAAAACAAAAGTATTATGGCCCACAATTTCTTGTAACTGTTCAATATTAATTGCTTTATCTGGCAAAAGGGCTTTATGACTGGTCTGTACTTTTTGTTTTTCATAATTAATTTTAATAGCGTATGCGTATGCTGGCATTAAAATCTCCTTGTTTAATACTTATCGGCAGAATTTTAAAAAACTTTAGTCTTTTTTAATAAATTTTTGTATATCGTCCATTGATATAAGTCCCATAGGTGCCAAGCCATTATTTACACTCTTCAATTCAAAAAAGAAGTCTGGCTGTTCACCGAAGGCTTTAAATTCAAAACCGACTTGCGTCACATGGCCCACGGGTTTAGTCAAAAAATAAGCGGCATCATACCAAGACCGCAAGTCTGAACTGCCTCGGATATTGTCTGCGGCATTCTTAGACTTTGACGTCTTATTGTGATGCACAAGCATGATCGCCGTGCCACTGTCCCGCTGTAAGTGTCTCAATTTGGTAAGTATCTTACTCATTTGAGACGTGCTACCTTCGGCAGTGTTCGGAATGAGACGCACCAATGGGTCCATAATGATAAGCAATGGCCTCTCTTCAGTCACTTGCTTTCGCAATGCCTCAAAATGCTCATCGTTATCTAGTGCGAAGTTTTGCCCTGCCACGATTGACACGTTTTGTCGTAGGTCTCGCATTGAGGCTTGTTTTGCTCTGCAAATTTGCTCTAGACGTTCTTTGATAATTGCACCGCTATCCTCGCCTTGTATCATCATGACTCTGCCTTGTTTCAATACGTTATACATTCCAAAACATTTTTCACCTGTGGCAATACTGACCAACAATTCACCAGCAAGCCAAGACTTTCTCGTTTTGGGATCACCTGCCACAAGACACGTTGACGACTCTGGTAGTAGTCTCTCAATGAGCCATGATGTGTTGCCTTTATCATCTAGTTGATCAATTGATTCAAACTTAAACATTTGGCCCTTGCCTTTCTCCTATCCTTATCGGTAGGTATATTGAAAAACTTTAGCAAAATAGTCAACTATTACAATAAAAAAATGTCTACCTAGTTGAACTGAGACGTCTCAGGTAGATACATTTCATTGAGTTGATCAAGTAAAATGCTAGCGTACACCTCGGGTGTATTGATATGAGACGGTAGGTTCGTGATTAGTACCACGAACCCAGACGCCTCGAGTGTTTCAATCCAGGACATTGCCTCATCATCTAATTCATTGACAAGACGTTCTGCTGTAGCATATTGAGATTTACCTTTGATTAGTATCATTTTGACTCCAATTTTTGGTTTATTAATTCTTGCAATCCTCGTGCCGATACCATTAATGAATGAATTTCTAACATTAAGACGCCACAAACTAACGGCATATCAGATTGATTCAAGTGGCCGTGTCTCTCCATTTGAGACACTAATGCCTTGAGTTTGTTTGCTCTGTCAATCATAAACTGAACCTGTTCCATTATGAGACTCCTAGGAATTTGTAGCGTTTTGTTACGACGTGTACTGTATTAAATTGAGACGTGTTGACTATTTCTCCAGTCTCGACGTTCAATAGTTCAAAACTTGAGTCTGAAATCAGTACCTCAGTGACGTCTTGACTTAGTCGGTAGCATCCTATCTTTTTGCCCTCTGAGTACTTGCGGACCCATGCGGTAGCATCGGCGAAAGTGTCAAGCGGTGTCGATAAGTCTCGACCGTTTTGCGTGACCATGTACCAAGACCGTTGACCAAGGGTATGTCTTAAAATGAAACACTTATCCATTTGACACCTTCTTGTTTCGTTTTGATACAGGTAGGTTTCGAGACTCTTTCAAGGCTTGCTGCGCATCTTGAATCATGCTTTCGACTGCGGTCAATGTAACTTTTGCGCCGTGAGCCTTAACAACGGCTAGCAAAACTTGTGCCAAATTCATTATTAACACCGTGTCCTCATTGAAGACAGGATTAGGTTGTTTCAATTTGATAACTTTCGCATTCTGTTCCATTTTGATACTCCTTTGTTTAGTGTTCGTTTTTCTTATCGGACGATTGAGTCAAAAACTTAAGAACTATTTTTGTCTCAAATTAGCACGCTCCCCAGCCAGCAAGCATCGTCTCAAATTGAGACTCTTTTTTGATTGCTTTTTCACGTTCAATTTTTATTTTTGCGTCAAGTTTTGCCTTGACCGTTGCAATTTTTGTCTTGAGGCTTGCAATCCTTTTTTGCAAGCCTTGCGGTCTCAAGTCACCTTGACAGACTGGACATTTTGCGGACTGATAGACTTTCAAGGCAAGCAATCGAGACTTGCAAGCGCCGCAAGTGTGAAAGGCTTTCGACCGTGTCAACGGCTTGCTTTCAAGGTCACGCAATTGCGTCGATAGCGCCTTGACTCGGTCTTGCAATTTTGACAGTGACTTGCTTTCGATAGTCACCTCACAAAAATAAACAGCCACAACGGTGTCCCATTTTGAGGCATTTTTCAAACAAAAATCATGTGCCTCATTATAAGACGTAAAGACTTGATCAAGTCTATAGTCTACTTTTGAGACAGTTTGAAAGTCGCCGCTATAACCGTCTTGATGTCCATTTTCGAGACGGTCTTGATCTTGTTTTGACTTAAATAGATCATAAATCTCATTTCGAGACAACTTTCCTTTTCTAGTTGTCTCAATATTACACGCTCCCATTTGACACGCTCCTTTTTGATACGTTGTTTAGTAGACGTCACGAAAAAGGCCCCATCTCAAAATGAGACAGGGCCACAAAGGATTACACCGCCTCATCCTGAGACGTTTTTCGGACATTTGGTTGTATTGAATTGGGAATCTGTATTCTTTTGAGACCAGTTATTTTGCGTGCCAAAATGAGACCATCATTCCAGTCGTCTTGACGTCCGTCGCTTGCGACGTCGATAAGATCACCTAGACGATGTTTCAAAATGATAAGGCAAGCGGTCACGACTGTATCATACGGATACATATTCGTTTTGCAAAAATCTGACTCATTTTGAGACAAGTGCTCTCGCATAACGAAGTCCTCACATGAGCCGACTCGTTCTGAGCCATTCACTTTGAGACCACCATAGAGTTTTGGCTCACAATGAGCCGAAAATCCAGCGAGACCGCCAAACGTCTCAGAATAATACCGTATCGTTTTGGCACATTCATAAATCGCTTTTTGATACGCTGCCTCAGATTGAGTCGCTTTGCCTTTCGGCGCTTTTTTGAAAGTCCAGTAATGCGTATATCCCATTTTGATACTCCTTTGTTTTGAGACCGTCGTCTTGACAAGTCTCGGTTTTGTTTTGCTGTCTTATCTCTTATCGGTCACTTTTTTAAAAACTTGAGGCTTTCAGTCAACTTTTTTAAAAAATCACGCCGCTTTAAATTGATTCAATATGTCCCAATCTGAGACAGTTTCATTGGTATCGTCCCAAACTAAGACAGTACGTCCAGCGTGACCGTGCAATAGGATAGCGTCAACCCATGTCTCAAATTGAGTCACTGAATTGATCTTGCGAGTCGAGCCGTCCGCAAGTTTTGCGTCAACGGTCCAGCGGACTTGCGTCAAGCCTTGCGCATTGACTTGACCGCTTGCAACGTGTCCAGTGCCCGACGTGCCTGTCAAGTCTTGCAATCGTATCAACTTAAATGTTCTCATTTTGAGACTCCTTTGTTTACGTCTTGCGTCAATATTGACAGACGACGTCAAAACAGTCAAGTAAAAAATACAGTCTCATTTTGAGACTAAAGACCGTACCATGTCAAACTGAGACGGTCTTGATTTTCATTCAATCGGTCAAGTTCAAGGTCTGTCAAGTCTTGCAACGTGTCAAGATAGCTTGCGGACTGGACAAAAAAGCCGTCGCCGTCCAGTGACTCGACGCAAGCCTCAATTTTTCGACCGTCAACGGTCAAAACAAGATCTTTTTTGCGTTGTCTCATATTAAGCCACCTTATCCCACGTCGTGTTTTGATAGTTTTTTGCGCCGTGATAGACTAGACCGATTTTGTTTTGCTTGCCTTGCGCCGCTATCAAGTCGTCTTGCGTGCTGTCAACGTAGCCAGCCGCTTGCAATGCCTCTAGACTTTCAAACACTTTCGAGTGAAAGTCTGTCTCAATTTGAATCAAGTCGTCTTGTTTGCCACCGAAGGAAAAAATGACTCGGAATGAGACAGGCAAGTTTTTATAGGACTGTATCATTTTGACCATTTTTGAATAGGCATAAAATGAGACACGTTTTTCTGTCTCAAAATGGCGCATGATTGCAATCCATTTTTCAAAATATTCAAGGCTGTAAAAATCACCCGCATCATGAATTCTCACTTTGAGATTTTCAACGCTTCTCTTTTTGAGCCATGTCTCAATTTCGGAAATCATTGCAGGGACAAAATTCTCACTTTGAGACAGTTCAAGTTTTGCATTATGAGCCGATACGGACGACTTGAAACGATACGTTCCAGATCGAGCGTAGCATCCTGAGACGCATGCGCTTGCCATTGGGCACGTCTTGAAACCTGTCTCAGATTGAAACGCTGGCAAGGTCCAGTTAACGACCGTTGTCCCACTTTGAGACGACTTTTTCATTTTTGCATTTTGAGTTAACAATATCATTTTGATACTCCTTTGTTTTGCAAGCCGTCTTGACTTGCTTGACTATCTTATCGGTCACTTTTTTAAAAACTTGAGGCCTTTTTTGCAAAAAAATAAAAAAAGAGGCCGTATCAGATTGATACAGCCCCTATTCGTCTCAAATTAAGCCGCTTTGATCAATTGAGTCGCAGCGTCCCATATTGAGGCGTTCAAGTCGATAGCTTTCACGCTTTCAGTCTTGATTTTGCGTGCTGTCATGTTGCGGACGTTTTGCACGCCGTTCTCATCTTGAGACACTGTTTGGTATCTCAATCCGAAACGAATAATGTTCTCTTGTATCACATTGAGACAACTAAACAAGTCATTTTTTGCGTCGTCTTGACGTCGGACTTTCAGCAAGTCCGCAATCTCAATCTTGACAACGTTGTCAATGCCTTGCAATCGGATTGACGCAACGTCTTGCGCAAGCTTGATCAACTCACTCGGTGACACGTCACGGGCTTGCATCATTTTGACCGTATCAACTAAAGACTCACGTTGAGCAACTAGTCTCGGAATGAGACTGTCAAGTTCTTGATACGGATTGCCTAAGTGTTTCACTTTGATTGTCTCAAAATGAGTCCCAACGTTCAATTGGTTGGCGCAAGTCCCACGGAAAAGACCTAAAACGCCTTGAAGTGAGCCGTATAAATGTGGGACTTTAAAAATGATGTCAAAACCGAGGCCGTCAATTGCAAAACCGTCTCTTGATCGGTATCTTGCAACGGTCGTTTGAAAGTCTTGACGGTCTGGACTTTTTGCCTTGCCTGTCTTAAGATGAACTAGGTCAAAACCGTGACTGTCTAGGACTTCAGCTATCAATGCGGGCTTGATAGCTTGAAAGCGGTCTGATTTTGAAACGTGTTTTTGATCTTGCACGAAGCTAGTTGAAACTGTGTTATTTTGAGACATTTTGCACTTCCTTTGTTTTAACGGTCGCATCATTGCGCCGTCGATAGTTAACTTATCGGTGACTTTTTAAAAAACTTGAGGCCTTTTTTAAAAAAAACTTATCTTTTTTGCATCGACTCGACAACTGTCTTAATTTGAGCCGTTGTCGGTATTGACACCATCAAGCACGCCGCCCCATAAAGATACAGTCCTAAAATGAGACTAAAAGCTATTAACTGTTTCATATTGAGATTCTCCTATTGTTTAGTATTTAAGTCAAGTATATTCTCATCTTGAGACGAAAAAGACTCGACCGCTAAGTATCCCAATATGAGACACCAAGCTGTTGTGTATCCATTTGAGCCGAAAGTCAAGTAAACAAAAATAAGCAATGAAAACTGTTTCATATTGATACGCCCCTTTTTATTCAAAATCAGATAAGTCAAAACCCATTGAGTCAACGGCTTGCAAGACAGGCGTCTCAAAATGAGACTCATATAGACTTATCAAGTCTTGACCTAGGTCTTGCACGGCTTGACTTTTTGACGCTTGCATTGCACGCAAGGCTTTCGACTTATAACTCATGTCACCACCCATGCAACGGTCAAGCTGTCTCAAAGTGAGATGCTCAACGATTTCTGTCCAGATTTGAGACATTTGAGCTTGAACTTGACGATTTTTGTCTTGTCTCATATTAAGCCGCCTTTCTCAAAACGATACATACGGTTGGATTGTTCTCAAATTGAGCCTGTTGCTTTTTGATACGTTTTGGCTTGCTTGCGCCCTCGGCGTGTCCAGCCTTAAGTTTTGTCAAAATCACGTTTTTTTGTCCAGCTATCAGTTTAGGTTGTCTCATTTTGAAGCCTTTCGTTTCGGGTTGATACTTAACTATCTTGCACGCCGCATGCCAACGTAAACACCTGAATTCACTTAAGTCTCAATCTGAGAAAGCGTCGATCTTTTAGTCAATCCAGCCCCTAAACCCTAAACCCCAGCAAAACCCACTACTTAAGGCCTGTCAATCTTATATACAAGAGTGACAGTTTTTGTCAAGTATCTCATATTGGTACACTGCCACGTTTTCACCTATATATAGAAAAACAACATAATCCCATAGTGAGACATATACACTTATTAAGGTCTATCTAGTCAAGGTCAAGTCTAGACCTAGGTCAACGGATAGCGTGACGATAGGTCAAGGCCTTGAGATAGTATTGCGGCAAGGTCAACGGATAGCAAGACAGAAAGGATTGAAATCTCAATATGAGACATGAATGGGTGTGAGTGTGTTGGAATGAGACAATCAGCGGATAGCAAGACAGACGACCGTTGTCAAGCGTCAAAAAACTATCTAGTCGAGCGCAAAGCGTTTCAATTTGAGAATCTATGCGAAAATAAAAAAGAAAAAAGAAAGCGTCTCAAAATGAGACTCTGACGATAATGTATATTATCATCACGTTTCAAAATGAGAATCCTCAATGAATACGGGGGGATAGCTGCGTTGCAGTGCCGAGGCCCTATGCTTGTGCCTAGTAGTCTCTCACAATTTTTTTAGCATTATATTAGTTGACGCACTGCGTTAAGCCTACAGTTTGCCAGACAGTTGATTTCCAGAAACGAAAATCCTGATTGAAAATTTTATTTTTTGAGTGTGTAATAAGTTCTTGATTAGATTGCTAGTTTTTGTATTTTTTACACTTATAAATGACGCATTGCATCTAAAAGTTAGTTTTGCTTCTACCTGTCCGGTTCAGTGTCGTTTCCAGACAGCTTAGGGTCATCCCAGGGAAACTTACAGGACTTCTTGTGCATGTCGGACGTATTGTTTGACGCACTGCATCTGAGGCTTTCTCGACGGTTTCACGAACCATATAATGAGCTACGATGATACTCAATCCTCCGACAACAATTGTCAAGCCGACTCCCCATGCAACGGCACATGCGATAGAATCAGCCACACTGTGAAATTTTTTCATTTCCTACCGCCTAGGCAGATCTTGTCTCTAGTCATCGTCAAAGTCAGAAATTCTCCGGTACTTGGTCGAAAAATCATAAGTCGTACAATAGTCCCAGGTTCTCCCCTAATTTCGGGTCCGGTCTGAGAATCTACAGATTTTATGACATCTCCAATGCGCAACCCAGCTTTATCCGCTGGATAGCCTTTTGCAACTTCGTCTACTGTATCAGTCAGGAAATCTTGTTGTATCCCAACCCCACCGTACCAACGGTCATCTTGGCATTCTGTCAACCCTTCGACTTTTTCTTTTTTAAGCTTTTCGATTGTCGCCTCATCTTCTTGAGGTTCTGGAGGTTCAACCATTTCCACTTCTATGACTTTTGGCAGAATATCTTGAAAAGTCTCTTTAGACCCAGCCCTCTGCCCTATACCTTCTCCAGACTTACCTTGTTTTTCTTCAGATGGAATATAAAGCACAACGGCTAGCAAGACAGCTAGGTGTAAAAGTAAACTTGTCACAAAAGGTAAGTATTTTTTGTAATTCATTAATCCTCAACTAAAATACAATTGCAGGGCTTTTGCACAGGCTTCGGCCTGACTCTCAGTCAAAAACCTATCGTAGATTTCTTCACCAAGCAGTACAAACCAAGCACCTTGCTTCTGGACAGTGGATTTTCGTAACTGTTCGAAACTTAGAGCTTTTTGGTGAACAACTCTAATCATTAAACCGCCCCGCTATCTCTGTCATCATCCCAGAAAGGTTTTACTTTCTCATTTTTAAACCCTTTACCAGGATTTACAACTTCCACTAATTCTACCCGTACCTTAACGACTCCGCAACTCTCAACGCAACGACGTTCACGTCGCAAGTCTTCGACACTGCAATAGACTTCAGTTCCGCCAAGAGCTTCTCCAATTTCCCAATCCCAATCGGTCTGGCACATATAGCCGTATTTGTCGCTCATTCAAACAAATCCTTTTTGTAATTTTTACTCGCATCTTTACCAAGATCAACTTTCAGTAGTCCTGGAGTAGTATCCTTCTCTTTGCACTCCCACGAACAAAAGTGCACAACACTCCCCTTCTTCGTGTGCCGCTCATACGGCGCACACTCAGTCGAGATTAGTTTCCGACAAATGTCACAAATCGTACCGCCCAGCTTTTTCACAACTCATACCCCGTGAAAACTTGACAATTACATTTGTACACCACTAAATAATGGTCTAAAACATAATCTACAATACGAATTTCAATAATTTGGGCATTGTAGTTTCCCAGTACAGATACGACACCTGATAGGTTTGATTGATAAAACGTAAAACTATAAGTTGTCATTACATTCTCCCTTCATAATTTTGCCTGCTGATTCGAGTGCTGATTCTAATATGCCAGAAACAGTAACCGCACATAGCTCATCCTCAACTCTAATTGCTTCCTTGATTCCATCCCGCAGCACTTCATTCGCAGCTCGAAGTTTCTCGATTATATCCAGCATATTAATGCTAGTAGTTATTGGTGATTCGGCTTTTAGTTCAGCTATCTCAGCCTCAAGTTGCTCGATTCTTTTTTGCCCAAGTTTTAACTCGTCTTCGTGAATATACGTTCCTAGTTTATAGTCAGCTTTATTCATTCCGCACCAACCTTCTTTCTTCACAAGACATATAGTCTCCGACTGTACATGAATTTCCCCATTCTATTAGTTTCACGCTGCCATTAACTTTTTTTGCTTTTTTCTTGGCCCAAAATAATGACTTATAATACGCCAGATTGATAATGTTTGATTTTTTGGTGGTCCACTCAACTACGAACTTCACTCCGCCCTCCATTTACCTTTAGGGCAACTCGCCCATTTAACTCTCACCTTCACTTCTATGAAACATTTACACGCACCACAGCGTATTCCTACCTTCGCAGGGCATTTCCCACATATCTCTAAACGTTTCATTACATAATCTTTCACTACTGTGATTCCTTCTTTAGTTCCTGTTCACTATATAATAGTTGATTCAATCTGTCAACTTCTTTTCTGAGTCTCTCTATTTCGGTTTCATAGTAAAGAGTGTGATCTACCCGTTTTACAATAAATGTCGCAGTCATGTTACTGCCACCTTGCCAGGCTGTCTTCGAGGCTTGGCCGAGAGACAGGTCTCGGTAATCGGGGAAGATGAGGTGCCATTCATCGGGTGCTAGGTTCGGGTCAGCCGTTATTTCAAATGCTTTTTTGTAATCGGCGATTTGCTGTGGACTCATGAACATTTCGGGTTGGGACATTGGTTTAATGGGTTGACCGCCGATAGTAACGACGGCGTCAGAACTCTTTAATACTTTCGGTTCTACCTCTGGTAGTGGAAGATGGCCGAATGAGTCTTGTGCTCGCTTCTGGACAGAAATCTGTTCAGTCGCCTTGCGCTCATAGCTCTCTACCACAGGGCATGTAATTTTTACCTCATCTGCAATATGTTGCATCTGGGAAAAATCGGGCGACCCCTTCGGGGTAAGAATAAGTTCAAATCTAGAAGAAGCATACGTCGCACATTGACCTTCATCATCGACAACCGTGAACCACTTCGCATCTTTATCAGGTTCGCCGACAATCGTATAGATTCGATCTTTAGTTAGGTTGCCGATGGGAGAAATGCACTTAGCCTGTTTCATAGATGCTCCCTTTCATTCAAAAGAATATCTAACTGATGTTTTCCTTGAATAACAAAATTTATCTCGTAATAAGAATGTTCTTTTATGAAAACTTTTTGATGAAGTTCTGGATATTCCGAAAATTCCCAAGAATCAATTTCGGGTATCATCTTTCTCAAGGCCTCTAAAGCCGCTTCCTTAGATGAAAAATAGCCGTGAAATTTTTCTTCTGCTTTGCTTTTGTATCTGGTTGGAACTCTCGTTTGTTTTAAAGTCCACAGTCTCATACCAGCACTACATCTTTCACTTCAGGATAGTGCTCAATCAGGAAAGGTCTGATACCTTCACTGAAAGTTCGGGCTTTACCTGGACAGCCTTGACATTGGCCATTCATTGAAACTTTTACAATACCATCTTCAAAACTCTGAAACGTACAACAGCCGCCATGACCTTCTAGGCTGGGGTTAATCACTTCTTCAATTACTGTCTTGATTTCGTCGGCTTTACTCATTTCAGCCTCACACGATATTCAGCACAAACAGTCTCTTTAAATAATTTGTCAGTGCAGGGCGGAGAATTATCTTGATAAGCAGGATTCAATGGACTGATTGGACTCAGCGGATTTGCAGGATTCATAAACCAATCATCTGCTTGAGCTTTTGGTATAAGCAACTCCCACAAACTTACGCACCGTTTGACCAAGACTTCTTTTGTTTGCACGCATGAAATATCATATTTCCTGGTATCAAAACTTTTGTCATAATTAGTACATCCTGTTGCAAGAAGTAGCAAAATGCTACAAATTACCTTTTTCATTGAAAACTCCTAATCGCCATAACACCATCTTGAGTTACTTTCGTATCTTCATCAATTAGCCCTAATGAGTACAACTTGTACCACGCCATGCCAAAACAAAAAAATGCCTCTGGTGGGGCACTTGCAGATTGAATTAAAAGATCAATATCAGATGTTCTTAAATCTTCTAATTTGTACTCTTTCTTCTTTTTCTTTTTTAAGACGGTCTTAGTCATATACCTACCTTATAATAGTTGATAAAAAATGTCAATTATCATTGTTCTAATAAATAATAAGAATTTTCAGTTTCGATTTTAAAACCGTTCGATACCTTCTTACAACTTATAACCGGACTAGTTTTAAACCAATCTCGAAGACCAGTTACAAAAATTGCAGCAAAGTCTTCATTTCCAATCAAGCAAACAGCACCTTTGCAAACAGTGTACATATCTGGATAACCTCTAGGCGAAGGATTCTTAGATCCAAGTTTCTTTAGAGTGTAATAGCCAGAATAGTCAATTTCTTGTAGACCGACCTTAGCAGCATTCGCTTTAATTGCTTTAGCTAGTTCTGGACGTTCTTGTTCGATCATTTCATGAATTTTCATCGGAGTCCTCCTGTTCAAGTTTGATCTTAGTGAGCATTTGCGCATCTGTCAATTCTTTTCTGCAAAACTCTAAAAGTTCTCGTTCTGAGACAGGTTTCCAATCCCACACGTCAACTCCGAGGTTAATCTGTGGAATAAAGCGTTTTTGCTCTTCACTCCAAAACATTCTAGATTTCCAAGCATTATGGACGTGCCCATGCAATAGCACCTGACAAAGCTCCGAAGGTTTAGGTCGTAGTTGTTGGTATCTAGGCGTGTATTCAAAATTTCCATGATCTTCTTGAAAAGGAAAATGGCAAATTTGTGCTGCTACTTTATTCTCATCCATAATGTCGATTGCTGGTTTTTCTTCAGCTTCAGAAAGAATCAATGAGTAATACTCAGGACAGATAACAAATCCCATATCTTCATAGCGTTTATAGGAATTGGCTTTCTTTTCAGCTTTATTTTTGTGCATGACGCTGTGACATTTGTCATGATTACCAGGAATCAAGAACCATCTTCCGTTGAGATACTTACGCATCTCGGCACCCTGATAACTTAGACTAAAGTCACCAAAACAAAAAACTTCGTCTTCAGGTTTGACTAAAGCATTGAAGTTGTCAACAATGCCTTTATTCATCTCCTCTACGCTACTCCAAGGTCTGCCTGAGTATTGAATTATGTTTCTGTGCCAGAAGTGGATGTCACTTGTAAACCATCGCATAAATGTTTCCTTTTATAAGATTTTCTAATTCGAGCAGATTCTTTACCGTGATCAGAATGTGACATAATAGTCAAATTGCCCTTTGTATTATTAAGAGTGTCATGGTCTTCGTGATTCACATCTAATTGAGGATCAGTTACACCTTTGACCAAACGGTGTAAATAAATCGTTCTGCCACCTGGAGCCCTTGCAACAACTCGCTCATATACATAAGAAGAATAGCTGCCATCTTTCTTTAGGACAAATTTTTTATGAAGAAGCCAGTTGAAGCCACGAACTTTATCAAAGTCTTCGGCATCAATAGTTGCATATTTGCCTTTTCCATATTTACCGCCAAGTGGTATTTGCATGGTTCTCATAATTACCCCTCAATCTCAAAAGATTCAATTTCTTCATATTCTTCTGGTTCGCACTCTTCAGCCAGCAAACCTTTAACTTTTCGCAAACGTTCAACAACTCGCTTGAAAGGTTCGCCAATTAAATAGCAAGACTGAATAACCTCTTTCAAATCGTCAATCGAGAAGTTTCGAGTATTCTTTGCCCACATATCCAAATCAGCAAAATCTTTCCCAAGTTTGCTAATTAGATAATGACGACGAGCTTTGATAGAAGGTAGCAAAACCTCTACAGTTTGACTAAAACGTCCAGGACGTAAAAAGCGTGCTGGAATTTTATGCAGATAGTTTGTAGTTCCTAATACGATTGTGTTTGGTCTTTGCATTTGACCATCTAGAAATACCAGCAATTGATGCTCAGAACGCTCAATCATTTCATCAACTTCTTCTAAAATCAAAACCAACAGCGTGTCTGGGTTAGTATCTTTAAACCAGTTCAAAATAACTTCCAACAACAAAACACCATCTACATTTCCTGTAGCAGTTTTGCGATCCACAAATAAACACACTGCGTTTTGGTTCTTAACAGCAGAAGAAGCCAAACGGTTAACCAAGATAGTTTTTCCTGCTCCTGGCACTCCGTGCATCAAAAGATTACGTTTATAAAGAAATCCCATCTTTTCGTAACCAGTTCGTACTTCTGGCAATAGAAAACGCCCCATAGTTCTAAGCACTTCTTGATACTCTTCACTAGGTAGATCTAGAATCTGATCGTGAATCAGTTCAGTCTCATATAAATATGCACGTTTCATATTGTGGTCAAAGTCTAACCTGTAAACTCCAGCCTCAATCTTTTCCTGACGGTTTGTCGCTTTGTGCAATACAAAGTATTTATCGTTTTCTCTTGAATAGCCATCGTAGCTTAGTTCTCTTGTTTTCATTTTTTTCCTTTCAATGTCGTGTCGCTATATACTCATATTTCAATACTTGATTTAAAAAGTCAATATTTATTTACTATCAGTCGATTTTAATTTAATAACGTTTCACAATGGGACGAGCGAGTTCCGCAAGTTCTGGATTTCCATCTGGTGCTCGGTGATACCAAGCGAGGGCACCCATAATATTGTCAGTCTCACCTAGAACAGTGTTTCCATACGTCTTACCTCGTAGAGTTTTGTAAATTTTACGAGCTAACCATGAAAGCGGAGTTTGGTAAACGTGTTGAGATACCATAAGAACGTTGTTCATATTGTCATCGTCAACATCATCCAGACCAGGCATACGAAACTGTAAAGTGCCATCTTTGTTGATAGGCGCACCTACTTTAAATAGTGCTGATAAAACTAAGAAGACGTCGCCTAAAATTATGAACGGAATGGCTATTGGAAAATACCAAGTATTGACAAAACCTCTAGCAAAAACTCCCCACAAATCAAAATTCAAAAAGTCTGGAGTTTTAGGTTTAACCGTCTCTTTTCGTGGATCAACCCAGTTAGGGTAAATGTTTTGTGCAAACATATAACGCTTAAGGCATTCTTTTAGAAGCGTCAAAAGCTTACTTCTATACTCTTTGCCAATGTCTCCAGATCGAGATGCTAAAAAAGCTAAATAACAAATCACAGGCGTTAATTGATCACGAGAGCAATTTCTGGGATCTGACCCCCAAAACTCTGGATCACAGTGGCGTCTATAAATGCCAGGAGAAGCTTGCAGCAAAGTTTCCACTTCTTGCATAGAAGCTAATTGTGAAAACACTGGATTCTTTACTATATCTGGGATTGGTTGTTTGTCCTCAATGACAATTTTAAAATTCAAAAGCATCCTTAGACCCATAGTAAACATTCGATGACAAGTATCTCCGCCATCACCACCAGATCTAATTAATTTAAAATTATCTATATTCATACCGGAAACCCTGCCTTTCGTAATTCTGCTCTTTCATATTGCTGAATTGCAGCCATATAATAATGTTCCCAGTCTGTGTATTTGACTAAATCATGTCGCAATAACAAACGAAACATTGGTTCTGCTTGCTCGAATGCAAATCTATTTGGATCGCTTACGTTTGGCCAATTTAGACTTTTTAGATGCGCTAACATTATTTCTTTTATTTTCGCTTTGGTCTTTTGATCCATCTTGCACCTTTACCATTTCTGTAGCTAGAATGACATTTATAACTTGTTCAGTTGTGACGTCTGCCAGTTCTGCAATCTTATTTAATTTCTCTAAGGTCACAAGATTTAGAAAAATTTCTATTTCTACTTTTTTCATTTAACCTCTGTAGGATCGTATCCATAATCGACTAAAATTTCTGAGCCAGCTTTTATTTTCTTAATCGCTGTAACTTTTACAACAGGCAATCCTCGTCGATCAACCATAGTATCAAAATCTGCGTTTGGTCTAGTATCGGAATGATTCATTAAGGAAGCTAGTCCCAAAGCTATGCCACTTTGAAAATCTTGATCAGGAAAAGAAAAATCATACCTTCGCAAAGTTAGACTTCCATTTCTATCTGCCTCAGTTATCAGTAACAGATGATTTGTAATAAACGTGACACCCTTTTCAATATCTTTAGTAGTATACACGCCTCTGCCGTATTTATTTTTCTTTACTTGTAACATTAAAAATCCTTTCAATAGCTACTTTCACTCGCTGCAAAATAGAAATAGATTCTTCATTAAAAGAAATCACATTACCGTCAATTGTCACATCGCAATTTATGAGCAATTGTCCAAATCGTTGATCTGGATATAGTTCGTTGATTGCGGCAAGTCTAGAGATAATATCTCTATTTATATCCTGTCTAGATTTCATGTGTTACCTACAATTCTAGGACCTTGTCCTATATAAAGAACTCCACCATTCTCATCACAAATCCAAAAACGTTGTCCTGGGCTTGCAAACATTTTTGCCACTTCTACAGCTTCTTCCTGTGAGGTGAAATAGTTATTCTCGTGTCTGGCTTTTGCAGAATCAAAATTCTCACCCATCCAAACTATATACAACTTCATCCCCAAGACCTCGTGTAACAAGCTATCACTCGCATTTCTCCAGAATCTCTATAAATTTTTACATTTAGCGAATAATGCACATGCAATACTTTGTCTACTCCTGTTAAAACAAGCCAGATTGCTTCTTCGGAATTTTGGTAAGCGCCAGTGTTTATTTCCATCTCTACAGGTTTCATACGCTCTGTTGCTAATTTTCTACCTAGCTTTTTGTTAAAAGGGTCCTTGTAATGGCATAAAGCAGCGCCAATGTTTACAGATATTTTTGGAATTGATAAGCAAGATCTTGTATATTGCTTTCGCAACTCTTGTAAAATCTCTAAAACATGCGGCTTTTCGAGAACCACAGTAGACCGAGTTCCTTTGTTGTATTTAGGAAACTCTTCTACTTCCATGTTATGACGTATTAGGATGTTCATCGTCCTCTCACTTTCACCGTTAAAATTACGGCATCACTGTTTACAGAACAAGGATCAACTGAATAACCTTGCTCTAAAAGAACTTCTTTATTTGGGTGCTGCTGTCCAACAAGAAATTTGACGGCTTGTTGAGTGTCGTACAAGTTGTACGCATTTTTAACGTCCATTAAATCTCGAGTCGAAATACGCATTTGAATTGTTTCAACTTGCGCTTGCATTCTTATTACCTTTTGTTAAAAGCTGTAGAACGTTTTTCCAATAGGCAGCAGATTCATTGGGTGCTACAGGGGTGCCTGTGTTGTCTTTAAAAGATGATACCGTCAATGGTTCTACAATTCGCTTAGCTTTCTCAAGCCCATGAGAGCGAAGTAAGCCATCTGCCATTTTAGATGGTTTCAAAGCTTTTGCATCACTGCGAGTATGCTTAGTGTCCTTTTTAAGAGAAAAGTCATACGGATGCGGTCCTTTTTGTTCTGTATCTTTTTTTGATTTCATTTTATGCTCCTACCGTTTCAATACCAAGTTCTTTTCTAATTACACGACTTACATGTGATCTAGAAATTTTTCTTCGAAAACGTCGTGCAATTTTTGCAACAGAATACCCTTCACAAAACAATCCAACCATAGTATCTATTTGTTTCTGTGATAGACGTTTAGTAACTCCTCGAGTAAGTTGCTTTGGCAATACAGCTCTAAGATTCTTCATAGAATCATCTAGGCTAGTACCATTTTTTCGCAACATTACATATTTTTGTAATTCTTGAGCGGCAGTAGAAGTATCAAAACCATACAACTCTACTAGAATTTTTGCAGCAACCGCACGAGCAGTCACTATTTTTGTACCTTTGTATGAAACGACATTATAGCCATGACGCTCAGTTCCAACTTCTGCATATTTTCCATCAGATCGAAGTTTTTTAATAACTCCATTCTTTTGGATTTTATAGCGACGGTCTGTCGCAAGTTGTACGGCCAGTTTATTATTTGTTGCTTTTGAAGTAGACATTTTCCCTCCTATGTTACTTCTGTTAATTAATCTTCAATTTCAAATGTTTTCTTTTTTGGTGTAGCAAAATTAAACTTTTCTTCAGATGGCAAAGAAGAACGCATTTTTTCATTCTTCGCTTTCACATAAATGGCTTCTTTAGTGAAGTTATTAAAACTTTTTAGTTTGAAAACTTCCACTTTAAAAACGCCATCACTATCTGGAGTTTTGCCAACTTTTCTGTAAAACTTAGGTGGCGATTCGTAGTTCAACTCAAACTCAGTCTCTTGTACACCTTTAACTTTAATCATTTTGTTGCTCCTGATTCTGTTGTACCTTGTGAGGGGTATGTATGTCAAATGTTTTTATAAAAAAATTTTCTGGTGTCTCAAGTTGAAGCAGTACATCTGACATGGCCGTGCTATAGCCCTTATCAAAACCAGAATGCCATCCTAAGAGAAGTACATTGACTAGTATCAAAATGAGAACTAAAGACCAAAGAGCTTTTCTAAGTAATTCCATTGTGGTATCCTTTTCTCATGATGTTATCTCCGTTGATAGTAGCAGTATGTTTAACTTCCGGTCCAACGTATGATGTGGCTTGTCGCACGTCTTTAGAACAGGCGGCAGCACAAACTGGATTTGCCTCGCAAATAGAAGAACTTAAAAATAAAACAGAACATAGAGTCATACGGTACATAAACCCTTCTAAAGAAGTTGAAGTTTTTGTCGGCGGTTTAGGATACGCTGTGCAGCTCATTTCCAGAAGACAGGCGACGATAGCTTTGCCGACTGGTTTTAAAAATTCGTCTTTTAGTATGAGTGTAGGTAGCACTAGTACCTCTATTGGCTTAAACATCGGTTTCTAGCCTCTCTCCAACCAAGTTTTGCACTCTTGTAAAATTTTCATTTCATATTGTTTATCATTCAATTTTCTATTTCTTCCAGAAGGATGTGGAAGTTTAAAGAAATTTGTTACTCCATAAGCGATCAAAGCTTTAGAAGCTTCCTCTCCCAAGGCAATTATTTGAAATGAATTTAAGGTTGCGTAAATAAGATGTTGATCAAATCTAGGATCGACTCTATTGATCAATTGTATTTTAGCTTCGTTATCTAGAATAACGGCCAGCCACTTTTGTAATCTGGTATGCGAAGCCGTACCTATAAAAGCAATGGCGGAGTCTGTATTTTTACTAGATGGTTTATCTCCCACGAGAAGGAGCTTACGCATCAAACTTACCGCCGTGATCATCACCAGTATTAAAAACTTCTTCATTCCTACTATCTTGAAGTTGAGACAAGATCATATTGTGAAGATCTGTGAGTGCTTCAATAGCTCCTGCTGCTGCGATTCTATTTTGATCTGTTAAAGCTGTATTAGTTTTTACTTGATCTTTCATAGTTTGAATAGATGAAGATAATAACTGCAATAAACTTTTTGCAGATAGCATATCGGTTTCTTTTACTAAAACGTGTGTAGGACCGCTCATAAAATCTCCTATTTACCTTTTCGCATTAATTCAAGCATCTTCTCCAAAACGGAAATTGTCATAAATACGTCGTGGTCCGCAGTGTGCGCTTGCGTGGTGTCGATATTAAAATACTCTGCAACAGAAGATAAACTTCCAGATACAGAAGTTGGCATTAATCCAGCTTGAATGCAAGCTCGAGCAATAACACCAGTGTCCATAGTTCTGTAAGAAACAAATTTTTGCCAAGTTCCTTTGTTTATTAGAAATTCATACAACTTTAAAATATCAAAAGCTACGTTATGCCCAACTGGAATAAGTTTCTCACTGCCTAGTATGGAATTGCCGTTTAAAAAATTGTAAAGCTTAGTTCCAGCTTCTTTGTAAGTAATTGCTCTTTGATCGTGCAATTTTAAATCAATACCATTGATTCGAAGAGCCTCGGCAGTAACAACGTATTTACCATCTTCAGGTTTCATTTCTAAAAGTAAATTATCCAACTCATTAAAATTTTCATCCAGAACAGAAAAGTAGGCTGTCAATAAAGACGTCCCTTCAAAACCTCCAGTTTCGGTATCTAATGCTATGTACTTCATCTTTTGCCTTCTTTCTTAAAAGTTCAGCTTCATTGCTGAAGAATTTTTTATTCCATCTCGTTTTTTGTCATACGAGCCAATTGTAGTATTTACACTAGAATGTCCTGCAAAGTCAGCAACATTTCTAGGAGATTCACCATTTTCCAGTAATTGTGAAATTGCTGTGGCACGACAAGAATGTGGTGATACTTTACGAGTAACTCCTATCATTTTTGCATACCTCTTTACCAAGTGATAAATAGTAGATCCAGTTACCTGTAATAGAAATCTTTCTGAATTTTGCGGCCACAAAGGTGAATTAACCAATTGTGGCAATAGAAGTTCAGCTAATTTTGGATGTGCTGGAATCATGCGGTATTTGCCGCCTTTGCCGTCTATACGCAAAACAATTTGTCCATCCATATCTTTTATATCGCAAAATCGTAAATAAGCAATTTCTGAGCGTCTTAAACCTGCGTAAAACAAAAGAGCTAAAATTAACAAATCTCGTTCTCGTTCAACAGGAGTGGCTCGCTCTTTGACAGCTTTAAACATTTTTCGTACTTCATCATCAGTAAAAGCTTGTGTAGGCTCTGAGACAGATACTTTTGGAGATTTTACTCCGGCAAATGGGTCAATGCCCAATTTACCCTGTCCTCGTAGAAATTGACAAAAACTTCTAACGCTAGACATTTTTCTAGCTACGCTAGAAGATGTGAGGCCTTTTCGTACTAAAGTGTCTCGAAATAAGATTACAGACGGTCTATCAAGAACTCCTCCTGTGATTTCTCGGTACTGTCTTAAATCTAGCCCATAAGACCTGACAGTCTCATCTGTGCTTTGTCCTCCAATAAATTCCAGCATATCCATGTTGAAATCCACACTAACCTCATTTCAAATGTTCAATAGAAATCTCTAAGTCTTCTATACCTGTTTCCTTCTCACATTCAATATTCTGAACTTTATATCCCAAATCTTCAAGTTCTTTTTTTACAATTTCAAGACCCCAGTGCCATTCTTCTTGCATTATTACTTCACATGAAACAACACCATCATCAATCATTTTGTGTATGGCCTCAAATGCAGCATGTCGTAATTCTCTTGCTGCTAAGTTTTTTCGTGCGACTGCATTAGTTTTTGCTTTAGCTATTGCATCAGCCGCCGATATTGCTTTGACCCGTAGATTTGCCATCTTGTTGTTCCTTTCGTTTTTTAAACTCATTAAAATCTAATACTGTTGCCATAGGCTGCGCAACAATCTCGTAAAAACCATTCGCATTAGGTTTAGTAGCTAGAGTCCCAATACAGCCACATTTAGTACACTCATCTCGCCATGCAAAACAATCATCAAAATGCTCCTGTTTAACGGCTACAAACTTATGCTCACAAGTCTTCCAACTATTCATCTTGACCTCCTACATTCAAGGTATAATGCTTGAGTTAATTAGTCAAGAATTATTTTTAAAAAACCTTGTGAACGTAAATGCGCTTGTACGGCCATAACATAACAATATGTCCTAAATTGAGAATCATCTAGCTTTAAGCGTTTAGGGTCTAGATCTGTGTACAGTTTTATGGCATGGGACCTAATTGCTTCCAAATCCGTTTTTGTAAGAATTACCCTTGGGTCGTCGTGTCTAGGCTCGTCCATCCCAGTGCCTCCGCTATAGTTGGAAGTTCTTTTACCAAAATGTCTCTAATTGCTAACGCAATAGCCTGGTGTTCTTTTTGAGTTCCATTTCCGCAACGAAGATTCAAATAGTGAATCCAGGAGCGAAGGGAGCCATTCATGTAAAGTTTAGTCGTAGTCGATTGCGGCAATAGAAAGCGAGCTTGTTCTTTTGCTATACCTTTTCGTAAAGCTAAATTATAAATACGCTCGCAGTTTTCTTGAACCTCGTCTTGTCGATCTTTAAACCACTGCTTATCTTCTTCAGACATATCATCAACGGAATTTTGTCGATTTTTTGAATCTTGACGTCTAGCCTCATACGTTTCAAACGATTGCACAGCCGCATACCGTTGAGAAAATTCCTGAAAACTAAATGACCGATGTCTAAGTATCTGAGTAGCAATAGCTCTAGAAGTCTCAATTTCAAAAACCATATTTGCCATTTCAAAAATAGAGACGTGTCCATTATCTAGGCAATATTTGAGAAGTTTAGGATTCCCTGAAGTTTGGTTTGAAGGATTAGACACCCTAGCGCAATACATAACAAGTTCTTCTGGATTGTCAAAACAATTAAGTTCAGCTTCCAAAACAGGATCACAAATTTGAGTTTTTGCAATTAATCGTACTTTCATTTATTCCTCAACAATCTCATATTGCTCTTTAAGAAGTTCCGACGCCATAGCCATTGCTCCATTTCTAAACATCCAATGTTGATGACTTAGATGAGACTCTTCTCGAATGTTATGTTCTTTGCGTGTAAGCTTTTCAGCCAGATCCATGCACTTTCCTATAAATTGATCTTTAGTAATTTTCTTTTTTTCCATAAAACTCCCTTTAATCCCACCAAGATTCTTGATATTTAGCCATAATCCCAAAAAACCAACGAGTATCTCGAACTTTAATTGAATCGTCTTTACGGCACGCTTCCAAAAATTCGGCACGCTCTTCTTCTTCTTTTTCTTTCGGTACTCCTGGTCTTCCCATTCCAGTGTATTTGCGTCCAGTCTTTTCGTCAACTTTTTCGATGAACTCAAGATCACCCCACTTTGCATTGTGCAGACCGTGATGATAGAAATAATCATCTTTTCTCAATTTCTCACCTAACTTAATACATAATTTCAAACTTTGAATAGGAGCTTTTTCAGGAATATGGTGCCCTTCTTCAAAAATTGCTTTTTGCATACGCTTCATTTTGAAAACCATAACGTCTAAAAGGTAAGCGTGATCCCAGTCATAGTTATTCCAGCCAAGACGTGCCCATGCTAAGGAGCGACAAATCTGATGGTACAACCGTCGTAGTGGCCAGAGTCTATGTTTCAGTTCGTCTTTTAAATCCCACTTAGGCATTTCTTTTATCATTTTCACGTCAAACATTTGAATTCTCCCAAGATTTCATATCAATAAAGATGCCGTAAACTCTTCTATACATTTTTTGATTTTCGTCATTTCGTAATTCAGTATCGTATTGAACAAGTACAAATGGTATCTTTTGGGACTTAAAACGCTTTACCCAAAATTCTTGATCTTCCCTCTGAGTCGTAGGCTCTGACCAAAGATTAGAAGGTCTTAGTGCAATGGTTTTTAAAAGTGGTTCATTATTTGTATCTAGCACTTTTATATTTTTCATCTGTCAATTCCTCTTGTTGCTTTTGTAATCTCGTATCGCACTAAACGAGCTACCTTTCCAGGCTCACCAGAACCAATAATTCTACCGTCAACTTTTATAATAGGAGCAGTTTCGACATAAGTACCGCTAATGAAAATTTCGTCTGCTGTATAAATATCAGGTTTAGTCAAACGACGCTCAATTACTTGATAGCCTTTTTCTTGCAAAAGTTGAGCAAACCATTGACGTGTTAATCCAGATAAAATAGAACCTGTTTGAGGTGGTGTAAATACGACACCTTGTTTTACGACAAAAATATTTGCAACAGAAGCTTCAACAACATAGCCATCATTATCACAAAAAAGAACTTCATCGACACCTTCAAACTCGTGTTTGCAGTTGTGCAAAACTGCATAATTTGCAGTAGTCTTAGCTTGCATTTGATAATTTGGATAGCCTCTAGGAGTTGCTGAAATTCTCGCAGTTATTCCGTTTTCTTTATTTACTGGTTTTATAGGAAAAGCATATATGTCTAATGCAATTCGATTTGTTTGCGCTCGTACTGATTCGGCATCTTGTGTTGCATAAGCAATCGGACGAAGATATAAATCTCCACCACCAGCGGCCTCTACAACTTCTTGACAAGCCTCTATTACTTGTTCAACAGTGTATGGAATTTCTATGTTCAAAATTTTTGCTGAATTGAAGAGACGAATAATGTGCTGTTTTAATAGCCAAATCTGAGTTGTGCCATCTTCTTTTAGGTAAGAACGAATTCCTTCCCAAACCGCTGGAGCACCGTAGTGCATAACAAAATTGAAACTGTCAATTGGTGTTTTATGAGAAGAAATTGACCCATCTGCCCAGACACGAAATTGTCCTACAGGTTTAGGTTTTTGTTTTGCTGATCTAATTTTAAAACCTGCTCCCATAACTCCCCTAAAATGTGGGGGCCGTGCCTATCACTCCATTCGTCAGAATGGTTCTCCGTGGGACGATCAACTCCCTCCAACCTCAGCACGACCCCATTAAAATTTGGTTGCGGGGGTGGGACTTGAACCCACGACCTCTAGGTTATGAGCCTAGCAAGCTAACCAACTGCTCCACCCCGCTAAAATTAAATCAAATGTACGGATTAGGCGCTACCCTAATTATTCCGATGGCGTTCGGATATACATCACCCACGGACTAAATAGCTTTAGGTTGCTAATTTAACTCAGGACAACTTCTTCCACCTGGCTAAAGCTTTTTAATCGTATTGCGTGTCTCTAGCGACGGCTGTCCTGGTAACAAACCAGGGCCTATCGCAGCTTTCCACGCCGCCGTACAAAACCAGCTTGCGCTAGATTGGAAATAAAGTCAATAAAAAATTTTATATGGTAAATTTTACTAAATCCAGATTTGGCTTGAGCGGAACAATTTTCCTAAAACTAGGAATTGTTGCTGTGTTTTTTGATTGCAAACGGGTATCAGATTATTAATACTCTGATCTTATGTGTTCAGAGTATTATTTAAGTTCTGAGTATTTAGTAGTTAATGTAGTAGGACACCCCTACCCCTCAAATTAGACTATTTTTAAAACGCTTGTCAAGTCCAATGTAAATTATATAATAATGACACATTGCGTCAGAAACACGAGTGAACTTGACAACTTACACGAAAACGTTTAGATTTGAGACATGAGTAAAGTAATACATCGAGATAATTGTAAATGCAATGAGAACCCAGAGGAATGGCGTGTAAATGCCCCTGAGTATCACAATTGCTTTTTTACTTACATGCGTCATAATTCTAGACCTCATACACTGAATGAAATTAGTAAACTATTAGGAATGTCTATAGCCGCTGTCACCGCAATTGAGAAAAAAGCTTTGACTAAAGCTCAACGTCGCTTAAACGACCTCGAGAAAGTAAAAAAGCTTAAGGGCATGTGCTAATCTAGAATCTGTACCTGCATAGTCAGGTTTCAAGGGAAAATCGTGTCTGACGAAAAACTAGTAAAATCATTTCAAATTCATGTACCAGTAGAGCTTGAAAAATCAAAAGACGCTGATGGTGAAGATACTTGGGTTGTTAAAGGCATTGCCTCAACAGCCGACCAAGATCTACAAGGTGAGATAGTTGACCAAAATGGTCTGGATATAGCACCTTTAAAGGCCGGACGTGGATTGTTTAATGTCGATCATCAAAAAGGACCTGAAAACGTTATAGGTCAAATTGAAGATGCAGAGTTTGTTAAAGCTGATGGACGCAAAGTTTTGATGGTAAAAGGCTATCTTTTTAAACATCAACCTCGTGCTCAAGCGTTCTATAACATCATGAAATCAGTGAAGAAAGGCGGAGCACCTAGAGTTCACATGAGCATTGAAGGGAAGATTCTTCAACGAGATGCTGTAAATAAATCTGTTATTAGAAATGCTCGAATTGATAAGGTGGCGTTGACTTTAGACCCAGTGAACCCTTATACTTATGCAGACCTTTCAAAGTCGCTCGCTTCTGGTAATATGGATGAAATACCTGAACCTGCATATTTGACAATGGAACGAACTGAATTAGAAAAAGCTATTGAAGTTGGAGTAGCAAAAGCTATGGCAGCAGGTGCCGGATCAGCTTTAGCACCCTCAATGAGAGTAGCTGGCGAAGCGATGAGTAAAGAGTCTTTGGAGTCTAAGCTCAAGAAGATCAACAAAAAAGACAAAAAAAGTCAAAAACGAATGTTAAAATCAATCTTGCAGCGCATGTGCGAACTGCACCCTGATGAAGATCCTCGTGATCTATTTAAGGTGATCGCATCCAAGCTCAAGAGCATTGAAGGAGAATAAGATGTCTGACGCTAAGAAAAAAATGACTGAAGAAGAAATTCTAAAGTCGCTCGATGCAATCATCGACGAGACTATGGGTAAAGACGAAGTTACTGAACCTGTAGCTAAGTCTGAAGAGTCGAAAAATGAGAATAAAGAAGCTAACGGTGGAGAAGACAAAATTAAGTCTGGTTCTCCTATGACCGAAGAGCAAAAAGCCGAAGAAGCTAAAAAAGCTAAGGCTAAAAAAGAAAAAGAAGATGCCGAAAAAGAAAAGGCTATGAAAGAGAAAGAAGAAGCTGAGAAATCAGCTCAAGCTGAAGCTGACTTGAAAAAATCTGCTGATAAAGATGCAGATGACAAGAAGAATGCTAAAGAAAAAGAAGACAAAGATGCTGACGATAAAAAGAAAGCTATGGCAAAAAAGATGAAAAAGTCTATTGCTGAATTGTCAGAAGTTCTTGATGCTGACGAGCTAGAACTCGTAAAAGCATGGAGAGAAGAAAACTCTGAAGATGAAACTGAAGAGAGTTCTGTAGACATTGCTAAGTCAGTTGCACAAGCTGTCGGAGCACAATTGGAAGACATCCGTAAATCTTTCAATGAAAAATTGTCAGAAAAGGATGATATGATTAAATCGTTGAGTGCGGAAGTCAAGAAACTTTCGTCACAACCTGCTCATGGTAGACAGTCTGTTGATAGTCTTGAGACAATTGAGAAATCCGGTTCTAGCACAACTGAAATTTCTAAAGCTCAAGTTCTAGATACGATGTTAGAACTTCAAAAAGCTGGAAAAGGCATCAACAGCCATCACATTGCCGAATTTGAGGCTACTCGAAATTTGAGTAACCCACAAGTAAAAAGCCTTGTAATGGAAGCAACTAAAAAACGTTTTACAAACTAAAGATTTTCTTTAAGGAGAAATCATGAATCAAAATTATAATTTCGTAAATTTTGGCGAAGGTTTCGGAGCAACTACTTCAACTGAAGTAGGTGAACTGAACAAAGCCCTTGAAGCAGGTTCCGGTTATTCTGGCGCTCCTACTTCTCTAACTAATGGTGGAGCACTACAAGTTGAGTCTCTTGACTCTTCATTGAAGTCTGTTACCTATGAAATGAAACACCTTAAGTTGTGGCCAATGATCGACAAAGATCAAGCTTTCAACACAATCGAAGAGTACAATCGTACTGATGCTTACGGTGATCAAGGCCGTGGGTTTATCCGTGAAGGCGCTCTTCCACGCTCTGAAGATGCGAGCTACACTCGTCAAATCCAAAGAGTTCGTTTTATCGGCGTTACTCGTGAATTAACTCACGTTTACACGTTGGTTCGAAACGCTCATGGCGATGCTATCGCTCGTGAAATCAGAAACGGTACTATGCGTATCCTAGAAATCGTTGAGCGAGCACTTTATGATGGTCGTGGTCACTACGCTTCTGCGTCTGGTGTTCATGATGGATCTGATGCTGCTATCCTTGACGACGATCAAGCATGGGAAGGTATTGATAAACAAATCCGTAAAGGTAATACAGATGCTTCTGCTAAAGCTAAAGCATTCACTGGTTACGGAGTTGAAGAAGACGTAATTCGTGACATCCGTGGAGATGTTTTGGATTCTGATCTTTTAGAAGATGCTGCTCGTGTAGTCGGAGAGAATTTCGGTATTCCTTCTGTTATGTCTCTTGATACTAAGGCGCACTCTGACCTTGGTCGTCAATTCTTCCCTAAAGAGCGTGTTAACCCAATGGGTATCGCTCAAGGTAAAGCTGGTTTCGTTCTTCAGTCTTTCGTAGCTGCCGCTGGTGAATTCTCACTTATGTCTTCAGTTTTCTTGAGACCAAAACGCACTCCTGCTGCTCCTTTGGCTGGAATCGCTGCTCCTTCTGCTCCAACTTTGACACCAAACGCTTCAAATGCGTTGTCAAAATTCACTTCTGCTGATGCTGGTGCGTACACTTATCGTGCTACTGCAATCACTGATGCTGGTGAAGGCGCTGTTTCAGTTGTTTCTTCTGCTGCTTCAGTTGTAGCGGGCGGATCAATGTCAGTAGCTATCGCAGGTGTAGCGGGTGCAATTGCTTACGCAGTTTACCGTTCTCCTAAAGGTGCTTCTACTGGTCACGAGTTTATCGGTTTCGTAGCTCCTGCTGCGGTTGGTGGCAATGCTACTATGATCGACTTGAACCACAAACTTCCTGGATTGTCTCAGGCTTACTTGTTGACTAAAGATGCAGAAGTTCTGCGCTTTAAACAACTTGCTCCTTTGATGAAGATGGATTTGGCAGTAGTTGCAACAGCTTACAGATGGATGCAGCTCCTGTACGGCACGCCGATTTTGTATGCTCCTCGCAAAAATTTCCTTATTGAAAACATTGGCCGTGCGGCATAATATTCAATAAAATCAATTAGTTAAGAAGGGTAGAGAAATCTACCCTTTTTTATTGACTTTATTGGATGCAATTGTTATTCTAATTTTGGAGGTATTTTATGAGTTATGATGAAATTCTTAAACAAGAAGGTTCACTTAGAAAAGCTGCTTTAAAATTAGGACTTACAAAATCAAAACTTATGGTTTTGTGGAAAAAGGAGTTGGGACTTTGTACCGCAACCACTAGTTGTCAAAACACACCCAAACAAGGTTGTACTAGATGTGAATTGCATCTAAAATACGCAGTAGAAACGGCAGATAAAAAAAGAGCAAGTTTATATTTTAAAAAATTTAGAGAGGCCAATAAAAAATATCTGTCTAGTTATCACAAACAATGGCAAAAAGATAATAAAGAACGAGTGAACAGTAGTAATAGAAAATATGCCAAAACTGAAAAAGGTAGAGTAGTTAACAATGCCAAACACGCTTATAGAAGGGCTTTACAGAAGGCTGCCACACCTGCTTGGGTGGACAAGAAAGCTCTCAAACAAGTATATAAAAATTGCCCTAAAGGTTACCATGTTGATCACATCATACCCCTCGATAATGACTTGATTTGTGGCTTACATGTACCGTGGAATCTTCAAATTCTTTCTGCATACGAAAATGACTCTAAAGGAAATAAATGGGATGGTACATACGAAAACGAGACTTGGCGCAAGGACTTGAAAAAGGAAGTAAAGTAGTGTTATATTGAGACTAGGACTGCAATAGTTCTGTGATCGAATTCCCCTTCAGATCACTTTCCTCCTCCTTGGCCCCTGGTGTTCTGCCAGGGGTCTTTTTTTGAATAGCTAGTTGCCTTTATGCTAAACTTGAGATAGTCTGTAATCTATGAAAGAATTTAAGACCGATAATCTTGCTTTATGTCCTTTTTTGGAAATGCAGGGTTTAAAATTCTTACGCACAGAAGTCTCGTTGGGTAAATACGATAAGCCAACTGTGCTGTTTGTATTTCAAGATGACTTAGGTCAAGGACGTGATTTTCAATTGGATTTCATGCGTTCAGACTTTAAAAAGTACAGAGACTTACTCTTCTTTTTTAGAAATGAAATTGAGAAAGTAAATAGAAATTTAAACCAAAGAAGAACTTCTCCGATTGAAGAAGATCTAAAAGGTGAGGAAGAAAATGACTAACAATTTGAATTTAAAAAACAAAGCTAGAAATCCTGGCTCAATTGCAAATGACGAGCATAACGATGCCGCAGGCGCAAATCGTTCAGCAAATGGCGATATTCTTGCTATTGACAGAATAATTCCGGCATCTGAGGCGATTGTTGCAGCCAATGTTCCTGAGAGAGGAACTTTGCGTATTGCAAATACGACTTCAAGTTGGCAATTTTTATTCATAGGCGATCAAGACCAAGCCCCAGGTACATTGACGATTGCAAATTCTATGGCAGTAGCTCCGAACTCTTCTAGCATGCTTTTTACAGGCTTAGCAAGTTCTGACATGAAATCTTTAATTGTTAAAGTTTCTGACGCTGGTGTACAAGTAATCATAATGCAATCTTAATGCGAGGGTTCCAATGTCGAACAATCGCATTCGTGGGAATCAGATAAAAGATCCTCGAACCATTCGTCAGAATGAGCACGAGGATAATGCAGACGCTCGTAGAACGGTACTGGTTGATGAGAATGGAAATCTCATTAACCAAGATAATCCGCTTCATACGGACGCTGTTATAAATCTTAATTCCACAAAGCCAGGAACTCCTACCAGACTGGCGACATTGGTCACAACCGCAAATACCGAATACTCCTTAACTCTCCCTGCTAAAACTGAAATTTTTACCATATCTGTGAAAAGTAGCAAAGCTATTGTGCTACAGTATAGTTATCAAGCCGGACAGTCTGCAAGTAATTTTTTCACTGTTCGACCTGGCGTCACGAGTAAAACCGAAGGTATTTACTTAGACACACCGACTCAAATCTATTTTCAATTAAATAGAGTCGAACTCGGCGGAACTACTGTAGAAATAGAAACGTGGAGTTAATCCACAGGAGAGAGACTAAATGAAAAATCAATTAATTTTTGATACTACCGACGCTCAAAGTATCGCTGATAGCGATAGCGTAGGTGCCTTTGTAAGATCAAGTGATGGTACACTCATCACGCATAGCGTAGTTGGTTCTAAAAAAGCTTTAGACGTTGCCGCTGCCCTTTCGGACGGTTCTGGAAATGCTATTACATCAACCGCTGGCGCACTTGACGTTAATATTAAGTCGCCAATCAATGTTGCCGTAGACCTTGATGGTATTTACGATGTAACAAACAACCCAACTCCAGATAATGTTGGTATGATTGCGCACTCTCGAGGAGCTACTCCTGGTGCTGCTGATCAAGTACAGCGCACTACTGCTGCCGCAGCTAGCTCTGATGCTGTTGTTGCTGCAAACGTACATGCACTAGATGTTAACGCTTTCGGTATGGCTTTCAACGGCACTACATGGGATCGTTTGAAATCAGATGGTTCTGGCAACTTGAAAGTAAATGTTCAAGCTGGTTCTATAACTACTTCTGATGCTGCTCTAGCCAATGTAGCTGTAGCCAACGCTTCTAATACGCTTGCAGTAGCTAATACTGATCAAGCCGCAGTTGCATCGCCACTCGCTGCTCGTAAGTACCTTTTCCTTCAAAATAACGATAATACTAAAGTATTTATCGGAGCTTCTGGAGTTACTCCTGCAAATGGCTTTCCTATTGCCCCTGGTTCTGTTATCGAACTACGAGCTGGAGCTGCTGTTGCATTGAATTTTGTTGGTCAATCTGGCAAAACTCCAAACATCAGAACACTTGAACTTAGCTAATCTTTAGAGTAGACTAATAAAGTAGATACCTGTATAAGGGGAGTGTATTTACACTCCCTTTTGTTTTTGGAGGTTATATGAACGAACTAAATTTTAATGAAGAAGATAAAGCTAAGTTTATTGAATTTCTAAACGCCGTCGCAAGGCATGCAGATTTTAAGATGAACACTATTGAATTAGTCAACTATTTCAAATTGTTATCTTATATGCAACAAAAGATTTTAGCTAAGATTGACGCCAATATTTTAGAAGTGAAACAAGTGGTTGAGCCTGAAGAGAAGCCTAAAAAAGAGGCAAGAACCAAAGGTAAGGAATAATGCTACAACCTTTAGATGGCCCATCCACTCAAGATAAGATCGCCGTCACAGATACGGTTGTGGTAGAATTGAAGGCAGGCGCAAGTCCTTTAGAAGACAGACAAGTTATTACTATTCAACCACTTGACGGTAATATCAGAATTTACTTTGGCGATGGGACAACTACCCCTTCAGCCAGTACAGTGCTGCAAAAAGGATTTAAGCAAACTAAGTTAGCAAAAGAATCATACGAAGCCGGAGATAAGCAGAAAGTCTATGTGATTTCTGAATCAGGTACGACAAATGTGATTTTTGCGGAGCGATCATAAATGAGAGATGTTTTTCAACCTACAGCAGGTTCTATAGGATTCGACAATTCCAACAATGGATTTGCCGCATCTGATGTTCAAGCTGCAATTGAGGAAGCTCGTAGCACTTCTGGTGCTCAAGAACAATTTAGCCATAGCGGAATTGACCTTAATTTGATTATTCCAATTAAACGTCAAATGCTTGTTTATCAAGAAATTGAAATAGAAGCAGGTAAAACTTTGGATATTTTGGGCGAATTAGTTCTATTAGATTAGAGGAAAAATATGTCAACGATTTTATTTACAACACAAACAACTCCAGCAAGTCCTACCACAGGTAAAGTTCGTTTATTTATAGATTCTGTTGATGGTGTTTTAAAGAGTATTGATTCTTTTGGAGTTATTACACCTTACACAGGAACTTCTGATGAACACATTCAAGACGTTGTAGGTGCTTTAATTTCTGCGGCAAGCCCTAAAGTTGTCGTAACTTATAATGATTTAGGAAACGTCTTAACTATAGATATTGATGCAACGCAAATTGATCACACTCAATTGCAAAATATCGGCACAAATACACACGCACAGATTGATTCGCATATTGCTAACACTAGCAACCCGCATTCAGTAACTAAAGCCCAAGTGGGGTTAGGAAATGTTGATAATACTTCTGATGCTAATAAACCAATCAGCACTGCTACTCAAACTGCTCTGAATGCTAAAGAAAATAGCATCACAGCAGGAACTACTGCTCAATACTGGAGAGGAGATAAAACTTTTCAGACACTTGACAAAACAGCGGTTGGTCTTTCAAATGTTGATAATACTTCTGATGCTAATAAACCAATCAGCACTGCTACTCAAACTGCTCTGAATGC